AGAAACAATATAAAACTAATAAAACAATTAGAGAGTGAGCTTGGTACAACGATCAAGACACATCTTGCTAAACACTAGAAAATTATGAGTACAGTAGGAGATTTTAAAGCCCGTTTTGAAGCGGCGGTCAATCAGACCAATACAGATCAAAGAATAAACGAATCAATTGATTCACTTTTAAATGAAGGTAAGGTTAATGCAGATACTATGCAAGGAGAGGTAGACAATCCAGGTTCTCTTCATGGAAATATGGTCTTAATCAATGCACTTTCCGCAACTAAAACAGGAATCGCAGATTATAAAGAATTTGCAAAAAACTATCCAAATGGAATTCCAACAACATTTATCTTAAATTATTTTGCGTCACTGAATCCTAAAGAATCAGTAGAACTTGCAGGATATTTATATTCAGCAACGACACCAACAGACTTAAAAACAAACATGTACTCCAATAGAAATTCAGTACTTGGTAGATTATTTGACCAAAAACCAACAGGACTTGGAAAAGGAGAAGCACTTATTGCATGGTTAATTAGAGGTGCAGTAATTCAAGGTGGTGGAGAGAGTTATGATGTTATCATTAATGGAAAAGACACATTTGAGGTTAAAGATTATAGTAATGGAAATTCAGCAATCCGGGCTGGAGTAAAATCAAAAGTTAGTAACTTTGAATTTTGGAGAGAGATTAGTGATACACTATCAAGAATCGATAAACTGACAGGATATTCTGCTGGAAAACCTAAATTTGATATTAGCAAATACTTCTCTACTGAAATGACAGCTGCCTCAAATTACTTAATGGGTAGAAAGGGAACTATCATGTCAGGTGAATGTAATTTAACAGATTTTAAAAATCTTAATAAATTTTACGAAGAGGCCGCTAAAGTTGAAAATAACCTACAAGGCTATACCAATGTGATATTAAGAGGACCAAATTCGAAACCAATTGAATTAAGTATCGACCTTCTAGACCCAACTCAAGTAACTGGTGATACAATTACTTTTAATGTTGCAAAAGGAGACCAAACAGGTACCTATATCTTGGCAGAATTAAAGAGGTTAAAATATGTCAGAAATCCAAAAGACTTACAAGTAGACATGCAAAAGGCAGTTGACCAAATTCACGCAGGTCTTACATATATTGTCTTCCGTAAAAATACAATAAACATTACAACTGATTTTGTACCAGCTGCGGTTTCAACATCATCTCTATATTTCGTAGAGAGAAGTATTAAAGAGCCTACAATAGACCATAATTTGGATGACTAAGAAAGAATGGAACAATTACGTTGACACTGGTTATGTACCTCAAAAATATATAAAAGAGATAGTAACTCGAATCAAGCACAATATGATTCTCGATACTCGACATATACAGGTTTACATGACCCATAGTTCAATCATAGAGCTCTACCTAAAAATGGATAAATAGAATAAAATAAAACTAAATCATGAAAAAAATAAAACTATTTGAAGAATTCATCAATGAAGCTTCATACGTCCCAACTGACTTAAACGATGCAGATGAGTCCAGTCAACTAGACTATATTAAAAGAAATAGTAAATACGAGACAGCGCTTGACAAAATTGAAAACCCATCAGAAAAGGTTCAACTTGCTGCGGTTAAATCAAATCCACAAGAACTACAATTTATTAAAGATCCATCTGAAAAAGTACAGATAGCCGCAGTAAGTGTAGATTCTTATAAGTTTAAAAACACAACAACTCCGATAGATGCCAACTTTGATAATGCAATGCAGTATATTAAAGATCCATCCGAAAGGGTAAAGGTTGCCGCAGTTTCTAAGTTTGGTTATACGATTAAATATATTGAAAAACCTTCAGAGAGACTAAAAATGATGGCTATTGAAACTGATCCTGTATCGATTAAGTATATGAAAAATCCATCAGAAGAACTACAAATTGCAGCAGTATCACACCCAAGACCAAACGGTAGTATTATCATTAAACACATTGAGAAACCAACCCCAAAAGTACAACTAATTGCAATTCAAAAAAACCCTTACATCCTAAGCGATATTAAGAACCCAACAGATGAGGTTAAGGCCTTAGCAAAATAATAAACAGAAACCATGAAACACATTAAAGTATTTGAAGATTTCAAGGACACCAATCCTGTAAACGAGTCAATGGCATTATCTCAATATTACAGAAACTCTGACAAGGAGGTAAAAGATATTGCAAAACAAATAGATGCTATTATCAACACAGCAGATTTTGTAGTACCGTCAAGTAAAGATAAACTATTGGACCTAATCACCGACCTAACAGATGCATACCTAGCAGATATGCGTGACGAAGAATAAACCAAGCAAACTATGTGGGTAATAGTAAAAATGATAACACATCATACAGGAGTCCAGTTACCGGTAATCTTGGTCGACTCCCATTCTGAAATCATGACATTTCAAATCGAGGACGAGGCTCAAAAGATGAGAGAACTTTTTGCAGCCAATTCAGATTCTGGGCATGAATACATAGTAAAGAAATACGATACATTAAAAAGAAACTAAACTATGAAACCGGTAAAACTATTCGAAGAATTCTTAAATGAGTCCCAAAAGGAGAGCGCTGCCATACAAAAGGTAGAAGCACTTCCAAAGGGTTCCATATTTGATGATGCAAAACGAATAGACTCTATCTTCCAAATCAGCAACCGTCCCTGGAGCGAAGTAGTTCAAGCATGGGAAGAGAATCAGAAACAGGCCAAACCTAAAACTGTAAATCCTAAGGATATACAAATAACCCAAAGGAATATACAATCAAGTAAGGTACAAGAAATGATACTCCGTAAAGGACCCCTTAAAACAATTAATGTTATAGAATACCCAGAAGGAATGGTAATCCCTGATGGACACCATCGCTTAACAACAGCATGGGCACTAGGAATCACCAAACTCAAAGTCAACCTTTTAAAAGTCTAATCCAACCCAAACCCCCTACAGAGGACCCTAACAGGTCCTCTTTTTTTATGCCCTATCCCCAGGTCCGGCACGTCCGACATCCCCGTCCCCCACAATAAAAAACCGATAGAAATAAAACCATAAAACAAAAACATCCCAGACACCTTATACATCTCTATATAGATATACAGCATAATAAGGATATAAACCCCCTATAAGGAATCCTACTCCCCCTCCCCATCCCCATACCTCTCTAGTTTTTAAGCCCTCAATGGTCCCTTACACCCGTACCCGTAGGGACCAATCTCCAGTCAACCAGGTACCCAGGTTCTACCTTTCTTATTAAAATGATATATACCCACACCAAAAGCCCAGTAGGTCCTTCAATGGTCTCTCAATGTCACCTATAGGCCAAGTCAATGTTGATAATTGGGCCTTAAACCTCTCGTCGAGTTGGGTCACCCTCCGAGGCACTCCGGACCCTCTTTATACTCCCAGGGACCTCCCAGCGCTACCAAAATCAACCGTGACCATGCCCAGCTCCAGAAACCCCTTGCCCCTGAGGGGAAAGCAATTCTACCTTGCCCGGCCATTGGTACTACCAGCCGCCCCATCTACCGCTGGCTCAAACCGACCCCCGGTTATTGGTTACCATACAACCGACGCTACCGGTGCCACCCGTCCCCCTTGCCCCTGCTGCAAAAACAATCCTGATTGGGCCGGCCAACATTTTTTCATTGGAAATCTGAAACTGCCAGACCCGTAACGCACGAAATCCGGGAACACCACACTCCCGGAAGTCGCTATCTAATTAAGGCAGTAGGGTGCCAGCCGTATATTATAGTTCTACTACTGTCTTTAATTCTTCTGGTACGGCATCCTTGTCGAAACCGAATAATTTGTCGAAGGCATTACTTTCCCCAGTTAGGGCCTTTCTTTCTTCTGCTAGTACCTCGTCGTTAAATAGGTCTCTTGTATATCTCCCTTCGTCGAAGCTAACACCGTCCTGTAATTCGAAATATAGTTTTTTACCGACCTGTCCTGTACGGTTTTTAGAGAATTCCATGAATCTTCTACCGCTATTTTCAGAACCGTCCCAGTCCAACATCATCATCGCGGTCGTCATGTGTTTCAGTTTATTAGAACCTACGAAGTTACCACCTTTAGATAATTGCAGGATAGTTACGAACGTTGTATAGGTTTTTGTCGCATTACCACCTTTGTTATGCTGAGTCATTAGGTCTAGGAACCACTTTTCAGTTTTTGAACGGGTCATGTTACATTCCTCCTTGATGGTGTCGTTAACCTCTGTATAAGAGTCTGTTAATACAACGTCCCATCCTTGGTGGAGTACACCTTCTATAATCCCTTTAGGACAAGACTCTGTATAGTCAGATAGGAATAGGATAGGTAATTGTCCCCAGTGTGGGAAACGTTTAAGGTAACGGGCCATATCTATCTGGTTCATTTCAGCAGAGATGAATAGAACACGTTTTCCAGTTGCATGTAATTTACTTAGTAGTTCTAATAGCACTGTAGTTTTACCGACACCTGGAGCTCCAGCAGCCATTATATTTGTTCCAGGTAGGAAACCACCTTCAGTTGAACAAAACTGGTCGAAGATAGTTCCAGTTGGAAGGCTAGTGAATAGGGAGTCATCGATATTTAAGTCGTCCAATTTGGTTAATGTAACCTCAACTGGAGCACAAGGGTTAGAGGTTGAACCTAATGTTGAGGTCTGATAATCGTTATTATAGTCCTTATTACTTGTCCATCGCCCAGTTTCGGTAATGTTGATAACACGGTTTGCGTCTTGGTTGTCAATCCAATCGAATTTAGGGTGAGTTGGGTCAATTAGGATAGTGTTTGATTTGTCCTTAGTGTTAACTAAGATGATTAATTCTGGAGTTTGTGGGACGATGATGTAAGATTGTCTGTTCATAATGTGGTGTTTTAATTAGATATGTAAATATAATCAATAAGTTTGAAAGGGGAAAACTTTAAGTGTTAAATTTTTGTTAAAGTTTTATGCAAGTTTTTCTAATTGCATAAGTGCTTTACCCCAGATAGGAGCAATTTTCTGAGAAATTCTCTTACCATAAGCAGAGTATGCTATACCTTGGTTCCAAAGGAAATGCTCATAGTCATAACCATATTGTTCTACTGCACCTTCAGCGATCCAACGTAAGGCAGTAACCTCATCACGGGCACCCATTTGAATGGTATTCTCTATAAGAGCTTGGAAGGCTTTATCAGCTTCGAACTCAGCAGCTAATTCCTCTTCACGGTTATCAGCACAAACTTGTTCAAAACGGGCGAAATCAGCCTCCAGTTCCTCAGTTGTTAAGGCATATACATTAATAGTACGAGGACGGAAACCGTAGGCATCCTTATGGAAATCCGAATATAGGAGAATCATATTCTCTCTGTGAGACAACTCATAATTATGAGCCAATTTAGATTCGATTTCGTTTGCTTCGGTGATTTGTGATTGTGTCATCATGGTGTTTCTTTGTTTTAATTAGATATGTAAATATAATACAATTCCATGAATCCGGAAACTTTAAAGTGTTAAATTTATGTTAAAATTTCACATAAAAAAAGGGACCTTTCGGTCCCTTGGATAATATCTGTTTGGCTCTTAGTTTAATAATGAGCCATTACGTACTAATTCTCTACCTCCAAAAAGGTCTGGCATAGTATTTTCGTGGTCAAATGATTTTTTACCGAATAGGTTACCAGATTTAACCATTAAACTAGATGCATCGTAATCTTGCATATTGGTATCGATAATTCCAGCACCATGGGTTGCAAAGTGAGTAACACCATTGATAACATCCCATACAGAAGTATTAGATTTAGCATGTTTCATTTGGTTACTATTTAAGGATTCGAAACCTGCTTTATAGAATGCATTCATATTTTCAGATAATGGAATCCAGTTATCAGCACGTTCTCCAGCAAACGGTTCAATAAGGTTATGTGCAAATTGTAATTCGTTTAAGGAAGCAGGAGTGTTATGAGCAGCTCTTACACGGTCAGCAAATCCAGTAGGTGCAAAGTTATTCTTACGTAAGTTGTTCATATTTTCAAAGAACTTCTCCATAGAACCTTGGTCCAAAGAATTAAGAGTATAAGACTCTTCTGACATAGGAGCAGTTAAACCATTAGTACACCATTGACGATTAATATAAGGAAGTACTTGGAAACCGTCTTTAGGACTGTTTTGGAATGTAACTCCTCCAGTAAATACCTCATTTGATAAACCCTGTATTGCGAAATTTGCATTTGGGTTAAAAGCATTAATAGTTACAATACCAGTTCCTGGGTCTACTGACCAGTTTGTTACGTCCATTCCGTGGTTATCTATGATGTTTTCAGCAACTCCCATGAATTGTTGATTAGATATACCAAATTGATCTTTCTTAGTGATAGCCACTACCGATTTACTAATAGGGTTAAGTACCAGTGTTACTTCAGAAAGTTTACCACTATTAGATGCCATTGCATTTTTCATAGTGTTAATAAACTGAGACTTGGCCTCTTTAGTAAAAAGAGATTCGAATTTGGTTGCAAATTGGTTTGACATCCCCAATAGACCTAATAGGTTTTTGAATGCGTTTGGAGTCAAATTGATTTTTTGACCGTTATATTCGATAGATTCTCCATCGATTAAATTGATATCGCGGAAAGGTACTACTTTACGAAGGTTTTGAGCCTCCAATGTAGCTACTTTACGTTGTTCGATTAATGAGTTAGAAAGAGTTGCAATTGCCATAGTTATAAGATTTTAGATTTATATATTAATTATTGGTTTTGTTTCAAGATTATTTGTTAACTTTTTCGAATGAGCAGAATAGTAAAAGAGCACCCATAAGGAAGGTAATCATTGTAGTTGCAAATTCATTAAGAGCACCAGAGAATGGTACGAATTTTTGAGCGATTCCAGTTAATAAGGAATACGTAGCCCCGAACGCGATTACGGACCCGATAGCTGGAAGGATGTTGATGGTGATTTTCATAGTTCTTTGTTTTAATTAGATATGTAAATATAATCAATAGTTTCAAAACCGGAAACAAAAAAGTGTTAAAGTTTTGTTAAAGTTTCACCTAGTGGCGGCTCTTATTTCTATAAAGCAGGTCGGAGTCTACTCTTCCTCCCCTGGTTTAAAGGACCGCCCGTGTCGAATCTTCCGATTCTTGGTGCTATACAGCGCGTTATGTCATTTTGTTATTTTTCATATGTAAATATAATACAATTTTTTGATTCCGGAAACAGCAGGGCCAAAAAGTTATTAACAATTTTCGGATGTAACTTTAACAAAACTTTAACATACTAGATTTTACCGCGTCGCCAATAATGATTATTTTTACATATCTAATTAAAACACACCATTATGAAAAATCTAGTTAACATTGCCGGAATCAACACAGTAAACATCTTAAGCCGTTACAACATGGGTAAATTTAGAGCCGTTACCAAATGTAGAGCCGGGTTCATGACTATAGTAGATTGCAGAGACAATGATAATGATTACTACATGACATACCCAGAAGCAATCATTACAGCATATAAGAAAGGTGCCTTACAAACAGTTGAATTCCAGCCAGAAGGAACTGATATTTGGTTAACAGTATTCGCCCGTAAAGGGAACACTATCGTAGTAATAGATGAAACTATCCTTGGTAACCTAACAGTAGGTACTATCAACCAATTATACTCAAATACCAACCTATACAACCAAGCACAATATAGTGCAGTAGGTGCAAAGACTTGGGCTGATAGAGCATACGTTCCTTACCAAGTCCCAATGGAAGCATAATATATAGACTATAACCAAAACCCTATATTATGGACAGAGAATTCGAGATTGCTCAACTAAACAAGAGGATATTAGAAACAAAATTAAAGGACCCTAATAATTTCATACTAATCCGTAAACTACAAATACAACTAGAAAAACTCTATGAAGGTAGGTCTTCCGCAACTTAGTATAGGACAAAGGGTAGAAGCAGCAAAATCTGATACTCGACCATCCAATACAGATACCTCAACCGTACCAACCGAAATGAACCCTCAACCAGGGGATTCAACGACAGTACCTATAGATACATCAGGGTTAGATAGTGCCGGCGGTCAAGTACAACAACAATCACAGCAGGGTAATAATGCCACATCCGATAGTGCCAGAAAGACACAAGCTGGGGAGGCATCGGGTATACAATATCCAAAAGAGAGTGTTAATGCATCTGATCAAGCCCCGACAGCACCTTCAGAAAAGGAACTAGCCCAAACACCTCAACCAAAATCAAAAGGTTTTATGGAATCTTTAATCGATAGCCAAATGAGCAGTATGTTATCTGATAATAGTGGAGGGGACCATCCAGCACCAGATAGTGATTATGGACATGACAACGGGGACCCTAATGCAAATGTCCATAAACCACCAGTAGCCGAACCTATAAGAAGGGATAAAATGGACCCTTATAGTAACTCTAATAATAAGGTACCCGAACCTAAGAGATTTCCTATGGACTCTTTTGATAAAGAAAATACAAGGGAACCTTATAAGGCACCTGATCAAAACTTAGGACCAGCCTATAAACCAAAAACTGTTAACCAACCTAAGGTAACTAGCCCTAATGTAAAGTTCAACACTCCCAAATTCAACTCTCCCCGATTCAATTAACCGGTACAATTGCTCCCGGATCAATGCCCGGCAAGTTGTCCCGGATCAATGTCCCGGATCAATGTACCAGGCAATGTCCAGATCAATGCCCGGGATCAATATATTCAATGTATTTCAATGCCCGGCTCAATGTATATCAATGCATTTCAATGAAAATCAATGAATTTCAACACGTTTCAATAATTGCAATATACCTATAGGCTCAATATTGTTGTATAGGCAATATATTGTTGTACCTGTAGTGTGCCAATCAACAGTTGACACAGGCAATGCAGGTCAATGCAGGTCAATGCCTGCACAATATCTACAGTAATATAACATAGGGCACCTGTAGACCCTATAGGACCCTGCAAGCCCTGCACTACCAGTGAGCCCTACAGTCTCAGCAGTGCCCAGTGACCCTAGGGATCTGCAGCACCAGGAGCCCCCAGGGCGCAATTGCCCGGAAAATACTGGGCCGGGTCTACGATTTTTCAAAGGGCTCTAGGGGAACAGACCATGACTTCCTAACTAATATTGACCTATAAGAAAATGTGTTTCAAATAAGTGCACTAATTATCTCGGTCCGGGAATATGAGCCTCCGAGCATTGAGCCCTCCAATGGCTCTCCGATGGTCCTCAAATGGTGCCCAATGGTCCTATCCCGCTCCTCGAAGCGCTCAATGTTGCCCCTACCCAAAAAATTACCCGGTTCCGGAGTGGCCAAAAAATACCAATCAGGACCGACAGAACAATAACCGTTACTAGAAACCCAAGGGGACTATAATTAATCAATAAGAGGGTACTCAATTCCCTATGGTTGGCTCAGATCCACCTGAGGGTACAGTGAAATACTTACAGAACCATGAAACAAGATGGTCCTACGACGGTATAAGAGACGTTCGGGTCTCAAAGGTGAAAGAGGGGGTGGCTCACCAATCTCTCACCTCTCTGATAGACTCGGAGCCTTAAGGCTCCTAAAAATTTCCAGTAGAAAAAAATAAATTGACCTCTATCCCATAGTCCCAAAGGGGGCGGGGTGGGGGCGTGCTGTAGGGTTCTACGGGTCTCTGTATATTATAGTATACAGAATGTTGAATTGGTATTGATATTGTACATTATAGTATACAGAATCATATAGAACCGTTATTAATAGAAGGGGACACACCCACTCTGATACCTTATATAGAGCGGTCAGTACTATGTGACGTGTATAGGATGGACTGGTATTGGGAGTGCCTGATAGGCCTCTATAGGGCCGCCCAATGCGGGCTCAATGCACCTCAACTAACCTCAACGGGTCAATCATTCTGGTGGATTTTTTTCATTTTTTCGTGATTGAAACCCAAATTTTCCCGCGCCAATAGGAGGGTGCACTTGGGTAGCGGATTGCAGAATAAAAAATTTTCACTTAACCCAAAGAAACTTCAAGTCTACCCTGAAACAAACCCAAAGTTCTCAATATAAATCTAAAATAAATATACTATGTGGAAAACTAAAGAAACTGAAGTCAAAGGCCGTAAGGTCGTATCGATGATTTGCCAAAACTCCGAATTGGAAAAGAGTAAATGGGCAGAATACGGGCCTGAAGAGGGACCATGTGAGAACTGGACTGTTGTAGGAGCCGAGGCTACCGCATCACTTTGTCCTGAATGTGTTCAACGTTCCGTTAATATTCGTATTCCCAATCAGTAACATGGATCCGCGCATATTATAATATTACCATAATAAATTAATCTACACAATATGACCAAGAAGACAAATACTCCTTTTATTGACCAATTCGGGGAGGACTTAACTAAACTAGCAATGGATGGGAAACTTGACCCTATCATCGGAAGAGAAAAGGAAGTATATAGAATATGCCAAATCCTTTCTCGTAGAAAGAAAAACAACCCAATTATTTTAGGGGATCCTGGTGTCGGTAAAACTGCCCTGGTTGAAGCAATTGCACAACGAATTGTCGAAAAGAAAGTTGCAATGACTCTTCTTAATAAACGTATAATCGCCCTGAATATTGCAAATGTGGTAGCAGGTACAAAATACCGTGGAGAATTCGAAGAGCGAATGAAAAACATTGTTGATGAACTTAAAGAAAACCCAGACGTTATTGTGTTTATTGATGAGATTCACACGATTGTAGGTGCTGGTGGTGTAAGTGGTTCATTAGACGCAAGTAATATCTTAAAGCCGGCATTGGCAAGAGGACAAGTACAATGTATTGGTGCCACAACAATCGATGAGTATCGTGAAAATATTGAAACAGATGGGGCTCTTACCCGAAGATTCCAAGAAATCTTTATAGACCCACCATCACTTGATGATGCAATTGAAATCTTAGATAGAATCAAACCGAACTACGAAGACTTCCATTCAGTATCATATACACCTGAGGCTATTAAAGCCTGTGTAATGTTATCTGACCGATATATTACTCAACGAGAATTACCGGACAAAGCAATCGATATTATGGACGAGGCTGGGGCAAAAGTTCACCTAAAAGAGGTTAAAATTCCGGAGATTATTAAAAAACTTGAAATCGAAGCCGATAGTTTAAAATCTCAAAAATTGAAAGCTGCTGACGCTACTGATTATGAAAAAGCCGGTAAATTTAGAGACCTTGAAATAGCTAAAAGAGAAGATATAACAAAAAGAACCAAACAATGGGAGGAGACGCTTAGACTAAATAAGAAAGCAGTAACTTATGAAGATATTGCTGAAGTAATTTCGGAATCTACTGGAATTCCTGTAACAAGAATGACCGATGACGAGAGCAGAATTGTTATTGATATGGAAAATGAATTAAAATCTATGATTATAGGACAAGATACTGCGGTTGAAGGTCTATGTAGAGTTATTAAAAGAAGCCGAACTGGAGTAAGTTCATCTAAAAAACCTATTGGTTCATTTATGTTTATCGGACCTACTGGAGTTGGTAAAACTGAAACTGTTAAAGCCCTTTCTGAATATTACTTTGGAAGCGAGGATTCTCTAATTAGAATCGACATGTCAGAATACCAAGAAAAGTTTAATGTAAGTAGACTTATTGGTTCTCCTCCGGGATACGAAGGACATGAGGATGGTGGACAGTTAACTGAACAAGTTAGACGTAAACCATATTCTGTAGTTCTATTTGATGAGGTTGAAAAAGCCCACCCAGATATTTTCAATATATTGTTACAAGTTTTAGATGAGGGACGTTTAACTGATACTCTTGGTAGAACTGTTGACTTTACAAATACTATCATTATTATGACTAGTAATGTTGGAGCAAAACGAGTTGCAGAATTCGGAGCTGGAATTGGATTCTCAAGTTCAAGTTCTACTGCTACCCATAAAATGCAAATGGAAACAGTTATCCGAAAAGAACTTAAAAACAAATTCGCACCGGAATTCTTAAATAGACTTGACGAAATTGTATTGTTTGACGGACTAAAACAAGAAGATGTTGCTAAAATCGCCGAAATCGAAATCGAAAAGGTAATTGAGAGAATGGCCGAGCAGGATTATGTTATTAAAGTTGCAAAAACTGCGATAGTATTTTTAGCAGAGCGTGGATATGATGCCCAATATGGAGCTAGACCTCTTAAAAGAGCAATTCAAACATACGTTGAAGACTTATTAGCAGATTGCATATTATCTAAAGAAGTCGTTAAAGGGAGTAAAACATACACAATATCCCATAAAAAAGGAGATGAGAAACTTTCTGTTAAATAATCATATAATATAATAAAATTATAAATATGAAAACATTCTCACACCAATTTAAACACATTATTTCGGACATAAAAATTCACGGAGAGGTCTCTAAACCAAGAGACCTTGAAGTTACTGAATTACTATATGCAGGCTACCAAATTAATCCTAAAGAACCATTTGCTAATTTTACTAGTAGAGAGTTCAATTGGAAGTATTTTGCTGGTGAATTAGCATGGTACCTAAATAAAGATACTAATATTGATTACATTAATAAGTTTTCTGGATTCTGGAAAAACATAACAAATCCTGGAACAAACGAAATTAATTCAAATTACGGTTCTCTTCTTTTTGGAGAACAATTACAATGGGTTGTTAACTCTCTTAAAGCAGACAAGAACACTCGACAAGCAATTGCTTTCTTAAATCAGCCAAAATACCAGTTTGAAGGTAATAAAGATTTTGTATGTACTATGTACTTGAACTTTTCAATCAGGCACAACAAGCTAGATATGAAAGTTCAAATGCGTTCTAATGATATATTCTATGGACTTACATTTGATGCTCCATTCTTTGCATTCGTTCACCAACATGTTTATCTTTGGTTAAAATCAACCTATCCTGAATTAGAACTTGGAGTATACCATCATTATGCGGATAACATTCATTTTTACGAAAGACATTTTGAACTAGCCGAAAAAATTGTCAATGAGCCTCTTCATGAAAAACAATACTCAATGGAATTAATCGAACCACTTTTCAATATTGAAAATGGAATGATGCATTTGACTTCTCACGGAATTTCGATGATAAATAATATAAATGATACGATAGATAACGTCCTGACTAAAGAAGCATATATTAGCATATTATCAGAATATCTTAATATAAGAGAGCTATGATTGAGTGCATGAAAACCAAGCTAAACATACCGGAATTCTATATAAATCAAGGTGGATTTGATTCAATTACTAGTGACTGCGAATTTCACGACAGAATTGTAGATTTTATTGAAACAAATATTGACAAAGAAAATGCAGAAACTTTGCTATGCTATTTTGTACATGAAACCGGAGATATACAATCTGCCGAACTTCCAAAGGGTTCGTACAAGCAGTCAATATTAAAAAGCCTAGAATTTTACGTTAAAAACGAAAAGTACGAAAAGTGCAAGCAAATTAAAAACCTATTAAAGAAACTATAATGAATCACGGGAAAGAATTCGAAAGATACGCAATGTTAGACAAGGGTGTAAGTTCAATGAACATGCACTACTATAAAAAACAAATCGAAAATTCAATGACTCCATATATCTTGGAAGAGAGAGAAATGAGAGCAACTCAATTGGACATTTTTTCGAGATTAATGATGGATAGATTATTATGGGTTGCAGGACCTGTTAATGACAATATGTCAACTATAGTCCAAGCTCAATTAATGTTTTTAGATAGCACCGATGACCGAGATATAACAATGCACATTGATAGTCCTGGAGGTTCAGTAAAATCTGGACTTTCTATGGTTGACGTTATGGAATGGATTAAATCCGATATTAGAACCGTAAACACTGGTATGGCGGCTTCGATGGGTTCAGTACTATTAGGAGCTGGAACTAAAGGTAAAAGAAGTTCACTAAGACATTCAACAACAATGTTGCACCAATCTTCAGGAGGATTCAGTGGAAATATACAAGACGCTGAAATCGACTGGGCAGAATGGCAAAAAGTTAACAAAGAACTATTTAATTTATTAGGAGCATATTGCGATAAAAAACCAGAACAGGTTATGAAAGACGCGACGAGAGATTTATGGTTAAACGCAGAAGAGGCGCTTAGTTATGGTATCATCGACGAGATTATTAATCCTGGTAAATTAAAATCTAAAAAATAAATGAGAGTCCATATTTATGTACACGCCGAAGAACTTGAATACTTAAACAAAATAATCAAAGGAAAGGTAGAAGCAGGAGAATACAAAGTTACGATATCTCCAATATACTTTAAAGATTCATACTTAATTGATATGCCCTATTCCGATTTTGTAAGATTAAACGATCAAAAAACATTTACTTCATTAATTTCATTATGACGAACAGAGAAAAACAAAGAGAATTATTTGTTGAATTAATTAACCATCAACTTAAGGACCACGGCGTAACATACGAAGATGTTAAAACAAATCCATCGTGGTACGTGGAATATAAGACTACTCCAGAGAAGGAAGAGGCATTTATTAAATATGCTGTCGAAAGAATCAGAGAAGTCCTAAAAATTTCAAAAGCTGCCGCTGAAAAGGAGGCAAGTTGGTTTATTCTACAATGGGGATTAACTACTATTAACCCTAGAAAAGCTCCAAATAGGGTACAAAGCGAAGTTACTAAAAGAACTAAGTCCTAGATTATAGTAATATAAAGCAAAAATGCCTATATAAATTTAATATGTAAAAGATACATATAGGTATGAATGTCTTTGAACCGAATTGGCTAATGGAGCCACCTCATGATTATGAGCTAAAATATTACAAACTACTTGCAGCAATCGATAAAATTAAAAAAATGATTTCTGCTAATAGTTTGTATTCTGCTATTTTAGAGGTAGAAAATGAGCTTGAAAAACTCTACAATATCAAGTACGGAAAAGACGAAATTGAAAGTAAAACAAGAATAATTACCGGTATCGATGTTGATACATTGTCCCTAAAATATGAATACCCGGAAGAGAATGACGGAACTAGTTCTATCTACGATATTTGTGATATCGCAATTGATAAATTAGAAGACTTATACCGAATTATTAGAGATAAATGGAGATTGGTAGAATCTCAATGCATTATTACCGAAATCCCAGAGAAAAGACATCTTAATACTAAAGGGTACATTTTTTATATTGACCCTGCTAATCAAAAAATCCACGTTTATTTTTATGTGGAGCCTTCATCATTTAAAATAAATTGGAGTGAATTTAATTTAAAAAAAGTCGAAGAGTTAGAAAATTCAGTTAAAGAAATTTCTACATTTATCGACAAGGCTAAATTAGAAAGTACTTCTTACCGATTTTTTAGATTCGATACTAAATTTAAGACATCAACCCCACCCTACAATGACTGTATGCTTCCAATTATGAAAAGCATGTTGTTTAACCGGATCAAGCATGGTATCTAAAATATATAAACTAATCCTATTTTTTTAATATAATTAGTATGAAAATTAGCATAATTACCAGAGCGACACGTCTGCATAATTTACAGACTGTTAAAGAATCCGTGTTTAATAATGTTCCAGGCGGTTGCGAAATAATGTGGCACATTGTATTTGATACTGTCAATCTTAAAGATATCGATGCCGAATTACTATTTAATTTAAAAGATGACTCAACTGCATTTCACTTTGAAAAGGGAGAACCTGGAGGATTACTATATCCCCAATGTTCTGAATTAATCTCAAAATTAGGAGAGAGTTGGGTTTACTTTTTAGATGATGATAACATTATGCATAAAGGATTTTATGAATATGTTTTAAAAACTTCAATATTAAATCCAGACAAAAAAGTCCATGTAGTTTCACAAAATGTTGCAGGAAAAGATTTCACTGGTTTAACTTATAGAAATGCTGCTCCTGAATTTATAAGGGTAGGAGGAGTAGACTTAGCCCAATTTATTATTAGTACCGAAGTATATAATAAATATGGATATAAATTCTTGCCGGATTATTGCGCAGATGGAATACTTATTAGTGCAATACATAACGAGCACCCAGAATGGTTTACATTTACCGGAAAAATATTTGCGCACTACAATTACTTACAAAAAAAATCTACAGCAAAAGTTCCTAAAGTATTGTATATCGGTACCGACAAGCCTGAATTAAAATCACTTAAAATACTTAACTACGAGGACGATAGTCTTAATGTTAAATATTTACAAAATGATTCTAATATTAAATCAATACTTGCCGAATTTCGACCTGATGTTATCATAACAAGAGGAGAATCTTGGCAAAACTTTCCAGAACTTGCAAGTACTTCACTTCAATTCCGTAGAAAATGGCTAAATATTAAAGAAGATGTTTCAGCAGAAGATGTTGGTCAAACAGCGTATCAATGCGCAATGGAAAGTTTATTGAACCCTGATGGATTAGAAGATAGTTCAATGATTTCATATTTCACTCCAATATATAATACTGGTGAAAAGCTTTTCAATACCTATCAATCACTGCTAGATCAGACTTACGACAATTGGGAATGGGTATTAGTAAATGATTCTACCGATGGCGGCAAAACATTAAAAATTGCAGAATCTATTGCGGCAAAAGACCCTAGAGTACGTCTATACGATTTTAGAGAAAAAAGCGGTGGAAACATCGGTGAAGTTAAATGGAGATGTTGCACAATGGCAAAAGGATTTATTCTTGCTGAATTAGACCATGACGATTTATTGGTTCCATGGTGTACTGAAGACCTTTACAAAGCGGCTAAAAAACACCCAGAAGCCGGATTCTTTTTTAATGACACTGTTGAAGTTGACGAAAACTGGAATTCATTAACCTATGGAGAAGGATTTGCGCTAGGATACGGTAAATACCGAAAAGAAGAGTATGCTGGAAAAACAATGGACGTTGCAACTCAACATAATATTAATCCTAAAACAATTAGACATATTGTTGGTGTACCGAATCACGTAAGAGCATGGAGACGTTGTACTTATTTTGAAATTGGAGGACATAATAGAAATCTTGTAATAGCCGACGATTATGAATTGGTTGTAAGAACTTTTTTGAAAACGATAACCTGTAAAATACCAAAACTGGGATATATTCAATTCCTATACAACAATGCAATTGGACAGAATACCCACGATATGGCAAGAGCAGATATTCAAAGAAGGGTAAGAACAATAGGTTACTACTACAACGAACAAATTAAAAAACGTTTTGAAGAGTTAGGATTAAAAGATTGGGCTTATGATGAAAATCCATGGGCACCTTTAAATACGGCCTCTAGATATGGAGAAGAGGAAATGGCAGCAAACATAATATATAACGAAAATGAATAACACTTACGTAAAAATCTGGGTACATAATAGAGAATCTGATTTAATGATGGATTTTTTATTAGAAAGAGTCGATACCCCACCAAACTACATTATTGACCATCATGAAGTGCCAAAATCTATCACCGGTGGATGGATTGAAATGAGTATCTCTTATGATAGGTATCTTATGCTTCGACAATCGCATGACCATGTGGACACTACTCACATGTAAACTTTTTTATTTTTTTGTGTATAATTAGTATATGGCAAAAAGTATAAAAGAACCTAAAATATATGTAGTTAAACCGAAAGTCGGTGAGAATTACTATTTTAAATTTGCAGGGAGTATCATGTATGGCGAATTAGTTTCCTTAAATGAAGCGTTAACTAAATTGCATGGAATTCCACATTATTGGATGAATGAAAAATCCGACAAGAGTGCAAAAAAATGCATATATCCGATATCAATTTATAAGATTTTTAAAGATTTAAACGACTCAAAGAATGTATAACACTACCGAATTAAAGTCAATGTTATTTATTGACATTGAAACAACTTCAGAATATTCAACGTATGAAGAGTTTTGTGATAAAAGACCGGGAGCAGTAAAGCACTGGTCAAAAAAGGCAGAACAACACAGAAATACCGAATCACATTTAGAAAAACTTACCGATGCCGAAATGTATACTCACATGGCAGCTCTTAGTCCAGAATTTAGCAAGGTTATTGTAATTTCTCTTGGGCAAATTAAATTCCAAGATAACTTTACAACATCAAAAATTCGTTCATTCTATACCGGAACCGAGAGAGAAATTCTTACAGAGTTTATGGGTACTGCTCAAGCTGTTTTTAATCAAAGCCCTGGCATCCAATTTGCTGGACATAATATTAAGAACTTTGATTTCCCATACTTGATAAAAAGAGCTATTGTAAATGGGGTTTCGATACCTCATCAATTCCATTTACAAAAGAAAAAACCATGGGAAAACTGTCTTGTAGATACCTATGAAATTTGGAAATTTGCAGGTTGGAATAGTGCATCTCTAGACTTGATTTGCGATACTCTTAATATCCCATCTCCTAAAACTATAATGGAGGCGAGCAGTACTACTGAAGAGTATTGGAATGGTAATATTGAGAAGATAAAAACATATTGTGAAGGAGACGTTAAAGCAACTATGAACGTAATGCTTAAAATAAGTGGAATGGATATGGTTGATGAAGTACCATTTTAAATTTAAAGTATATGATATCAGGTACAAGTTACACAGAAAATGAATTAGGAGACCCTCCTAAAAAAGAGGTTAAAAACTCATTTTTTGAACTATTAGAAAAATTGTTTAAAAAATTGTTAATAACTTTTTAGCAAAAAGTTTTACCGTGTCAGGAATTTATATTATATTTACATATCAAATTAAAACCTTATAATCATGGACGAAAACTTTGACCTTTTTGAAGACCAAGAAAACGAAATCGACACTATTAAAAAAGAAGCCGAAATGAATAACATAATGTATGATTTGAAAATCAAACTTGCAAATGAGAATTATGATTCGATAATTTCTAAAGGAGTTGATTTTAAATTAATGGAAAAACAAAACATCGAGATTGAACCTGTTGTTAAAATTCTCGGAGATATGTTAGAGCTTTTTGAAGAGCTTGAAGAGTACGAAAAGTGCGCAAAAATAAATAAAATACTTAAGAAAGCGCCGGTCCTATAAGACCGGTTTTTCTTTAATATATAACATACTAATAAAGTATATCAATATGGACGAGGAAATATTAAAGAAGATTGCGGACAGTCTAGAAAGAATCGCAATTTGCATGGAAAATAAACAATTAAGAGAAATTGCAACCTATAGAAAAGGTCAGGCTGCCCTAGTTGCTGAGAAAAAAGCAGATAATAAAAAGCAGGCAAAATCTCAACCAATTATTCCTATAGTGAAACAAACAGTTAGAGTTAGAAATTCCGGTAAATAAACTCTAATGAATTACTACGAAACTCTTAACGTTTCAAAAGATGCTACTCCAGAAGAAATCAAAAAATCTTATAGGAAGCTTGTAAAAGAGCATCATCCCGACAAAACAGGGGGAGACGATTCAAAATTTAAACAAATATCCGAAGCATACGAAACTCTTTCTGACCCTGTCAAAAAAGAGCAATATGATAATAAGTCTAGAGGATATTCTCCATTTGGTGGCGGATTTCAAGACACCTCAAATCCTTTTGCACATGCTTTTCGAGGATTTGGTGGAGATTTTGCTGACATGTTTAATCAATCATTTGGTGGAGAGGCAAGAGGACACGATGTTAGAATTTCGATGAATATTACCCTTGAAGAATCTTACGAAGGTGTCAGAAAATATATCGATGTCGGGACTGGTGGATTTAATATCAATATACCTCGAGGAATTTATAGTGGAACAAAACTTAAAGTTCCAGGTCGAGGAGCCCCACATCCTGTAAATTCATCTGCACCTCCTGGTGATATTATTCTGACTATCAATGTTTTACCAGACCCTGAACTTATTGTTAATGGTAGTGACATCTATGTTGAATTAACCCTAAGCTGGATTGACCTCTTACTTGGTGGAGAATTTGAAGTCCATACCAAACTAAATTCCCTAAAAATTAAAGTTCCTCAAGGTTCTCATGATTCAAAACTCTTGCGTGTTGTTGGACAGGGAATGCCAATATATAACGCAGAAGGATTCGGAAATCTTATGGTAAAACTTAGAACACTTCCCGTAAATTTATCCGAATCTGAAATAGAATTACTCAAAAAAATAAAAAATCAAAATGAGTAGCATTGAAGAAAGTCCGGAAGAATCTAGAAAATTTATAAAAAAACTACACGAAGCCTCCAAAGAAGACATGATGGATGCGATGTACTCCTCTATTATTAATGGCAGAATGGGTGCCTTAAAGTATGATGGAAGTATTAAAGAGAAAATAGAAGGTGTCCAGACGGTTCTTAATTTTTTTAAAGAGAAAGAAGATTATGAAAAATGCAAAGAACTTAAGAAAATTATCGACGACCTGTCGGTAATATAATATAGTAACCTTTTTAACCCGGATACCTTTAATCCTACCGGTTAAAATATATATTATATGCGACTTATGTTGCTTTAAAAACATTGCAATGAGATGGGAGATATTACAGGGGAGGAAAGAGATTCTCTGATGAGGTCCAGCTACTACATACTTACTAGAAATTTCACAAAAACCATCAATAGATTTGTTGTTTATAATGATGGTAGCCACACAATAGACATTCCGCACGGAATCGGACAGCGAAGTAAATTCGTAGATGTCCTAATAGAATATTTTGTTGAGTTAGAGGAATATGAAAAATGTGAATCGCTCAAAAAATTAAAAGAACTAGTCATGATGACTGGTGATTAAATAAATACAAATTTGTATGCAAAAAAGAACGGTGGAAAGTAAATCAAGATCGACTAAGGCAAAGCCAAAAACTACGTCTACAGCCGCTAAAAATCCAGTTGGACGTCCTAAAAAAACAGTAGTTAAAGAATTAGATTTAGTCGGAGTTCAATTAAAACCAGGACAATATGATTATTTTGAAAAAATCAAAAAGAATGAAATAACATTCTGTTCCGGTCCAGCAGGTACTTCAAAAACATTTACTGCATGTTACACTTCACTATGGTTATTAGCGACTCAGGCAGTTTCAAAAATTATATTATGTAAACCAATTCAAGAATCCGGAGAGAAACTTGGATTCCTACCTGGAGATATTGCAGACAAGGTCGACCCGTACATGCAATCATATATTTCAAACTTTAAAAAAATAGTAGGTGATGAATTAACAGAAGGACTAATCGCTTCAGGAGCTATCGAATTTAAACCACTAGCGTTTATGAGAGGTGATACGTTTGACGATTCGTTCATGATTCTAGATGAAGCCCAAAATGCTTCGTTTAAACAATTAATGTTATTTACGACCCGTATGGGTAAAAATTCTAAAGTTCTGGTAACTGGAGACGTTAGTCAATATGATATACCAAAAGCCAGCGCTGGTCTTCCAGGATTCATGCAATTAATGAAGGGAATTAAAGGAACTGGAGAACATGTTTTTGAAAATAAAGATATTGTAAGAGCTAAAATACTTCAAGATGTTGTAGACAGATATGACAAATGGAGAGTTGAAAATCCTGAAAAATAAGAAACTATCTGGAATCCATCTATATAATACTTATAAAATATATAGATGGAAACCAGACAAATACTACTTAAGCACTCCTACTCAGGAGACGAATCAATTATAGAAATTGGTGTTGATGAGGCTGGCCGAGGTTCACTAAGTGGACCTGTTACGGTTGCCGCATGTATAATGCCATTTGGATTTGAAAATCCTCTAATCAAAGATTCAAAACTATTAAACGAACAACAGAGAAAAGATGCTCGTCGAATCATTGAGGAAAACGCAATTGCGTATCACATTGAACATATCTCTCCTGAAGATATTGAAGCAACTAATATCCTAAAAGCAACCTTAATTGGAATGCAAAGATGTTTAGAAGGGGTACAAAAGACAAATCAATTTAACTTTATTTTAGTCGATGGCGATCAATTCCATGGATTCGAGGGAATTCCATTTGAAACTGTGGTCGGAGGAGACAACAAATACATATCAATCGCGGCGGCCAGTATTCTAGCCAAAACCGAACGGGATTCTATAATGAAAGATTTGGATATTGAGATCCCTGGATATGGATGGAATTCAAATAAAGGATATGGGACTAAACAACATATTGATGCAATTAAATCTTTAGGTCCTAGTAAACAACACCGTATGAGTTTCATTTCTCATCTACTAACCGAAACGGGTTCTTTATTTTGAGGTCGTTAATATATGGAATCTTATTGTTCCTATTTGGACAATCATTTATATGGTTCCAAACAAATGGTCAGTTTATGTGGCCATGGTTTAAAAGGAATCCACTTCTAGTTGCAATAATTGGAGGTTCTACAATATCATACATTTTTATAGAGGCGACCAGAATGATTGCAGAATATTATGATGGGCAATTATGGCCCGGAAGATTTATTGGATTCACAATGGGTATGGTTTCTTTCTCTCTCTTAACCTATTTGATAATGGGAGAATCCTTAAATACCAAAACAATAATTTGTTTAGTGCTTTCATTTGTTATAATTTGCGTTCAGATATTTTGGAAATAACTTTAACAAAACTTTAACAAAACTTTAACACTCCAGAATTTCGGTTCTGGAGTTTTTTGATTATATTTACATATCTAATTAAAACAAAGAAATATTATGAGTTACACAAATTTTGACAGACACGAATTTATGACCGCAGAAACTAGAACTGAAATCATGGAAATCATTAGAGAACTTAGAGATAATGACCACTCTAGAAACTTAGAAAACATGATGTACGGTTTATATGATGGATATTTGTATGATAACATTCAAATTGAAGCCCTTCAATTACCTACCGAATTAGCATCAAAAGTTATGCGAATCTTCGATATCTGTAACCGTTACCCTAAATACGAACCTCAAACAAATTATTAATCATGGAAACTTTCGAAAAAATAGAAGTAGTAAAAAACCTAGTTGCAAAATATCTTAAAGAAAACGGTGTACATGCTGGATTATCTGAAGCGGATTGCCAAAATGACCATATTGTTCAAATTGGAACTTCAATCTTATGTACCAGATGGAATGTTGGATATGCAGGCGGTGGATTTGTTCAAGCGGTTGTAGACAATGATTTGCAAAGAGCAATTTCAAATGCAGATAGTACAAATGTTCGTGCTCTTAAATTCTACTGTCAATTAATGTATAACGTTGGCATGCCCTATTTTGAGGAACCACTAGGAGAAATGGAACAATTCATTAAAGATATTGCTAATGATTATCAATTTGACAAATCTCATCCTGAATACTGTGGATTTTTAAACATAAATCCGTCTGAGCATAGAATGGGTCTCAGCTTTGTATATCACTATAAAACCCAATTTGTTACCGAATTATTACGTAAATATGGAATCTGGTATGAATCAGTACCTAACTTAGAGGAAGTGGTATTCATAAAATTATAAACTTTTAAAATTAACTTAATATAATATGCATGGGAGCTAACTACGGATATTGTTGCATAAATTTGACTCTGGACAAGAGTGGTATTAAAATCGGGCGTTCAATGATTAAAAAAACATTTGCTGCGAAAGGTATCAAATATGCTGGAGAACTTGCAGAGGCAAATCTCCGTGACATGATAGAAATTATTAAATGGAATCATAAGAACGGAATCAAAGTGTACCGTATGTCTTCTAATATGTTTCCATGGATGTCAGAATACGAACTTACTGATTTGCCAAACTGGCCAACAATCCAAAATTTACTAAAAGGTGCCGGTACTCTTGCACTAAAATACGGTCAACGTATTGGTTTCCATCCTGGGCAGTTTTGCGTATTGCCTAGCCCAACTCAAAAAACGGTCGATGCTACTGTAAAAGAACTTGACCAATCTGCATTTATATTAGATACTATGGGCCTTCCGGTAAATCAACTCTATCCGATGAATATCCATGTTGGTGGTTCTTATGGTGACAAAGAAGCTGCAATCCTTCGATTCATCGAAAATTTCAAATTGTTATCACCTTCTGCCCAAGCCCGTTTAATCCTAGAAAATGACGATAAACCTGCGCAATATTCAGTAAGTGACCTTTACCGAATTTATCAAGCAATCGGTACACCTATAACATTTGATTACCATCACCATAGATGTTACAATGACCCTATGCCGGAAGAGGAAGCAATTCGTTTAGCAGCATCTACATGGCCCAAAGGAATTCGTCAATTGTGTCACTACTCAAGCGCCAAGAAATTACATGAAGACCCTACTGCTATTATCAGGGCCCATGCTGATTACCTATACGAATCAATCAATACTTACGGCCTGGAAATAGATATCGAAATAGAGGCCAAAGCAAAAGAATTGGCTCTCCAAAAATACCAAAAAGAATATATACTCTGTGAAAAATAAAACGATTGAGTTAGAAAATCTTAAAAAAGAAGCTAACTTATTTTTAGAGGCTCTTAAAAAGGAAGGCATCGAAACAAAATCAATGTCTAAACTTGTAACTACATGCGTAATAGAACGTAGACCTTTAACAGACGAAGAAGGAAAGAAGTTTGCTAATCAATTAAAAAATCTGGTTAAAACCTTAGGGCTAGCCACAATAATCCTAATGCCAGGAGGTTCTATAATTTTTATATTGATGCACTATTTGAAACTCCGAGACTACTTCCTATCGGAAAGTTTTAGTTATTTAAAAAATAAAGATATATAAAATCTAAACAAAAATACAAATAAATTATGGCAAGTATTAAAAAATTCGACGAATTTGTTTCAGAAATGGACAGAGCCGAGGAAATAGAACAAGACATTGTTGCTAAAGGAACACCTGAAGTTAAATCTGAAGAGGAAGCAGAAGAGGAAGCAGAAGAGGTTCAAGGAGTATCTGAAGCAGGTGAAGCAATAATTGGAGATGATGCTAAAAAAATCAAAGAGGAAACTAAACCTGTTGCTGACATGTTAAAAGAATGTTACGAAGCAGTTATTGCAGAAGCTAAAGCGTGGGAAGAAGATGCACATGATGAGCATACTGTAGAAACTTATATGGCTGAAAATGCATCACTTGTTGCGGGTATGGCGGCTAATTGTGTTAAAGAGATGAAAGAAAACATGGAATCTGAAGCCTATGAAGCATGCTTAAATAAAATGAGCGAAGCTTTCAGTAAGAAAATTAATGAAAGTAAAGAGGCTACGGCTGCTACTGACGCTGACGATATCAACTAATAAATCCGGTTAACCGGTAAACTAAATAAAAAGTCTATATATAATATAACATATATAGACTTTTTTTATGCCAAAAATTCCGACGGAAATAATTTATATGCAAGTTGCATATCAGTTCGCAAAACTTAGTTACGCTGAACGTAGAAAGGTAGGATGTGTTATTGTAAAAGACAAACAAGTAATTTCGTTTGGTTATAATGGTACTCCTCATGGGTTCGAAAATGAATGTGAATGCGAGGTTAAAATGGACTCAGATGCCGGAGCATGGCTAGACCTTGAAACTATCGAAGAACAATGGCCATTTCAAAATTCAGAAGGTAGATACAAATTGACTACTAAACGTGAAGTTCTGCATGCAGAATCTAACGCAATTATGAAAGTTGCAAAATCGACTATGAGTTGCGAAGGAGCAGATTTATATACTACAACATGTCCATGCTTTGATTGTGCAAAACTAATCATACAGGCCGGAATAAAAAAGGTCTACTACACTGAAGATTATAGAGACATGAGTGGCGTTGAACTACTTAAAAGAGCAGAAATTAAAGTTGAACAAGTAATAACCTGGAATGAGCATTAATAAAATATTTGTTCCGGAAAAAAAGGAACTCAAGCAATTTCTTAAAAATAACGGCAGCGAATTATTTTATTTGAGATATGTTAAAAAAGCGGATGCCTTAATTGGAAGTTCAAAGTCTATAGACTACATCGATAAATTTATAAATAAATACAGTAATGAGAATGATTCAGTCTTTTTTGAATTGGACTAGGAAACATTTTTTTAAAAATCAATATAATCATAAAAATACACTAAAAATGGAACTAGTGAAAGAAGATGTAAGAAAATATCAATGGAGGTCTGGTGATGACTTTGGTAAAATAGTCGAGGTTGAATCAGTCGACGGAGAATTTACAAACTTTACTGATGGTAGTAGAATATTTAATAATGTTTTACCGGAATTTCTAGAAGAAATTGTAGATGGGGTAATACCATTTCCAGGAGTTCAGGAACTAAGTTCAATGGCTCCTGTTGTAAATGTAACTCCAAATGTACAGGAAGTAACTCCTGCTAAACCTAAAGAATCTCCATTAGAACAATTAATTAACAAGCTTTCTAAAAAGAATGTTGAACCATTTGAAGCTAAAATTAACCTAAACATACCAAATAAAAAAGTATTTGATATGTTAATTGATAACGCTGACGAAGACAGAGAAGAACTAATTAAAACTATCGCAAAGGTGGCAGTGTCGCAAATTGAGATAGATAAACTACAAGAATATTTAACTGAAGAAGTATCAATTTTTATAAACAATTACTATAATGACTAAAACAGCAACAGTCTCTAGAAGACAAAGAAGAGCTCAATTGAGTGCAATGGGTTATTTAAAAATCAAAAACCAATTAAATCCGCTTTCTGCCCAAGGTATTGAATTACGAAATAGCTTAAGAGCAAATTCTAAAGCAGCAAGAGAGGCTTTTGAAAAAAGAATAATGGACCAAATCGAAGAACAATTAGCACAAAGAGCTGAAAGTTTAAAATCAACTTGGAAAGAAATTGGGTATAATGATGCAGAAATCGAAATGCTAAGTGAGGCATTCTTTACATTATCTGTTAAAAATAAACAAACTCTTAGAGAAGACAAAAAAGCGGCTAGAAAATTAATGAAGGACGCTAAAGATTCACTAATAGGAAGATTAAATGCAAACAGTTAAGATAACACTAGCAGACAACGGTGTTATTAAAACGGTAGTAGATGATAATATTAATGCTGGAGGGGAAAGTTATGAATCAACAGTAGTATATGATTTCTCTGACCAAATTTCCAAAATTAAATTCATTGAAGACCTTTGCATCGACATAGGTCTTTCTTTTGGTAATTCCAAAAGCAAAAACCAAATCAAAATTATCGAATCGTGGGGAGTTGATTACATTCCAAATGAGAAAGATAAAAATGAAAAAATAGAAACTTTAAAATCCGATCTTAAAAGATTATCGGGTGGGAAGTTAACAATTAATGAACAACCTACAAATTGATTGCATTTGGTGTCCATCGCGCAGAGATTTTAATAGGTTTATAAAAGGTACATTAAAAGAGTCGACTAAAATAATAGACTTTTTTAGTATTAAAAATAAACTTATAAAAGCTGACCCATACTGTGGGGACCCGAATGACTCAATAATTGGTTTGACTATAATAAACGAGATTACGCGATGCTTACGCTCCGACACAAAGGACGTAGATCGCGTAATTTATGTTTTTAGAAGTCTCGATTCTGATATTGTAGGTAACTTTAAAACCTTAATTCAAACTAATACTGAAAGAGAATTCTCTATCTCTTTAATCGTCATCGATAAAAATAAAAAGATTGATGAGAAAATACTCGAACAATTTGACAGTATTGAAATAATACAAAATGATTAGACATAAACTTTTTTCAAAGGGTGAATATATCAATGTTCTAATAACTAATAATAGATACAGTAATATTGTTTTCCCGGTTAAAGCAATAATCCACGATATTGAGTTTAACGATAAAATGCCGAGGTACCAAATTAGAATTGTTAAGTTTTATGATGACATAGACTTTCTTAAAAGATATATGTTTGATATGAAATTTGACCGATCATTCGACGGTGGACATACAATCTTTAGAATTTCTAGAGCAAATGTACCGAACGTAAAAGAACTTCAGAACTATATTGATTCAAAATGGGAAACTTTCTTAATGGTTGTCGACTCAGTAATGTGTGTTAGAACCTATGATGAACTTAATGAGCTACAGAACAACATCCAAGATTTCTTAGTTGAAAAGTCTATTAGAGACCTTTATGAACTTACAACCCGTTCGACCTATTCTAAGGGTAAATATTACTATGAAAGTCGAGGAGTATTTGAGGCTCATATTAAAAAGTTCTTAGATAAAAGAGCAGGAACTCAAAAGGATTATTTTGATAAATTACTTTATAGACCACTTTCTGTTGACTATGATAATTTAGAATAGCCTGTTTCTGTGATATATACTTAAACAAATATATTTAATAGGAATGGCTGAAGAAAAGGGCTTTTTTGATAAAGTAAAAGAAAAGGCTGGATCGGCATTTAAAACTACTAAAGATTCCGCAATAGGAAAAGGTTTTATTAGCGCCGTTAAAAATGTATCTGGATTAGACCTTGAAAATTTAGATGGGTCAAATCCCGATGGTGTGCATTCCGGTTCAAAAGGAAAAAAGAAACCGGTTGGAAAGAACAAAAAAACAGCAGACCAAACCCAGGCCAGAGCTGCCGCAACCGATACCCCTTTTACAATATTAGGAGCTGAACCTGGAAAGTCTAAATACTATAGTGATATTGTCGATTCTGAAATTTATAAGTCGACTCAAGCAGGAACTAAAGACAAAAAGATTACAGTCGGTCCAAGACCGTATTCTGCTTTTAATAAATATTCTCTAATTAATTATAGAGGGAATCCACTAGATTCTACTAAAGATGGATTTGTATCTGACGTTAAAGGAAATACAGTTTATCAAAAAATAAATATTAAAGACCTTCAAAATCCGACAGTTACTCAAATTATAGAAAGAACCTCAGCTCTTACTGATAATTATGCATATAGATACCAATATTCAGATTTTGCTTTAGCGAAATACTACGGCAAAATACCAAACAATATGCTTATTACTCTTCGTAGGTTTTCATACCCTGCTGCTGATGATATTGTAACTCCACAAGCACTTTCTGCAGATGGAAAAACAATGGAAAAAATTCAGCAACCAGATATTGCTAGAGCCGTAACTTGGCTTGGCGAGGCTCCTGGAAACGTATTGGGAGAAATAGTAAAATTTTCGAATGGATATTCATGGAAAGATGCAGAATCAACAGTACAAACTTTAAATTCTCAGCAAGGAGCTTCATCCGGAAAATTTGGTAGTATTGTTGAAGGAAATAAAGTACTTTCCGCAATGGCTAACGCTGGTTCTGGTAGAGATGCAGTTGCTGCTAATGCAAATAAACAAAATGCAGGATTTGACTCATTTAGTGCTACATATCCGAACCACGTTTTTGGTCCGATGAATGTTATTAAACAAGTATTAGTTAGAGAACAGGGTCTTAATTTTGAGCAAGAATTTAAAATTAAGTTTGAATATGAACTTAGAGCATTTGAAGGAGCCAATCCTAAAATCATGATGCTTGACCAACTTGCAAATATATTGGCATTAACTTATAACAATGCTCCTTTCTGGGGAGGTTCTGTTAGATATATTGGAGATGGATCAGTTGCTAAACCTCTAGGTAATTTAAGTAAGCTTCGAGAAGGAGATTATCTTGGATTTGCCGGAAGTATTGTTGATGATATGGGTAAAATGTTTAAAGGTGCTGGTGCTGGATTTAGTGGAGCAGCTGGAGCATTAATGAATGGAGATGTTGGAGGCGCATTAGGAGCTCTTAAAGATAATAAGTTCTTAAATAATCTTATTGGTGGAATGGCAATGGACATGTTCAATACTCCACAAGGAGGACAAGCAGCCGCTTCATTACTTACTGGAGATCCGACAGGAAACTGGCATTTAACAGTAGGAAATCCTCTTAATCCAATAATGGTAATTGGTAACCTATGTATGACCAATTGCGAAATTACATTTGAAGGTGGTATGGGAATTCAAGATTTTCCTGAACATATGACTGCAGTTATAACGTTAAAACCAGGTCGACCAAGAGATAAAGCAGAAATTGAATCAATGTTTAACTCGGGAAGAGGACGTTTTTACGTTCAACCAGATGATGTTGCAGATATTAACAAAACTGTTGATGTTAATGAGTATGGAAATAAAGACAGAGCGGGTGCTGGTAAAAACACCTTTGTAAATAACTTTAGAAAATTAAGTAACGGATAATGCAGTTTGATACACTAAATAAAAAGAAATTAGTAGATGGTAGATATAAATTTACCAAACCTACCCTTATATTTATAGAAACTAATGAGACTATAGATGAACATACCGTTACCGAGGATCAGGTTGGTAGAATTGATTTAATTTCATTACTATATTATAGAAATGCAAACTACTGCGATTACATATTAAAATGGAATGGTATTTCAAATCCATTTTCTATAAAATTAGGAGATGTTTTAAAGATTCCAAACCACAGACAGGCTACCAAGGTTATTAAAGAAATCAAAATCCTAAGTTCAACAAATGAACCTTCGATTAGGGACCAATTTATAGATACTAAAAGACTTCCAGTTAAAGACGCGAAAAGAATTGAATATCTACAAAGAAAAGCGGCACAAAAACCAAATGGAGCAAAACAAATACTACCTCCAAATATCTTAAAAGAGGGAGACACTAATATTAAAATCGGAAACGGACAAATTAGAATTTAATGGCATCAATTAACAATCATATTCTTACAATAACAGAACCCACTATTAAATTAGATGAGGTAGTTTTTGAATCATTCGGTGAGGGAGAGAAAGATGCAACCAAGGCCGAAACTAGTAAGGGTTATTTAATCATGATTTCTATTAATGGATATGTTTTTAGCGACAAAGACGTTTTAAATATGACATTGGATTGTAATGGTCCCCTTCCTACTATAGACCTTACGCTTTCTGATAATCAGGGACTATTTACAATTGATACTTTTCCTAGAGATGGGGATGTTATAAATTTTAGAATGGGTACTCTTGAAAAAACTTCATATAAAGATATTCGAATAGATTTTGATATTACAAGTGCAGACCAACCTAAACAAAACTCAAATGTTAAAGGAGGAAAGTATAGCTTTTCAGGAAGGATTAAAGTTCCAGGACTATATGCTGATGAATGCAAGTCTTATGGTAAAGGTACTTCACTAGAACATCTTGAAGCGATTGCTAATGATTTAAAACTTGGAGTTGCAACCAACATTGATTCGGCTGATGATGCATGCACCCTGATTCTACCTTATAATAGTAGATTTGATACATTGGAAGATTTGGTAAAACACTCGTATATTGACGAGGAAAGCTTTCAGGCTTATTGTATTGACCAATTCTATTATATAAATTATGTAAACTTAAACACTTTATTAGAGTCAGAAGAATCTATCGAAGAGCTTGTTGCTGGATATGACAGAGAATTAAATGACGTTCCTGGAAACGGGTCTGAGGATGCGGCAAATCAAACTAAAAAACCACTAATACTAACTAATCATAAAAGGGATGCGGGTACTAACCTATTTATAGAGGCACAGTCCTTAGCAAATAGCACCGGAGAAAAGGCAAAAAAGAATGGTTATAAAAGAACTCTTCAATTTTTTGAAAATGATTCAGATGAGGGACTAGTGAGCCATGAAATTGAGCCACTTGCAAGTAAAAAAATGTCAGATATCGAAGAACCTATGAAGGGTCGAAGAGATGAAGATCGATATAAAGGTGAAACCAAGACTAAATACACTGGTAGAAAAAACGCTGATCCTGAAACATCGCATACCCACTTAAATTACGAATACGCTGCAATAAGTAATGCACAAAACCTGGATGAGGTTAAAAAAATGTCGCTTGAAGTTTCATTGGCATCTTTTAATCCTGCAATCCATTTGTATCAAAAATTACCGATTGCAATTTATACAAACCAACAAGAAAAATTAGGTGCAGATAAAGTTATTAAAACTGCTAAAAAAGAAAAGGGATTTGATACTACAGTAGAAGATGATAAATCAACCGTAGATCCTGGAGAATATGTACTTGATGAATTCCTATCAGCATACTATGTTGTTGGAGGAATTGAATATACATTTAAAACAGGTTACCCTTCAGTTAAACAAAAATTAAAATTGTTACGAAGAGAATGGCCAAGTAGAATTAATAATATTAATCCAGAGACTGTTGCACCTCAACCAACGCCTGCAGCACCTCCTGCAACTCCTCCAGCCCCAGAACCGGTTCCACCACCACCGGCTCCAGAACCACCAGCAAAACCAGAGTACACTGTTAGCGGTAAAATAGAAAGTAAAATCAAAAATTGGACGGCAAGCGTGGTTCAAGGAGAATGGAAGGTTACACCAGAAGGTTCTCCAGCCCCTAGCAAAATCAATATTGAATTTAAAGACACAAAAACTAGTGCAATGAATTTACAGCCTGCTCAAGTTGCAGCAGACGGTAAATGGACTCTAAATATTGCAAAAGAACAAATACCAGTTGGAAAATATAGTGTGACTGCAAAACTAGAAGCCCCTGGTGGAGAAACAGCAGAAGGTACTTTAGGAAATACTTCAGTTGTTAAATGGACGCCAGATAGCGTTATAAGCGGACCTGATGTTATTAGACTTGGAAATGTATACTTTAGAAATGAAGTTAAAAATGGAAAAGAACCGGATACTTTTGTTGGAACATATACTCAAAAAGGAGAAGCAACTGATAATGGAAATACATCTCCAATGTCTGGAAAAGTAGAAGGAACTAGCTCACAAAAAGTAATTTCAGACACTCAAGCAGCTATGAGGTCAGAAATGTCGTAATAAATAAAAATAATATATAATACATGTCAGATTTTAAAACAACAATGGATTTTAGAAAGGGTTCCTATAGGAAATATCCTTACCAAGATCCGACGTATCTTTCTTTCGCGATATTATTTGATTTTTATGATATAGAAAGTTCACCACTTCTTGCTGGAGGGGCAGAAACTTTCCTAAAAGGATTAGCAGATCAAGACGCTTTTTATGCAGATCGACTTAATGACTTACAGAATTTTATAAAAACACTAGGTGAAATTAACAAAGAATTGCCGTGGTTTTGGCAAAGTTTTAAAGGACTTGAGAGATTACAGCAGTACAATCCTGAAAATGCATATATGGGTGGTGATGATGCCAAGTTTGAAATTGAAACCCTAGAATCTTTAAATCTTACAATCTCAGGTTTAATGCACTTATATAGAAGAGCAATATTTGATGAGAGAAAATGGACTTATATAATTCCCGCTAATTTAAGAAAATTTAGAATGTGGGTATATGTTACCGAAATTCGATCGATTGCAATTATAGAAAATATAAAGGTAAATGGTATTCCTAAAAAACTGGATAAAAGTACAATAACTGGATTCCCAGATAATGTTAAACCTAAAATTGACGTAGAAAATAAAAACGCAGGTATCTCTGGTACCGAAGGACGTCCTTACTTTTTAATAGGAGCAAAATACTGTGAGTTTGACTTAGCGTCAGGAACAACTATTTTTGCGGATCTTAATAAGAACCCGGAAATGGCAAAAGAGGCTCTTACTATAAAATATGAAAAACTTGAAAAGGTAGAGGCAAGAGTATTGAATGGAATAGTTAAACAAAGTTATGCAGAGGGACAATTGTCGCCATCTCCTGACCAAGAAATTTTTGCATCACAAAACAAAACACCTCTTGAATTTGCTAAAGATAAAATCAAAGGTAAAATTGATAAAATAAAGGATAGCGCAGTTCAAGACCTTAAGGCACTTGCTGATAAAAAGAAAGCAGAACTACTTCAAAGACTAAAAGACGAAACAATTAATAGAATTCCTAAATTTGAAAATGTATTTTCAAATGTTGTAAGAAAGGCAGATCAAGCCTCTACAGCGGCATTAAATGACGCGTTAGCAGGTAGAAATATAGGTGCTGCTATCCAAGCAAATGTATATGGGATCCTACCTGGTACTACAATAGGACAGGGACTTAATAGAGCCGCAATTAATAACTTAGGTAACGTTTATAATAAATAATGGCAACAGATACCGAATTAGAAAAGGATAATATTAGAGAAACTCACTGGATTGGTGAGGTTGTTGACAATGCGGATCCTAAAGACTGGGGAAGATGTAGAGTTAAAGTATTTGGGAAGTTTGATAAACTACCCAATGATGCAATTCCATGGGCAACTCCAATGAATAGAGACTTTGCAGGTGCACACCATACTCCAAATGTTGGAACAATTGTTGCAGTTCGTTTTGACAATGGAAATCTTTATCACCCTGAATATTGGTTTCAAATCAATCAAAGTAAAGCACTTAAAGCTGACATTCTTGAAAAATCAGGTGCAGCGCATAATGTAGTTTCATTAGTATATGATGAAGTAAGAAATGTTAGAATCTATCACTCACCTGAAGATGGATTGGTAATTACCCGAGGAACTGGAGCTAAAGAAAGACCATTAATTCAAATTGATGAGAAGGGATATATTAAAATTTCGACTAGTGAAAAAATATTCCTTGATTCTGGAAATGTATTCTTAAGTAACACTGGAGAGGGAAGTGAAAATGAAGATGAACCTACAGTACGTGGAGTCTCTCTAGAAAAATGGTTAAATAAATTATTGGATGATTATAAAGCCCATATTCACCCAACACCAACTGGACCGTCAGGTCCGCCTTCGCCACCGACTCCTTCGACAGTTTCAAGTCTTAAGAGTTCACATATCACATATCAGCAAAGGAATAAATAATTGGGATAAATATCCTATAAATTAACTCAATATGCCTGCACAGTGGCCGATATTTATTAACAACCTTTCTCAAAAACTGGCCAGTAGAACTTCTAAAGGGCCGGACGATATTGGTATGTTTGTTGCTAATGAATATTTTAATGCAGTTAAAACTTCACAAACTCCATTTGGAAATATACACAAATCTGGACAGAAAGCAATACTTGAAACTGGATTTAAAAAGGCATTCAATATGCTATTCAAATCTCTTGAACCTCAACTAGAAGATAAATTTGGAAATCCACCATACGATGATATGTTTGAAAATTTACCTGGTGTAGATTTAAGCGTAAATCCAGACTGTGACTTCCAAGAGTGGACTATTAAAAACAAGGAAACTATAGACCCATTTGAATTCTATCCCCTGTTTCCTACAACATGTATAATTCCAAAGCCAATAGTCCCACCTACAAATCTATATGGAGATATCGACATAACTTCCGAAAATGTTGACTCTCAACCAGAACTACGATATGTTACAATGACGGTTGAAGGTGGTGGTGGAACCTTTCCATACGAATTTACATATTCATTAAATGGAGTAATACAACCAACATTGACTTCTGATAGTCAGGGAGTTGTAAAGTTTTTAGCTCCTACTGATGTTGGAAAATGGGATTACACATTTATTAGTGCAATAGACGCATCTAAAAGAGAAGAGATTAAAAATATAGATAGAAGTGCTTCGATTGAAATTAAAAAAGATCCGAAAGCAATCGATATTAAAGTTGATCCACCAAAACCATTTCCTTTAGTAAAGCCGATGACTGAGGCTCAGCAAATTGATGAGCTAGCAAATAGAGTATACTATCAAAATGACGGAACCGAAGAATATCTTGATTGGGTTGAAAGACTTTCATACCATGGTAAATTTGCGGCTAAAGTAAGCAAAAAAGTTTTAACTCTTTTAGATACTGAAACCAATGAAATAAAAAAGTCGACTGGAATAGTTGGTATACCGCAGGCAAGTTCTGCCGGGGCTGTTGCTACTAACAACGTTAACTTCTACGATAAGATTAATCTGATTGAAAATACTATTAAAAAGGCACAAGACAAACTTGATAAATTAAATAAAGCGGATCCTCCTCCTGTAACTAATAGATTAGGTGATGTAGTTTCAAATAATAATCAATCTAAACCTAAAGTCGACCCAATTGAAAAGGCATATGCAAAGGTTGAGCTCCTACAAGCAAAAATTTTACTAGAAAAAACGTATATAGCAGCAGCTCAAAGATCGAATAGTGGTTATATTGATACCTATAGAAATGATAGAATTGAAAGCTTAACTAAGGAACTTTCATTAGAATTACAAATAGTTAATGTTGAAATTCTTAGAAAAAATCTTAATGAAATTAAAGATGTCAATTCAATTGACTATATAATGGCTAAGATTCGTTTATATCAAAATGAATTAACAATTGCAACATATAAAAAAGATGATAGAAAAATAGACTCCTTAAATAGGGAGTTGACGGTGCAAGCTCTTCGAGTTATTAAGCTTAAGAATAAAATTAAAAAAGAGGCGGCTACTAATGATCGGCTATTTCAAGAGGAATATGACGACAGACCTGATATTATGCCAACATTTATAACTTCTAATTTTATTTGTATTTTTACGTACGTTAATGGAATTGATGACAATCAAAAGAGTGCTCCGGATAAAAATCCTTTAATTGCACTTACAACATCAACATCTAGCTCTGGATATAGTAATAATACATTTGGTAGCACTTGGGGTAATTCAAAACCAGAAACGTATTCAGAATGGTCCCGAAGAACCGAACCTGGGCGTATAAGAGCAAAGGGGATTAGATATGAACTTGAAAAGGTTAGATATAGAGAGTTAAAAATCAGGCATATCAATCAAATTGCCGAAGATAATAAAAAGGCTGGAAACCTATGTGGAGCCGATGATGCTTATTGTGTGATGTCAAAATGTATAATTGACTATTGGAAATCTACAGCAGCCCAGCCATTTGCAAAGTCACCGCCAATATTACCTTGTTTAATACCAGATCCTGGAAGTTACATTCCAGTATATTATGGAGATGAGGCAAAACTAGGTGCAGATTTGAGAAGAGCATGGAATACAGGTAAGCGATTTAAAATGGAGCCAACCTTACAAACTGCAACAAAAGCAGTTGCGACCGCGGTTGCAGTATCATGCGCAAGGCACTTATTGGACCTTAAGTTTATATATAGTGGAAAGATTCCAGCAGGTACTGGTACCGCCCCGATGATAGGATTTTCACCATTGGCCCTATAAAACAAATATATAATTTATTAACCTTTTAAAAATAATAACGATGTCACAAGACGTTTTAACAAAACAAACAGAGAATTCTTTAAACGATATCTCTAACTTCGATTGGGATGCATACGCTGCAGATTGCCCATCTACTCTTAGAAAAATAAACCACCATGTAAAAGCTCCAGACGGGGTTAAGGTGTATTCTAGAGAACCTTACGCCCAAGAACTTCTTAATTTAATGGAAAGTCACTGGAGCGAAAACACACAAACGCATACAATAAACGCCGGAGAAACACATACCGGTAAAGTCTACGCAGTAGACATGGAATGGGCATCTATCGATATTGGATATCGCGAGATGGTATACGTTCAATTGTCAAAAGAATCCGCAATTTCAAGAGCGAGATTAGTTCCTGGAACTGAAATATCGGTTGAAATCACGGCAGAAAAAAGTAAAAGTACTCGAGGATTTGTATTGGGTTCTGTAGAAGCTGGTATTAAAGCCGCTACCCTAAGAGAAATCTTAGCAGCCGCTGAAACTGGAAATACTGCCTATATGGGAACTGTAACAAGTATGATTCCAGGTGGAGGTTACTTTGTTAACGTACAAGGAGTTGATTGTTTCATGCCGGGATCTCTAGCAGGTATTAATAAACTTGCAGACTTTGGTTCTGTAATTAACACTCAAATGTACGTAGTACCGATGAGTTACTCTCCTGAAAAAGGAACAGTAATTGTATCTCACCGAAAATATCTTCAAGCGCTTATTCCAAATGCAATTGAAGACCTTAGAAATAATCCTGGAGAAACTAAAGAGGGTAACGTTACAGGTTCTACAAAATACGGAGTATTTGTTGAATTTGATGGTTGTTTAACTGGAATGATTCATGCAAATGATTTAAACCCAGAAATGGCAAGAAAACATAAGGCTAGAGAAATTAATCCAGGCGATGTTATTGAATTTAAGATTAAAGAGATAATCAATAATGATAAAATAACGTTGACTCAATTAGAGCATGTCGAAATTAGCGACCCATGGGCTGATGTTGCGACTAAGTATAAAAGCTTTCCAGTTGAAGTTAAAGGTACAATAAAATCTGTTAAAGATTATGGAGTATTTGTGGATGTTGGAGATGGTATTGTTGGATTACTTCATGTATCTGAACTTCCTGATAACGTTAAAGTGGATTCACTTGTTAAGAATGATAATATCACCGTTCAAATTACAAGAATGGACGTTGCAACCCGAAAAGTATTCTTAAAACTATAATTGTTAATAACTTTTTGAAAATATTTAAGCCCAGATTTTTTTATCTGGGTTTTTTTGTTTATATTTACATTATAATTAAAACAGATATATAAAGCATGAATAAATTTAAAACATACGGACAATTCATTAACGAGTCAAATCAGAATAATATTGTTAATGTTATTTTAGATTCGTTGGAACCTACAATTGTTGAGATGTTAGCTGCAACTGAAAAATGGTTTGTTGAGACTTTTAAACAGGAGTTCACCAAGTATGACAGAGAGATGGCTAGAATCAATTTAACCTATGATATGGTTAAATCTATTGAAATGTACACATTGCCAACCGATTCACTGTTATCAATGAACGTACGTAAGAGTGTTAAAGGAAATATTCAAATTGATGCTCAAATCCAAAGAGGAGAAGAGACTTACAGTTTTTCTACCGAGGCTATTTATGCAGGAGGACATAACATCCAAAGACTTCACTATAGATATATTGTTAAGACAAATATTCCAAAAACTGGCGCTAGCGAAATCGCTAAAGAATATGCTGAGAAAATTAAGAAAATGTCTAAGCTTGAAAAACTGAATAAAGAAATTGAAAGTTACGAGATTAGAATTAAAAGAACCGAAGAAAAAATTGAAGTAAATTCAAAATTGAATGACGATGAAATACTGAATGTTTTAAAGTCTGGTAAAGATTGGTACGAATGGCCAACGTGGTCTGAAATTGTAAAGAGAGATGCTGCTAAGAATTATGACAATGATGAAAACGTATTCAACCAAAAACAAAAAGAAAGCATGGACTTTAAGATAAAATTCTGGAAGGATATGAATGTTGATTCACAGAGAAAATACCTTGCAGACTATCAAAAAACCGTTAAAAAACTACAAGCAAAACGGGATTCTATTGTATAGTTATTTTTTAATTGGATATATAACCTAACTTAAGTTAATATATCCAAATTGAATGAATAATCTAAATGAATCTAGTATTTTACAGAATGCCCTAGTTGGCGTTGAATTTGAATTTTACTCAAATTTCAGTGCGGAAGATACTGCAAAAAAACTTGCAAAATTACTTGGCAAAAAAATTCACGTTGAGGATAAAGCACATAGTGATTTTGAAGTAACCAAAGATGAATTTAAAATAGAACCTGATATGTCGGGTGGCGCTAAACTTCTTGAGTTGGTTACTGGAGCCCTTCCATATACCGCAGCCCGATTAATGATAATTAATGTTTGTAAGTGGATTGAAGAGAACGGATATACTAACGACAGGTCTTCGATACATTTGAATCTTTCATTTGATAAATCAAAAATTGAAAACAAGTATCGTATCTCTAAGATGAACGTTCTTAAATTCATTTTAGATTTTAATGAAGAGCAAGTATTCAAATTCTTCCCTAAAAGAGAAAACTCAGCCTACGCAAAATCGATTAAATTTGTACTTCCAAAAGAGGACACTTACTTCTTTGATGGAAAACACATCAATCAACAGAATTTTATTTACCCTGATACAAAATACTACGGGATAAATTTTGACAAGAGACATAAAAATTATCTTGAATTCCGATATATTGGAGGAAAGGATTGGGAAAAGAAAACAACTACAATTCTCTACTTAGTTGATCGTTTCCTACTTCAATTATGGAAATCAACAGAAAACACCGACTTTACGGAATTAAATGCAATTGAATTAAAAAAGATAGTTGCAAACAATCAAAGAATAATCGACGCTAGAAGGGACTGGAAAACAATTAAAGATAATTGGAAAAATGTTAAGTTCACTGTTGATATGAAGGATGACCCTAGAGTAGTTGATATGTACTGGAGTTCAGTTAAAGAAAGAGTGATGAGATTGTTTACCCATGGAGACCTTAGTAAAGGACATATTAATTATGATTCTGACGCTGGTAAAATTCAAGTAAATGGAGGTCGTCTAGAATATTGTGTTGACCTTAGAGGATATGAATTTGTAAGTTGTTTTTTACGAGGAGAATTTACAGAATGCGATATGTATGGATGCGATGTTAGTGGTTCAGATATTCATTATTGTAATTTCTATCAATCAACTCAAATTAATAGTTCTAAATTAGATGGTTCTTATGTTCATGGTACCTGCACAGCAAACGATTGTTATGTTTATGGAAAAGGAACTTTTAAAGGAACTATGAACGGTGGAATCTTTAGAGAGGGTACTTATGATAAAAAACTTGCTAAATTTAATGATGTTGAAATTGTTAAATCTAGAACAATATAAAAATAAAATAAAAAAATGGGTAATATATTAATAGGTAACCAAGGATATCAAGAACATCCGGAATGGGACACAGAATGCTTTAATAATTTTGTAGATGAACTTGCCGCAGATATAACAGGTTCATGCATGATACCGATGAACCTTCCAAAAAGTGAAGTTCAAAACATAGTTAAAAGAGCAAAGAAATGGTTCTATAAAAATTATGAGTATTCAGTACAAGAAAACTTTTTAGTAATTCCGGCGGAAATGTTCGCATCGGATCATTTTAAATATTCAAGGTCTTTTACGCTACCCGGAATGGACCCTGTAACTGGAGGTGGTGAAATATTTTCAGTATTTGCAGTACTTGAAAGAGGAAACTCTTGGGGTGGTAGTATGGATATTAACTTTACGCAAGGGGATTTTGCAATCGAAAGAATGTTAATGGGTGGTATTTATGGAGGTTCTAAAACTGGACAAGCTGCAGAAAATTTACAATACTACGTAATCAATGAATCATTTTTTGACCTAGCTCGCCAAATTTTTAAGAATCCTTATAGTTTTCATTATAGCCAACTTACACATGAATTAAAATTCATGGGAGAAACTCCGAAAAAAGATACAATTTTAAAAGTTTACCAAACTATTCCGGAATGCGCTCTATTTGGAGATGAAGCATTTTTTAGATATTGTTCAGCTAAAATTAAAATCTCTTTAGGACAAAAACTTGGAATATTTGGATTTGCACTTCCTGGAAATATTCAAGTAAATCCAGACCTGATTAAAGGACTTGGTGAAGAGGAATTATCTTCATTGATTGAAGAAATTAAGAGTGACGAAGGTACCGACTGGATGTTCCATTCTTAAACAAATATATATTATTATGGAATTATACATAAAAACATTAGGTGACCCTAACTATGACGAGGATCAGTTACAAATCGATGAAGATATTGCACTGATAATATCCCAAATCGAAACATTGATATTTACCGAGAAGGGCGATGTTATGGGAGACCCTGAATTTGGGCTTAACCTTGAAGATTATGTATATTCCTTTATGTACAATGATACAATGTTACAAGGGGTAGTTCAAAGCGCTATTTCGCGATACATTCCATTAGCCGCAAAAATACCAGTCCATGTTACTGTTGAATTTGCCGAGTTAACCGAAAAAAATATGGTTTTTATAGATATATCTATTGACTATAAGCATGGAATAACTATCGCTATATAAAAAAATAAATGAGATGACTGAATTAAAATTTTTATCAAAGGCCAGAATTAAGGCTACTGAAATGATCGCCGATACTCGAACATATATTTCAAGAGTATATGGGCGATCAAGCGATTTATTTACAACAGCTTCGCCATATTCTCAGATACTTGAAGTATTAGCTGAAATTACTAATTTAGTATTCTTTTATATTGAAGATGCTACAGTTGAACAAAATATCCTAACAGCACAGGACCCTGAATCTATATATGGACTTGCAAGACTTGCAGGCCATGACGCATTTAGAGGTTCATCTGCGATAGGCGAATTAAAAATAAGACTAAATACAAGCGCATTTAATGATATTGAAGGAAGTACATTAAATATACCTGCAAATTCAATAATCAAAGCAAGTAAAAACGGTTTAGAATATATCTTAAGAACTAACAATGACCAATTTGTAATTCAAAAAAGTAACCCTGATTATATTTATATTCCGGTTATTCAGGGTAAAATTGAAAAACAAACCCTAACCGGGACTGGAGAAAAACTACAATCATTTAACGTAATTGTTAAAAAGAATACTGATAATGACTCTGTTAGAGTTAGTGTTAATAGTGAATTGTGGAGCAAATATGATTCTCTATACGATATGCAAGTTGGAACCAAAGGATATATGGTTAAAACTGGAATTACCGGAGGTCTAGATATTTATTTTGGTAATGGTTCATTTGGAGAAATTCCACCTATAGGTTCTACAATTGATATTGAATATATTGTTTCAGAAGGGAGCAAAGGTAATTTAACAGGTTCTAAAGACCTTAATTTTAAATTTCAAACCGAAGGTTTTGACTCGCTTGGAAATTCATGTAACCTAAATAAATTATTAGAGGCTTCTTTTACAGTTGCACCTAACATGGGATCAGATCCTGAAAGTATTGAACTTACCAAATTGATTGCACCTCTGCAAAGTCACTCATTTGTACTAGCAACTCCTGATAATTACGAGGCATTTCTTTCTAAGTATGGAATGTTTTCATATCTAGATGCGTACAATACTACAAATGATGGGTATATTGATGACGATAACGTTATTTACCTATTCATGTTACCGGATACAAAAAGAAAACTGAGCAAAAATAACGACTATTTCAATCTGCACTTGGAGGAATTCTTTTTCTCAGAAGATGAAAAGAATGCATTCCTTACAACATTGGAAAATTCAGGTCGACAGATGGTAACTACTGAAGTTAAAATAGTAGAACCTAAGGCTCAATATTTTAGAATGGACGTTAAGGTAAGATACTTTGAAGGTTATAATAAAGTTAACCTATTTGGGGAAATACGTTCAAAAATATCTGATTACTTAATTAATATAACAAGAAGAGACCGTTTACCAAAATCCGATATTATTGCGCTATTAGAAGGTGTTGAAGGTATCGACTCGGTAAATGTACGATTTGTTTCTGAAAAGGAGGAAACTGCAAGAAGATTAGGTTATTACACTAGTGAAACTGTAACTGTAACTCCATCAACTACAACTCTTGAAGACATCGGAAATGGAAAACAAAAATACGTTTTCTTTAAAAGAAACGTTCAAACAACCCTTGTTAATTTTGAACCAAATGCACCACTTCCAGAAAATGTAATTAACTTGGACTCTTTTGGAGATATTCTATTAGAGAAAGAAGAGGTTGCCCTATTCAGAGGAGGATGGGTAGATCGAGAAGGTGCAATGGTATTAGATGACGCAAAAGTTGGAGAGATGGCAGCACTATCTGTTTACTTTGATGAACCTGCCGTACCAAATACTATTTTTAGTAGAGTACAGGCCCAAAATAGAAAAGCAATGTAATGGCTATTTTAAGTAATTTATTTAAAGTTCGTAAAGTAAGGAGTTACGATACTCGACTTTCAGTAATGGATAAAAGATTACATGAAGGTAACGATTATCGAACAAACATATTGAGTAATTCAATATCGAAATATATACAACGAAATGATACAATGTATGATTTTATTGTGATGATGCAACATGTTGTCGCTGATTGGGTTGATTCTGTAACGTATTTAAAGGCATACAAATCATATACAATTAGAAAAGACGATAAAAAAGTTAAGTAAGAATGGCAAATCAAAATTTAAGATTTTTTGATAGTGAATCAAATGACCTAAACCTTCTATATAATTCAGATACGAATATATGGGAGGGAGTTTGTTATTTACCGAAAGTATCGACTGGACTATACGAAACTCTAACAATATACATATTAGAACAGGTTGAAGGTGAGCTGGGAGGCGACAAGTTTATTACACCAATTGAAAGTAGCAATTCTGGCGGTTCCGGATCTAAGTTTAAATTCAAGTTTTTTAGTGGTTATGAATTTAGTGAAGACATATTTATGTACAGTGCTAAAAATAATAATGGAGTTCTTGAAATTCAAAAAGATGAGGTACAAATCCATAAAATATTAACTCCAAATCAAGCAAATGTAGTAGGTACAAATGCCAATGGTTTTAAAATAATTGGTAGTAATGTTCCAATGATTCCTGTTAAGTGCAATGTTGCGCTTATGAGTGAGGAAGATAATTATCATACCAGAATTCTTGACATTTATGAATATACTAGTGGAGAACAAGATGGGCCAGAAGTATTAATTGCAAGCATTAGAATATATGGAGAAACAGAATCTGAAGACGAAAGACTTGGGGTTCTACTATCAAATATGGGAATGTCCCTATCTGAGGAAGAGTATATTATACTTAAAGATTCAAACATTTTGGAGATGTCTCCAGACTGGATTTTAATGAATCAAAAGAGAAAGGAACTCTTGCTAGAGGCATCTCAAATACAACCATTTGTCGGTACGTATAAAGCCCTTCTAAATGCAATTGATTTTTACGGTTACAATAAAATAACAATCAAAGAATATTGGTTGAATATTAATGAACAGGCAGAAAACTTTGGAAAACTGCAAGCAATTGCACTTCCAAATCAAGACGCTGTTGGATTTCTTGCAAATAAAAATCAAGGAAACCAGTTGCCAAGTTCTAATTTAAAAAAGACTAGCAGATTTTCTCTTGTATACAGATTAAATGAAGCAGACGGAAATGTTGATGAATGGGATATCCCCACTGTAGTTGAATCGACTGATTACAGTCCAGATGAGGTACTTATAAAACTATATGGACTTAAGAATAAATTACAAGAAAAGTACCTACCTCTCCAGGCTAAAATCGTAGATATTACAGGAGAAGGTGATTATTTTGCACAATTTAATTTAAACGTTTGGAACAATCAGCACTTTATTAAAGACCAAACTGCTGGACAGAAGGTTGACTTTAGTAGATACCCAAAGGAGAGACAATTATATATTGAAGACCTTAGAAAGGTTGATTATAGATTAACTGGAATTAACCAAGACTTTTCTGCTCTTGGTGTTAATACTAGAGAGGCGATAGCTAATTCTATTATAAATTTCTATGATGAATATTATTTTGATGAGCTGTCAAGCTTCAACACTCTTACTGGAATTCCAGTTGGATGTCCTATTGTTTTAAATGCGGACTCATTTATTGGAAGTTGGGATTCTGCAGAATTTACATGGTTAGACGCTGGTAAAGATTATGTAGGTGGTGCAGTTGGATATAACTTTTTTGATGATTTTCCTCCACCCCCAACTGGATATCCCACAACTGGAGTTAGACCTAATACAATATGCCTTGGACCAACATGCCCGATACCAGTACCTATAGGAACTGTACCAGTAGGAACAGCGCCAACGGTAAACTTTACATATTGGGATTATTTGCATGCAAATGAACAATACATTTTATGTACATGGGATAATTGGTGGAGACAAGGTATATATGAATTAGAATGGACAATACTTGGGCCTAGAGGTTATTCAAAATCTTTTAGAGGACCTGTTGGATTCTACGATATTACTGGAACATTCCGCCCACGATATCAACAATTTCCTGTAGTACTTCCATATGCTGGAACATACTCTGTTGAATTGTCTATATTTGACCTTTATAATGTTCGAAGTTCTTATAGAAAGCCTGACTATTTTGAAGTTAAAAACAAAAATGTTGAAGTTTACGGAATATTCCAAAGAATGTTACCACAATTAAATTGGAACGAGTACAAGTACGATTACGATGTTGCAGGTAGTGACTGGGATTGGGCTAGAGAGAATACAATCGATGTTGATAGTGTTATCGCAACATATTATTTAACGTTAGACCGGGCCAACTATGTTCACGACGAAGAGAATGGTGTAGAGTTTTCTACAGTGCGAAGATATGTTGACCCAAATACGGTGACAGGATTTAATGAAACTGCAGGACCATATCAGTGGAGAGCCTTAAGAACTCAATTATGGGAAGATGGCGAAGAAGTTAACTGGGACATGATGAGAGTTGGAGCAGATATTAACTCATCGTTTAAGATAGATTTAAGACAATCTGGAGGTTATAATAATGGTTATGAGTTTTATATAACTCAATATGATGTAAATTCAAACTTATTAATTACCGATTCTTATGAAATACAATCCCCATATCCAATTGACGATAATGATTTAGCAGCATGGAGCGCTATTGCAAATGAACTTTCTCAATTAGATCCGGTAGCGCATCCAATCTTGACCAAATTTAATTACAATCCAATCTTGATCGATACCAATAATAATGGAACTGAAGATACTTGCGAATACATATTGGTAGTTGGTGAAGAACCTTCTAGAACCCATGATTATTTTAGTGTTGGATTTAACAATGTAGCGGGTGGAGAAGTAGTTGCAGGATCTGAACTTCATTTTGAAAGTTACAATCCAAATTATCATGACATTTGCGTCATCGATAGTCACATGAATGTTAAGCGATTAAATCATGTTACATTTTCATACGATACTACTAATATGCCAGGAATCGTTAAACAAGAGTGGACTCTTAAAAATAATAACGAGAATGTAAATGATATATATTATAGTAATACATGGCTGACATACCTATTCAAACACAAAGGTGATTACACTGTTGAATTAGAACTGACCGACGTGAATGGAAATAAAAACAAAATAAATAAAAATATATTAAAAATCATTTAAAATGGCAAGTATAACAACAATCCTAGGAACCGACAGTGTTTCTTCATCTAGAATCGTAATTAATAATAATTTTGCAGCTCTTAATCAAGATTTAGCAGACATTCAATCATTCTTAAATACGACAAATCAAACACTTACATTAACTGGACAAATTCAAGGTGGTACACTAAGAGTTAATAATGGTTCTATCGATCTTTTTAAAGTTGATGCGAATGAAGTTAATGTTAATTTACCGATCAAGTTAAATCAAAATACTTATATTGAGAAAGGATTAATGCATAACGTATACTACAATGCAATTAATTTACCTGCTGCTAATGCGTATGCGTATACTACTTACGTTTTAGATGCAACTAACGTATTTTGGGCAAGTACACAATTATTGAATGCTGCTGAAGATGGCCAAGAGGTTACATTTATTGCAAATGGAGGAACTCAACCAATTAAATTTAACCAAAGTAATATACTAGGAATTGTACAGCCTGTTCAAATATTAACAGGAGGTTCATTGACACTAAGATATATTGCTAGCATCAGTAAATTTGTTATAGTATCTGCGTTCAGATGTACAATACAGGGATTTGACTCTATTGTTGATTTAATATAAATATAAACCTAATTGCGTAAATGGCAACACCATTAATAAGAATACCCCAAGAACAGGGAGGTACATTGTATGCATTTTCAAGTGCTGCTCGAGATTTAACAAGGGCTTACTATAATCCCGATATAAATTTTGAGTACTCTAAATTTGCATTGATAGATATCCCAGTGGTATCAGCACCTTCTCCGGGTAGCGGAGAAAACTTTATACAATTTGACAATTTATATGAAGGTGGATCCCTTCCTCCTGGTGGACAAGCGCCATCATATACTCCTGATGGAAATGCAAATGTTGATTTTGCACAGACTCTACAGAACTATGCACTTAATTTTGAGAATTTTGTACTAACTGACGACGATTTTGATAATGCAATCTATTCTACAGATGCAGAAAAAATATTGTTTAAATGGTTACATCATTTAGGAGCTTTTGAGGTTAAAGCCGCAAATTCTCAACAAGTTGTTAGTGGATATTCTAGAGCTATTGAAAATGAAGAGACTACCGACACTGGTAATAATTATTCTAGAGTTGTAAAATATGTTGGAAATATCGACGTTTCAAATGATAAAAATTATCAAGGAAACACTTACAATGAAATATTTGTAAATGTTCCATCTTCAGTAGGTTATACTCCTGAGATATTATTTAAGTCTACTCCTTATAATACAACTGCAACTGCGTACCAACCTGATAGTGAAATTAATGGAAGAAGCGGACAAACGCATCCTGATGCTTTTTTAGATTTATATTCTTTAGCAGATCAGGACAACGGTAAGATTAATTTAGACCCAGTAAACTTATATAACTATGGTATTGAATGGAATACTTCAGTATATGCTAAAATTGCAAACGATCCACAGGTTCATAACTTTTTAGATTATTCTAAAAGAGGAGGAGACTTTAGATTTAACGCAATACTAGTTTATTATGACCTATATTCAAAATCAAATATTGCCAATAAGTCTACTAATCTTTATGGTATATTAATATTAGATAACTTCAAGGACGATCCAATTAATAATGGATGGTATATACCTGAACTGACTAAATATAAACCAAATGACGTTACTGGACTTAATGGTAATGCATTTGCCCTTAAATTAAATGTAAAATTTAACTCTTCTCTGGATAATGTAGGTGTTGAACTAAATATTAACGACTACTCTACATTTTCGATGGATATTTTCTTGGACACGACAACTGCCCTTGAAAATGCTGCTAAACTATTAGTTGATGCTGCAAATTCTTATGGTGCAATTGCTGAAAGAGTAGCCTACTTAGAAAATTTAGTTGCATCTAGTACTTCAACTGATTATTCTACTAAGATTACAGCATTAGAAGCTGCTGTTGAAAGTGCATCTTTAAATTATGCATCTTCAACTTCAATTCTGGATATGATTACTTCGGTAAATAAGAGGTTAAATCAAATGATTAGCGGGGTTATTCCTACCGAAATTCAATACAACACAAATGTACTTGGAGCTGGAGATGGAATAAAAATCGACAAGTCAAATCCTAGCATGATTAAAATAGTTAATGACAATAATGGTTATACATTAAATGCTGTTTTTAATTATGACTACATATCGGGAACTTCAGGTTCTCTAATTGCTCCAAGTAATTTATTTAACTTAAATCTTACTGCATCTACCGGCTTAATTACTAGAATTAAACCATTTGAAAATCTAATTAGAATAAACACTAATACGGGTACAATGACCGGAGACTTGAATATATACTTAGATGACAGTATTAATACTTGGAAAAATGGGCAAACTGTTAAGTTTTCTTTTAGAAATCAATTGCCAAATTTAGGAAGTTACAAAATAAATATATACACTGACAAAAATAACGGTTACGTGTTAAAATCTTCTATACTTAGCGGTGATTTATTAAGCCAAAAACCTTACTTTGAATTAATATGTATAGATGAAATAAACAAGACATTTGAACTTGAAATAATAAGATAATATGAGCGCTAGCAATTCAATATCACATTTACTTGAACAGTTTCTTGAGTTAAACACTAACTCATTAGAAACTTTTAAAAGAATTAATGAAGCTATAACTACTGACAAGGAAACTGTCAGTATTGACCTTTTTAATAGTAAGACTAATAAGATGGAAACTATTCAAATACCTGCTTTTGGGTACTTGAAGAGAGAAATTGATCGTTTGAATGGCAACATAAGTTCTATTAGTGGGCTTGAAGGTTCTAATGCAAATGTAAGATTAAAGGACGGTACTTTTAGAACTATCCATACTTCAAGATTAAAAGGACCATCTCCTTCTATTACAACTCTTGCATCTCCTACCCAGTTTTCAACTAAGTTAAATGATTTCTTTGAAAACTTTTTAAATCCCCTACTTACAATTAATTTAGATGTAAGTGGACAAATTCCTGTAGAAACTGAAAAGGTATATGTTGAACGTTACATATTTAATGAAAATGACCTAGCGTCAGTTACTGCTTTTGATGAACTTTATAGAGGTGGTAGTGAAATTGTATATGCTGATTTTAAAAATCAATTAACAGTTAATAACTTTGTTCACTATTTAGATTCTCAAGTTATTGATATGCCAATTAGAAAAATTCAATACACTGGATTTTTTGATGTGGTTAAAATTGACAATGCACAAAAAACTGTTGCTATTGACGGAACAACTCAAACTAAAACCGTTAAATTATTTACGCTTAACAAGTTAACTTTTACTGATTCAACTAAAGCCCTAAAAGATACTGAAACCCTAAAAACTGGAGATTCTCTTATTGTAAACTCTGGTAGTTATAGAACAAGATACCAAATCCTTTCTATAGATGGTTCTACTTCTCAAGTTGAACTACTATTACTTGAAGGTTCGGAACCTATTAAACTTGGAGTTGACCAACTTGGAATTTACAAATCAGTAGATACTGATTTGAATATTGAAATCAATGTTGCATTTAACGAAAGACAGGTTATTTTTGTTAAACCAATCGATCCTATTTCTAAAATACCTGCTGAGAATTTTTCACCAGGGGTTGGATTCTATTCTAATAGTTTAGAAATGAACGACGAGGCTGGTAATAAAATGACCCTAGCCGAATATTATAAAAATGAAGTTGCAGATTTTGGACAATTCCTTAAATCGCTAAAGGTAGATTACATTCCACCTGCAGCATCTGGAATTAAGCCAACACCTCCAGTTATTAATGTTGAAAACTTTAAAGTTGTTCAAATTAATAAGCACTTAACAGACAATACGACAACCGATAAAATTAAACAATTAAAGTCTGATAAATCATCGACAGAGCAATCATTAAAACAACTTGACGAATCGATTAAACAGAAAAAATCTTTAATTAATACTAAGAAGTTTGCCTCTCAAGCGGAGAGCGATACTCATAAAAATGAATTAAGTTCACTTGTTTCTCAAAGAGAATCTGAGTCAAAACTTTTCTCATCTGTTGTTAGCGAAATTAAATCTTCAGCGGAATCTGCAGATTTACAAACAGCCGCTCCAAAATATAAAGTTAGAGGATTCTGGTCAGTTCCAGAGCCGAAAACAGTTGGAAATCAAGTATCGCAAGAAGTCGTACAATTTAAAATTAGATATCGTTACGTTTCTACTTCAGGGAAAACTTCAAATGTTGACCAATTAAAATTTGTCGATGCAACAAACCAAACTGAGAAAACAGCTGCTTTTTCAAATTGGGTAGAAGTTCTTGGACCTGTTAGAAAGAGAGCAATGAATGCCAAAGGAAAATATGGTTGGATTCTTGAGAGCGAAGAGGATGCTAATGCAGTAAACTTTAACTCTTTCGATATATCAATTAACCCAGGAGAGGTTGTTGAATTTATGATTAAGTCAATTTCAGAAGCTGGATTCCCTGCGAATCCTATAGAATCTGACTGGTCTCCAATTCAAAAAATAGAATTTCCACAAGGTCAGATTAATACCGACAGTTTAGGAAATGTTATTAAAGCAAATGAACTTGACCTATTAAAAGTACAAATCCAACAGGACTTAGAATCTGCAGGTGTATTTAAACACGTTGGAGAATCTTTTACAGTTGGAAGTCAAACTTTTGCGCATAGTGCTAACACAATATCTTCTGGATTTATTACTGATAACCAGGCTCCGATCACTGTTTATGAAAAGTTATTAGCTCTTCAAAACGAGATTCTAAGCTTAAGAGCCTTTATTGAAAAAACTTCTGGAGAATTACTTGTAAGAATTATTGATGAAAACGGAAACGTTACACCAGTAACAAACCATTCAACTGTACAGTTGTTTGCGGGTTATTATAGTCAAGAAATTCCTGCAGTTAATGGAAAAGGTGCAATTGTAACTAAAAACTTTAAAATTGAACTATCAAACACTAAAGCGACAGACCTTGAGTTAATATCAAGAATTGTAGGAGATACTACGCAACCTGCTGCAGTTTCTTCAATGAATACGCGATTTGGATTATACAAACCGCCAACTGCTTCAGTTCCAAATCCAGTAGATCCGGTTTATGGAAGTGATACATACTACACTATAGAAGGTAAATATGATTTAGTTCCAGTTGTTTATCAAAATATTAGTAATGTGAATGAAGACTATATTAATAGCGGACCAGATCAGTCTTCTCAGTTAAAGGGACAATTTATCTACTCTAGATTTAGAAATATTGCAAATGACGATAATTTATATGTAATTAATGAAGGTGTTGATGGAGACGGTGATATTAATACTGCACTACCTAGTACCGACGCTGGTATAAATACCGCTTATGATAAATATGAGTATGGAATTTCGTACAATCTTACTGGTATTCCTCCTGCTGACCCAGTAACTGGATTTAAAAACTTTGCAAGTGCTGTTGAAGTACCATTTACAACTACAACAACTAGTCCAAATGATTTTGTTTGGGCTGGAAGTTATACAGGAGGAACGATAACAGCGCCTAGTGGTGCTCCTAAGAAAGTTGCAATTGGAATATCTGGAGTAACTTATTCTCAGTATTCTAATGGTATTTATTTACACGTTGACCATCCTCTTCTACAGAGTTTTAATACTCTTAAGAATATTGTAAGTGATGGAATGGTTGGAATGCCTAAAACTGCCCCTTTAAGAGCAACTGATGCGCATGGTAAAAAACAAACTCCATTTAGAATAATTGAAAGTATAAGTACTAATACACCTACTCCAAATACTCTAGGTTTAAGAGGAACTGCTAAGGCTGGATTCTCACCAGAAGACCAATACTTATTAGGTGGTCGATCATGCGGATCTTTCCTTTATATTTCTCCACTAAATACTAATTCGTTAGTAGTAGATGCTTCTAATAAAAGTGGTAAAAAAATGATTCCTGGAGGAAGTGCTAATGCTATAACAGTAGATTTGGTTTTCCAATATCGTATGACTGATTATTATGGACCTAAAGCTTCCGGAACCGGTAGAATTGGAGGAGTATTAGACAACACATTCACAAATTTAAGTTATGCTAAAAAAATCGGAATAGATATTATCGATTTTGGAGGTAATGATTTTAAATTTGATGTAGAAGTTACTGCTAAATACGCTGCTGAAGGTAGAAATATTAACAATGTGACTAGTACAATGTTAACTAGATACAGAACAAACTGGCAACCAGGAAGAGGAAGACGTAGATTTTTATCTGATAATTTCATGAATCTTTCATTTCCAGATATTAATCAGTACTACTAAGAACTCTACCTCTTATATTGTTCCATAATCTGGGATATATAATATAAATAAAAAGAGGTGTCCTAAATGGCTACAATTAATACTAGCGCTGTAAACAATTCAATAGATAATAAATCTTTTGCACTATTAAGAACAAACCCAAAGTTAACAAGTAATTCAAAGTTACTTGTTAACTCAAATGGTGACTTATTCTTAAGTTCTTTTAGAGCAAATAAAGAACTTTCTAAAGTTGAGTATCAAAAATATGAGATTAAATCTTCAGGGATTTATTCGATTGACATTGCTAATTTTTATAAAAAGTTACCATTAACTCAAAGATACGAAACACTTAGAGCTTCTTCGGATACTACTCTATATTCTGATTATGAATTTCAATATGAGGATCAGTATCAATACGGCGCAATTCAAAACACTACTAAACTATATGACGAGCAGTACAAGATATTTGCTCCAATTTGGCTTGAAAAACAAGTACCTACTAAATTCGTAATTTATAGAATTGAGGATGCTGATTATAAGAATGACTATACGGAAGATACCGTCGGACAAAATTCTAGAATTTTAGAGCTTCTTAAAAATGCAACAATTATTAAAACATTTGACTTAGGAAAGTCTTCAAAAATTGGAGAGTACTTAAATACTCACATTAATGATAAACGATTTCCAAATGCAATGCTTACCATAAATTTTAAGGAGAGCTCTCAATCTACGTTTAACGGTATTGATATTGTCAATGGTGGTTTTGCTACTAAAACCGAACAATTAGACAGAGATTATATTCAAGTCGACTATCCTGAAATTTTTAACAATCAAACTATTACAAATGGTTTTGAAAGAAATGGAATAGTTTCGGCTAATATAATTAATTTAGAATTCCTATTTGATGATTATACTGCAGAAAACTATAAAATCTACAGGTACTTTGGTATTTATGCAGATGATATTGATGAAGGAAACTTTGGAGCGTCTGGATTGGATAAATATGGAAACTTAACCGTTAAGTATGATACTTATAAAACATTTTATGATTTATCTCAATTTCCAATACTTGATATTGATATGTTTCCTGGAAGTAATCAATTTCAAATTCCTACTCTACAGTATGTTAAAGATCGATCAGGTACCTTTTATAATATAAAAGATTCATCAACTATATTAATTCATCCTGAAAATGTCGGGCTTTCTATACCTGCAGTGTGGTCTTATAAACTCTTAATCTCAAAAAATGGTAAGGAAGAGGATTCTTTTATTGGATTTGCTAAAAATGGTAAAAAAATTACGGCAGATTTAAAGAAACCAAGTCCTAAAGGATTTCTTAAAGTTACGGTAAAAGATGTTCCAAGTCCTAATGATAGAATATTTATTGGAGATAGAACAGAACTTGAAATTTCACAATACAATCTAGGAGACTATTTAGTTATTGCGGATCCAACTCTTCCTGTTGCTAGAGCCAATGGAAATAGGTTCTCAACGCAGGGAAGTCTTCAACAAATAGCAATTGCTCTTGCAGCTGCAATTAACAATGGAGAAATCATAACTTATAAAACAAAGGTTGTTGATACTTCTATAATTATAGAAGAGATAGTTGCCGGAAATAAGAGAAGACAAACTGCTTTTGGAATTTATACGCTTAACTTGGTTGATTGGATAGAAGTTAACAATGGCGAATATAATGATATTGGATTAAATGCATATATTCCTAATGATTGGAATATATGGACTACAATTGCCGGATCTTCAGAAGGTCAGGCTGTTCTTGTTAAATCTTCTGAAATTGGAAACGTCCAAGTTGGAGAATATTTAAGACAAAAAGATTCTAATACATTTGTTAGAATTATAGAGATTGACCAAGACCCGTTTGAAACTGATTACTACAGAGTTATTATAGATAAGTCTACAAAACTTTCAAATGACAGAGTATATGAAGTCTATGATGAATATAAAACAGTGCATGGCCGTTTTGCTGCATATGATTTTAAAGATTTTGATTTTGATTTTTACTCAACTAGAAACTCAGAGCTAGGAGATTTAATTTATGATAAAATAAGAAATCCTGCGTATACTGGTGAAATTGGTGCTCCCCCTCATGGATTGGACCCATTTAACCCACAGGAGCTTGGGTTAGGACCTACTGTTGGACCACCAGTACCTGAATTTATTGATGTGTCGGGACTGTCTACATTCTATGCCGGTCTTAGAGATATTCTTTCGGCTGAAACTTCAAAAACCGTTACAAAAACTGAACTTTTAAACGAATACGATCGACTTAAAGAAAATACTCTTAAGGAAACTGCTCTTTTAAGTAGAGTGATTCCTACTATTTGCAAGTATGAACTTAAGAACGCTTCAAATGCTAGAAACCTACCATATATTTTAAATGCAAATGAAGCATTTGGTGATGACAATTTATCTCCAAATATAGAATTAGATTCAAATAGAAATGTCGAATACTTAAATATGGAGCATTTCCATCTTAATACAATTCCAAATTGTGCTTTAGGTAGTAGAAAAGATTTTAATAATTATCTAGATTTTGCGGCAGACGTCGATCCAATTGATGGAAAAAGAGGATTAACAGTTAACAAATTAATAGATACCAATTTTAACTACTTTGATAAACATTTTAATTGGACTGGATATTTTGACCAATTAGCATTTATTAATGGTGCTTATGGTGGATGGTTTAATAATAAAACTAAAAAACTTTGGTCTAAATTTGATGCAGGTAATTTTGAGAAGAGTTCATCAACAGTGTTTAGAGGACTTCGATATGTTTTCCAAAAGCGAAAAGAAAGAGACAGTGAGGTGCCAACTGAATTTTTAAAAGGAATAGACATTAGTGATTATAAGTTTGGAGCATATCTTTCTTATAATATTGTTTATGATCTGGACAACGGTGTTATTCCTTCAAATTCAATAGTATTTAACTGTGTTAAAAATGACAAGTTTAAATTCATATGTGTTAACATAGAATTAAATGTTATTGAAAATGCAGTAGAACCAATTGATATGAATAGGTATTTGTTATATACATTGAAGGACTTATTAAAACCAAACGGAGATATTATAAATACTAGAATTCCGTTTCGTATTGATTTTGCAGCTGCATCTACATTAACTACCGGACAAGACGAGCCTTTTATTATTAATGCGCATGATTTTGCAATAAATGATGGAACTGCTAAATTTACAGAGTTTATTAAAAGAGATTCTTATGGAGAATATTCGTGGATCTTTTTTGATTTATTAGGAGATACCTGGGCATTTAAAGTGGTTGATGTTATTGATGACACTTCAATTTTAGTAAGTGGATGGGCATGGCAATTTGACTTAAATCCAGCACCTATTCCACCAGCAGCTTTTGCTCCACCTGCGCCATTGCCAAGTGGAAATAGATTAGACCCAGTACAACTTTCTTTAGTTATAAATACAGGTCCTTTTTATTATTCACAAGGAGGAGCCAATGAATTTGCAAATTTATTAGATTCAATCAGCGCTTATAAATATTCTAAAAGATTTAATTCTTTTGGGCAGGTAAACTACATTACAATTAATGAAGATGGAACAAGGGTTGATAATGATTTTGTTCTTTCCGTGGAATCTGGTGTTGATGTTGTTAAACCTTCAGTTATTGAACCAAAGTCAGATCCTGATCGACCTAAAGCGTATAGATTATCTTCAAATCAAATTGGAAATATAATTCAAGATAGAGAAGATGGAGGATATGCGACAATTTTGAGACGAATGAATGGAGATTATAACCCTATTTTTAATGATATTGTAACATTTTTTGATACTGATTCAGAGAAAAAAATAGTTCAACCGTCAGATACTGCATTAGTGACATATAATAAATTAAATGGTCAGGGAATTGCTTTTGATTCTTTTAAAAATAATAGAACTGATTATGGTTTTATAAAAAACTATTTTTATCATAAAGTTAATGAGCAAGACTCTAAGAATATATTAAAACTTTCTCAAACTTCTGATAAATTACCGTTATACCCATTGATCGGAGAGATTGCAATTGATAAAAAAGACATCAATGTTTTTAAATCTAAGTATTCGAATGATTATTTTACAAGAGCCCTAAGTGCTGGAGAATCTGAAACAACTAATGGAACCTTAAGTCCAGTAGAAAAGAAAACTTTCTTGAACTCAACAATCATGAAGGTCAGAGATACGTATGACATAACTAAGTTTGATAGTACCCAGGAGGCTTCAATTGAAGCACTAGATAAAATAAGATTTGCACAGTCTAATAAAACGGCTATACATTGGATTGATGAAGATTCTCAAGTTATTGCAGATTTTTATTTACCAACCGCAATCCTAAATGAATTGACTGAAGATGGAATTGAGCAAGAGTTTGGAAGATATGTTAACCCTTCTACTTCTTATGGGGACAAATCATCGATAAAAGATGACCTTCAAGTATATTCAAATGCAAATATATCTCCTCGTTTTATTATTGATGCGATTAAGTTATATGGAATTGAAGGTAAAAGTTTAGAAACTGGATTTGTCTCAGTTACTGAAACATCCCAGTTGACCGCTGGTAATTACAGAGAGTTAACTAATTTTAACATTCAAAGTTATCAAAATGATGGTTTGAGTTTTAGACTAATATATAATAAACAGGGTAAATACTCATACAACTTTAAAGTACACGTTAAAATACAAGCATAATTAATGGCTATTAATATAAAAGAACTTTTTGTAACCGACCTGAATCCAAACAGTAGCTTCTGGTGGTCTAGAGACAAGGTCGATAAGATTAATTATAATTTCGACCAGCTTTCAAATGGAGGAACACCAGGACCTCAGGGTACTATTGGGGTAGATGGTGGGTTTGGTCCTGTCGGTACTCAAGGTTATCAAGGATTTAAAGGTCCTCAAGGTTTTCAAGGGTTTCAAGGAGCAGAGAGTTTAAATGACTGGGTTCTTTTCCCTGAAGCGGATGGTTTACCAGGATATTTATACCCTAGAAAAAACCCCGTAACTCTTAGTCAGGTCGTACCGGTTGCGTTAAGAATCGGGTACATAAACAATCCTTCATTAGACAGTGAATATGGAATTGGAGCTAGTGCTTTAGATTCTCCTTCTCAAGTTGTAAAAGTTCATGTTAATGGGTGGTCTAACTTAAGAGTTGAGGAAAACAATAATGTAAATGGTTATAATTTTAGTTTTAGAAAATCTTTAGTGGGCAATAAACCGGTATTTACAATTTTTCCGGGTATTACTGATTCTAGATTTAAAATTATTTGGACAGCTAAAACTACAGTTTTTAAGACAGGTATTACCTCATTTGTAGATGCTATTAAAATTACAGATTCTCAAATTACTATTAATACAGGAGGTTCTACCGGGCCTGAATTCACCCTAAGTAATAACTCTGGAAATATTACAAAATCTGAAAATCAATTTAGATTTACACCAAATGCTGCTATCGATAAAGTTCTTGTATCGACTGATGGATTTGGAAACGTTGAATGGAAAGATGTTAAAGAAGTTTTTGGTACATTTCCAATTGGTTCAATAATTTCGATTAGACCTTCTGATTTTGTTACAGCTAATTTTTGGTTAGATGACTCAATTTCTGCAACTTTAGGTTCTCCATTAAATAATATTTATGGTCGAGGAAAGCTTGGAACTGATTATGAAGGATGGTACCTTTGTAATGGAGAGACATGGGAAACGGAGCAAGGGTTTAACCAAACGCTAACCCCAAACCTAAACAATTTTACATATACAATAGATGCAAATGGGGATGCTCAATATGCAGTTACTTCGTTAGGAGCTGATGCAACACCAATAATTCTTGGAGGATATGACATGAGAATCACTGCGATTCCTAATTCTGCCGGAGTATATGATGTAGGTTATACAACATCATTCTCCAATAATGACACTTCTCCCGGAAATAATACTATTAATATGGGTATTTCAGGTTCACATTATACAAGTCGAATGATTCATATAGTCTATTTAGGATTAACAAACCTAAAATGGACAAATTCTGGAAGCAATATAATAGTTCCGCCACCTACTACTAATACAATAACGTTAACGGCACCTTTACCTTCAAGCACTCTATGTAGTTCTCCGGTAACAACTAATTATAGTTGGACTGGAAATAATGATTGGAACACTTTTGCAATTCCTTCAACTTATAAATTATTTAATTTTGGAACAACTACTTATGCGCCTTCTGGATGGTATATTAATGCAGATGGTTATCCAATTAATTGGAATAGTGTGTCTGGTTCATTTATAAGTAGAGGAATTACTTGTCCACCACAGCCAACGTATACTCCAAATCTTAGATATAGTCTATTAGTAGATGACTTAAATGGACCATTGCCTAGTACGGGCGGTGGAGATATTTATCTTGATATGAGCAACCCTACGGGTCTTGTAACATCCCTAGATCAGGCAACAAGTTTATCCTGGTCTGATGACCAAACCACATATCCGACAGGTACTCTAGCAGATGCGGGTTGGTATCGAGATATTAATACAGGAGTTAGAAGATACTGGAATGGAATCGGTCAATTTGAAGGAGCATCATTTACTCAAGATTGGGTTAACAGAGTTTATTTTAATTTTGGAGGTAACGGAGGTGTTATCGACGATCCAGGTTATAACAATGCAAGTTCTACAGGTGGTTCACTTGGAACACCAGTATGCAGTGTACCACAGACAAAGCATGTAACCTATGTCGCAGGAGATGCAATTTTAGTTACCCCGGTAGTTGGGCAATCACAAAATATTAGAGATTACCAAAATAATCTTGGGGTTTATGTAACCGGTTCGTATCCTGGAACGGCTTTTGGAACTGCTCTATATGTTCCACTTGCATGGGAAGTACCTTTGTATGATTTTCTTAATCAAGATATTGCAAACACTCCGCCTCTAATAAATGTGGCAGATCAGTATAAACCTGGTTCAACTACCCTAAAATATAGTAAAGTATATCTAGATAATGATTATTGGGCTAGTATAACACAAACTGCTGGTTTAACGCATGGTAAAATAGGTACTACTCTAGGAAGTTGCTAGTCAGAATTAAAATAATATATAGTCTATATGACAATTAACCTAAAACAGATAAGAGTATTTGATACTGATAATATCAAACTTGACAAAATTAATTATAATTTTGATCAGTTAGTTGTCAATGGTGGAGGTCCTAAAGGTTACAATGGACCTGATGGAAATACAGGACCTCAAGGATTTCAAGGAGTTCAGGGATATCAAGGACCTCGAGGAGTTCAAGGTGTTCAAGGACCAAGTGCATCTTCGGCTACTACATATTGGGATGCTGTTCCCCAAGATTTAAGCTCAACAGGATTTGCAGCTACCCTGTTTTCAAAACATCCGGATGCTGCTGATATATTAGCATCATATGCAACTGCAATACCAATCATCCCCGCGGTTGTTGGGTCTGGTTATGTGCTTGGAGATAATGGGTATCAAGGTCAACAATCAAATACAAGTGGTTTACCAAAATATCAATGGGTTGTTAATCGAAGACGAGATAAAGTTGATAGTAATATAAGGTTCACTAGCATTGATGTTATAGGTAATGCATTTGATATTACGATGGATAATTATAATCCAGTATCTGCATCTACAACATACAGACTAAACCTAGGTTTTATTGAAAATAATTTAAAAAATACCCAATTAAACCTAATTTCTAAAGAACATGTAATTACAAGCGCAACTACTGGTCTACCTCTACTAGGAGTATCGACATCTGGAGGAGAAATTAATGTAGATTCACTTTTTAAAAGTAAGGTAACTTTTAATCAAAAACTGAAAATATCTGATAATTCACCTGCACTAAATAAAATAGTAACTGCCGTTGATAATACGGGACTTGTAACCTATAAAACAACGGATGATCTGGGCGGTAGTGTTAAAATTGGTACTACAATTTCTATATTGCCTTCAATATTTAGCAATCCTGCAAATTTTATCGATTATCAATCAATAGACACTTCGACTAATCCTAATGTACCGATACAAATAAAAATAGGAGCAGGTATTGGAGATTATGCAGGTTGGTATGTATGTAATGGGCAAGAATGGAAAGACGGTGGTGCGGTTGCATTTACAGTTCCAGACCTTAATTCATATTCTTTTCAAATAGTAAGAAATACAATTTCAACAGATCCAAATAAACAAGGTAATGTTAATGTGATTAATGATGAAGTTCAAATACTAGGAGGAGCAGGTATTAACGTAAATGCTAATCAAGTTGGAACAGTTACTGCGCAATATGATGTCGGTACTCAAGGGTATTCGGTAGATACGGATCTTGTATCAAATCCTGGTGGAAATGTGTTTAAAATTAAAAAACTACCTCAAATAATTTATTTAGGGGCTAATAATCTGTACTGGTCGCAACCAGGAACTGGTCAATTAATAGCGGGTGATTTTAATGCATCTGACTTTAACATTGCAGATTTTAACGCATCTTAATAATTAAAAATAAAAATATAAAAACATGGCAACATACACTTCAGTAAATAACCTAATTCAAACTTTATTGGGAACTGGAACTGATATTACAGCGGTTGAATTACAAACGGTTCAACAAGAGCTATTAAATTATACAAGGGACCAATGGTTAACCGGAGATATAAAAGAAATCGATTGTAATGACGCATATATTGCAGCTAATTTTGAAACATCAGGACCTACAAAAGGACGTGGAATAGTAGGAGGAGAAAGAGAGGGATGGGCAATATGTAATGGTTTAAATGGAACAAAAAACCGAACAGGTTTAGTTTCTGTAGCTTATGGTACTATAGCTCCTACAATAGGCTCAAACGCATATCCAAGTATGGAAAGTTCTTTATCACCCGGATCACCTAATTATGGAGGTAATAAAAACGCAGTGTTAATTGCACATAAGCATGATTCTGTTGTATTTGGACCAGGTGCTAGCAATAAAACATTATGTAATACTTCTGGAACTGGAACAACTCAACCAGCCGGAACGTATCACATGAACACAACTACTCAAAACAATACAGCTCCAGCAAACCAAACATCTACAAAAGGAATAACATCAGTTGGTAATATATTTAATGACGATCCAAACCAGACTGGTCTTAATGCAAATATGCAACCCTACATAGTTACTCTGTTTATCCAAAAATTATAATAGGTATACTCTCTAAAAATTAGAATATATAATCTAAATATAGATAGGTATGCCAATTACTCTTAAACATATAAACCACACGGATTCTGCTTCAATTAAACTGGCTAAAGTTAATTATAACTTTGACCAGTTGGTTGCAAATGGAGGTGGACCTATGGGACCTCAAGGTGCCCTTGGACAGACAGGACCTCAAGGTACTACTGGACAGATGGGATTCCAAGGACCTATTGGAGATGAAGGATTTCAAGGACCTGATGGTCCTGCTACTGGTAACTTTTGGAATAAATTGCCGGCTTCTACAATTGATGTTGAAACACTGAATCCAATCTCTAATGCGGTAGACCAGTTTGCACCCGTTGTAAATATTGGTTATATTGACCAAGACCCTGAATATGGAGCAACCGCAAAATTACCACTAGTAGGAGGAAAAACACCCTTTCAATGGAGAATTAATAGAAGATCGAATGCATCTAACAATTTAACATTTTTAAATTCAGAATCGGCAATTTCCGGAAATGCATATAATTTTAGACTAGAAAGCATAGGAAATGCTGCGCACATGTCGATGGGATTTCTTCAATACACAGATTCATATAGTGAATATACTGCAGGTACTACAAGTTTTAGAGGTTCTATTACATCAACTGAAAGTTTTACGATCAACGATACTGTAGCTACATTTTATAAAGATACTGTATTTGATTCTCCAGCGGTTATCAAAGAAAATTTAATTATTCAAGATTCAACTGCGGGTACTGATAAAATTGCAATCTCTAGCAATAATAATGGATTGGTAAAGTTTAAAAGCGTACAAGAACTTGGAGGTACAGTTCCATTTGGTACTATTGTTTCAATATTACCTTCAATATTTGCAGATAACACTAAGTTTATTAATACTGAAACAATAAATCAAGGAGATACAAGTCCAATTAATATAACAGCAGGTAAAGGAGTAGGAAATTATGAAGGATGGTATCTTTGTAATGGACAACAATGGACGGACGGTGTAATGACCGGACCTGCTCTTGTAAATTACAATGTTCCAATGCTTGGAAATTTTAACTATAATATACAAGATAATAATCTATCGACAAATCCATTTAGTCAGGGATCCGCAGTTTCTTCAAATTTTAGAACCCATATTACGGGAGGTTCAGATATAGGAATGGATGTTAATTTAGTGTCTGGTTTATCTTATACGGTTACTTCAACTGTTAGTACTTCAACTGTTCAAGTAGGTCCTAGTACTACTGGAACAACATATAAACTTAAACAACTGCCTCAAATAATTTATTTAGGTAGAAACGATTTATATTGGCAACAGCCTGGAACAAATCAAAATCCACCTGTACCATTAACAATATTATTAGACGACGCAAATAATGGAGCTAATAAATTAAATCCAGATCCGTATCCGGTTGCTACTATAACTAACCGACCTGCAGGAGCTTCTTATTCTTTTGGAACATCGGTCACTGCTCCTGCTGGTTATTATTGGTCTACTGCGCCAAGTATTGGATCGATTACTGGATTACCGGGATATATGACAATCACAGGAATAACCTTGGGTTCTGGAACATATCCAAATATTATAATGATTATGTTTAGTATAAGTTCACATCCATCGTCTATAGCAAATGTAACTTTAGGTATTAATACAAGTACACTAACTACTTTGGCTACGGTGCCAATAACACTTATAAGACATGATAATAGTTATGGTACCAGCCCTACTCAATATTATACATGTTCAACTCCAAGCACAACTGTTGTAAATTATAATTTTAACACTGGTTATTATGATTATCAATTAGTCTATACTGCACAACCCGGGTGGAAATTTACCCCTACTCAATTTTCAGGATTATTTGCAGGTACAACTTATGATGGTGGTTTTGCATGGTCTCCTCCTGCAGGATCAGGATGGATAATTGTTAAGGGTCCATGGACTGATTATAGTTTATCAAATAATGACACTACATTGACTGTTAATCTTAGACTGGATCAGGTTCCACTAACAGGGTATTTAACAACTATTGGATATGAGATACAAATAACTGTAACTCCTACTGCCCCTAGAATAAGTCAACGATCTCAGCCTTTTAATGAAATTACACAGGCAAATGGAACACAAGTGGTTACTAACAATCTTACAATTGAAAATGGAACGGGAGCAACTGTTTATTTATGGCTTGGAGTATATCAAGGTTCGGGAACTATTAATTCAGCAGTATATACAGATGTTAGTTTTAGTTATGTAGATTGGTTAGGATTTACTCAAACTCAAACATTATCTATTTGGCCAGCAAATGGTACACCAGTAAATACTCAGTATTATAGTACTAGTTCATATCCATTAACAGGAGGTTCAGTTACTTCTGTTTTTAAAAGATACGGGACTACTGATAGTTCACATTCTGTAAAACTATTTTGGTCTACTTCCCCTTCTTCAACATCACCAAAAACACAACTTATATATACACCATGATAGATTTTAAAAAATACATACCAACAAACCGAAACATTATCCTATTTGGAGCAATAGTTGTACTAGTTTTATTACTAATGCAGCAATGCGATAGAAATGCAACCCTTAAAAAGGATGCTGAAACTGCGCAAATGATTGCAAACCGAAATTACAATAATCTTAAAGCATCTCAAGATACAATTAAATTTGAAAGAAACCGTAATGGTGATTTGGTTGCTATTAAATTGGCTTATGAATATGACATAAATACACTGACTGCCAAAAATAAAGAGATTATTGCCGATTATCAAAAAGCACTGGGTCTTAATAAAGACTTAAAGGGTGTAAATTCACTCTTAAGAGCCGAAATCAAAGTCAAAGATTCGATTATTAATGCCCGAAGTTCAGTTGCAACTACAAGTGATTCAACTGCTACTGTTGCGATTAGTGATGAAAAAAAATGGGATAAATATAATTGGAGAAACTTTAATGGAACCGTTGACCTTTTAAGAAATAAAAAGACCAATACCATTAGTGTTGTTTCAAATAAATTTAACTTTGAGCAAGGAATTGAACTTAAGGCTGCGATTATAAATGAAGAGGGTATTAATAAGTTAAAAATTACATCACCTTCACCTGGAGTAATATTTACCAATATTGAAAATATTAATCTGGTAAATGACAAACTGAACCAAAAACAGGAACAAAAATCAGGATGGTCTCTTGGAGTTGGAGTTGGTTATGGAATTAACCTCAACAATAATCAAGTAATTAGTACTGGACCATCATTAAATATTGGACTTATATGGTCTCCAAAGTGGCTTAGGTTTTAAAAAATTATAGAGTAATGGCAAAATCATCAAGATTCGTTAAATTAGACGACGACGTATTATTAGAATTCATGTATCATGACCAATCACAGCCTGATTTGGTTAAAATTGAGAATGACAATAATGGAAGCCAAATCAAGTATCTTAATACGATTGCTGGAAATAATAGCGCTTCAAGGTTACTAATACACGAACTTGGATCCGACGTTGTAGAATTTACTGTGACAACTGCAAATGGATTTATTGTTATTAATAGTTTTGCATCCCGTGCCTTATTATTAAAAAATGGAAGTACTTACAAATTTGACTTAAGTGATATTAATACAATAAATAACCCTGCAGGATTTAATATTCCTGGAGGAAATGGTTACCTATCAGGAACTACTTACATTTATACACCAACAACTAATGGTAAATATGAGTACAATTATACAAATTTAGCAGGTACAGAATTTAATAAAGGAGAAATCCAAGTAACTGACCGTGCAAGTTCCCTATTTTCAGTTCCGTTCGCAGATACTGGAAATGATATTAGAACCGCAGCAGGACAGTCTGGAAGATATTATGCAGTTCCTACTGCTGAACCAAGTACATGGGCTCTTCTTGAAAATAATTTAGGTTACTTAGATTCAACTGAATGGTTAGGAACAGATTCTGCTGGATTACAACCCGTTGCTATTGGAGATGTTGCAGCAGTATGGTATGACACTATTAGATTACACCTAAGAACCGGCTACTCATTTAATGGTAGAGGATATGATGGATTCTTATTCCAAACCAAGGTTAAAAGAAACTCCGGAGTCTATAATTATTTTAATTCAACGGTTTATTTAAACCAATCAAATTTTGAAATTCAAAACCCAAATCCATTTATATTAGGGGAATCTTCGTATTCTAAATATATTGAAATCAAAGTACCTTCATTGGTTGATATGTATTCGCCTGCAACAAATGAAGAATTTAAAGATACATTCTTTGCCCCTTCGGGAACTAATTCAATTCCAGCGACTGCAAATTATGAGTTTGATTTTAGATTAATCGACAGTGTAGTTACTCTTGCAGGTTATGACTACATTAAATTAGTAGAAGGAAAATCTCTAACTCTTGCACAAGAAGATGAATATGCAAATATTGCAGTTAATGTCGAACATGCAACAGATGGAGACTACTTTAAAATCTACGGAACATATAACTCGGATCAAGCAACATTTGAAAATTATATAACTGGAAGGATTGCAACTTCAGGAGATGACATTACAATATTCTATGAGGTTCAAGTTGCAGAGCAACTGGGTCTTAATTATATTAATACTTTTAATAATACTTTTACCCAAACCTCAAATTACGATGAGGCAATTGTGTTCAGACCTGTTATTTTAAACTCTTCAGTATCAAGCAACTTTGTAATAACTGTTAATATGAGAATCTATAATGAAACGGATAATACTCAAATTGTAAAAACCGCTTCTCTAATATATACACAACCTAAAAAGTACGGTAAAAAATTACTAAAACTGGCTCTTAATTCAAATTTTGCTCCAAGTATAGTATACAATACATTACCAAATACAGCAGTTAATAGAGAACTTAATCAATTTGTAAATTCTATCCGACCTAGTGTTGGAGAGACCAAATATGTTCCTGTAGCCCTTGATACTTACAGAATTATGGGAGGAAGTACCTCAGTAACTGTTGATGGAGCCGCAGTAAATGATACAACTTCAATGGATTACAAAAAAGAGGGAGATGGAGTTATAACACTTTCAAAAGTTTCTGATAATTACATTAAGTTTAAAGTTGCCCAACCTGATGGAGATTCGATGAAAAGTATTAGTCTTGTAAATGCTGAAGACCTAATACTTATAATTAAAAGTGGAGCAATTGAACAACAAATATCTCACGACCCTAGTTTTCCAGGAGTGGACTTGGGAATCGGAGAAGTTTTCTTTAAAGTACCAAAAAGCGTAGCAGTCCGATTTGACCAAAGTGATACGAATCAAACATCAGACAAATTTTATATTAACATCAAAAACGGAAGTACTGAATCACTATTGTACTACGGAACAGTAAACATCATATAATGATATTAAATAGTAGAAATAATTTATTCAATTTTAAGTTTCCTAGGACTTTTATTCCTAAGGAGGTAGCTGACAAATATCGAAAGTATTTGAATAGACTTCCAGGTAATTTGATTACTGAACCTATTGATTTTATAAATTACTCAATTCAAGGTGTTGGCCTTCCAGGAATTAGTTTTGACCCAATCGAAACCTCACCAAATGATGGTACAATTACATATCATAGAGGTTCGATTCCGATACAAAATACGATCGACAGACAGTTCAAAGTAACAATGCAACTCTTAGATGGTTATATAAATTATTGGATTATGCAGGACACCCTACTATATTACTATTCGAAGGGAGTCAAAGATCCGTTTATCAACGATATTAAACTTCAGATAATGGACGCAGAAGGAATTCACCTTATGAGCGCTGTTTTTGAAAAACCAATACTTAATTCAATTTCAGACCTGGAGTTAAATATGAGTTCAAATATTGCAGAATTTACAACGTTTGAACTAAACTTTTATTATAATAAATTCGACATAACATTAGAAATAGATAATTAATATGAAAACATTTTTAGATTACATAGCAGAACAGAACATAACTGAAAATGAGTTACAAGTACTAAACGAATCCCTTCAAACCGAATGGACCGAAGAACTTGAGGCTAAAGTTGACGCTGCTCTAGAACAATTTTCAAACACTTATAAGAACGCTGACGGAACCTATAATATCCAAGCGTTCAATGAAGAGATTACTAATGAAGGAGTTTTAGGTAGTATCTTTGGAGGACTTGCAGGTTTTGCTCTTGGTAAAACTGTTGGAAAAACTATTGCCAATATCTTGGGAATCCAAAGTGGTATAATGTATGACATGTTAACCTCAAGACTAGTAGGAGCCGCTCTTGGTTCTTCTCTTGGTAGTAAATTATAAATATGAATTTTGTAACAATTGACTTTTCCTTAAATTCCCCAGGTATTTGTATCTTCTCAGGTAATAAATATCATTTTATTGGGTATTTAAAACCAAACACAGGCACCAAAGCCGAACAAAAGATTCAGGAGGAACTACACTTACTTGAAGATTGTCAGATTCACGATCAGCCGGATTGGACGAATAACGAGGCCTATTCGAAGAGTGAGATGATTAAAATCCAGCGTCACACCCAAACTGCAAATGACATCATTGATATGATTATTGAAATTACAGGAGAAGACCCTGAAGTTGTGGTTGCATTTGAGGGCTCCTCTTATGGTTCTTCGGGTGGAACTAATAATATTATCGATATGGCGGCTGGAGCTGCAATCTTAAAAATGGAAATGATGTCGAGGCTTAAAGTCAAAGATATGTTAACAGTCGCACCTTCGACAATTAAGAAGCATGCTGGAAAGGGTAACATGAAGAAGGATGAACTTTGGGTTAAATTCCTGGATAACGTTTTAAACGATTCAGTGCTTGAAAACTCGTCACTGCTTAGATACTGTAAAACCCAAATCGGAGAGGTTAAAAAAGTCCCAAAACCCTTAGATGATTTGGTGGATGCCTACTTTCTGAATCATCTAGCCCGAACTCTATTTTACCCGGAGGCTTAAAGACATAAGTTATATTCAACATACAAGTTTTTGTTTCAAGAATCTTAAAAAATATTTTAAGAGGGTAAATTTGTGCCTCTAGGGTAAGATTCCCCTAATAAAAAAGATATATAATTAATATAGATTCTTGAAACAAAAAAGAAAGTTTCTATATAACTATCATAAGTAATTAAAGGGCCCTTAAGACTTATTAAATTAAAGTTTAAACAAAATTAAAGCAATTAAAGACATGGCAGAATTTGACATTTTTAATCTTGGCGTAAATGACGTCGACACACACGAAACCCAAGCTTCATCTGGAAGCGATCTTTACAAACCTACCGCAGATGACGGTAAGGATGGAACTTATAAAGCAATGATTCGCTTTGTTCCGAACCCAACAAACCCACGAAACTCTTTAGTGAAAAAATACGTACATTGGCTAACAAATGCTAATGGTGACGGTAAAATGGTAGACTCTCCATCGACTGTTGGAGCACCATGTCCTATTGCAGACGTATTCTTTAAGTTACGTAAAAGTGACTCAGCAGTTGACCGTAAAATGAGTGATAAACTTAAAAGACGTGAGCAATACTTTGCACTTATTAAAATCATTAAAGACCCACAAAATCCTGAACTAGAAGGACAATACAAAGTTTTTAAATTTGGTTACAAAATCAAAGAAAAAATCGACGAGGAATTAAAACCAGCTTTTGGTGAACCAACTCAGGTATTTGACCTATTTGCAGGTAAAAACTTCGAATTGATTATTACTCGTCAAGGAGATTTTAACAACTACGATAAATCAAAGTTCTCTTCAAAAACATCACCAATTGAGATTGATGGTAAAGCAGCGACTCGTACTCCTGAATCGATGGGTGCTATTAAAACCGAGTTGGAAACAGCTCCAAGTTTAGAGCCATACGAATACAAAGCATGGGACGGAGAAACTCTTGATTTTGTTAATTCTATTCTTAGAAATTACTTAAATCCTGGAAGTTCAATAGATTCAGTTGTTAACAAACCTGCGGCTAAAAAAGCACCAGCGAAATCTGAACCGGTTGCAGAAGCTAATGATTTTGAGTTCCCATCAGATATGGTAGGAAATCCAGACTCTACGAATGTAGACTCTTCAGATGACTTAGATTCATTCTTGAATGACTTAGATATTTAATCTAAGTTACTTTTATAAACTAAAGGGCTAATTAAACTTAGCCCTTTTTTTCTATATAATAGTATGCAAAGTCAAAAAATCACAGAAGATTTAAAGATAAAAATCAGGAGCTTGGTAAAACAAGCAATTGTAAAGGCTCATAATGAGCCAAGCAAGCATATGATTAAAGAGATGCCGGGTAGAATTACGATGGCATGTCCCTATTGTGGTGACTCGACGACTGACCATAAAAAGAAGCGTGGAAATCTCTACTGGGACACCTTACAATTCCACTGTTTTAACTGTGGAGTTCACTCAAATGCATACCAATTATTAAAAGACCATCACGTAAAATTCCAAAGCACAGATGATTCCATCCAAGTTATTGATTACATTCAAGAACATAAAATGGAAACAAATGAAATTGAAGTCCTTGAACATGACGTTTTCAAATTGACTTATGATATGGCACCAACCCGAAAAGAATTAATGGAATGGTTTAAATTTAAAGAAGTCGAACCTGGAGACCCAGCATTTTTCTATCTTAAGAATAGATTATTGGCCAGTCAAATGCACCGATTCATGTACTCTCCTAAGGATAAAAGAATTGTAGTACTCAATGTAGCTCCAAATGACAAAGTTATCGGTTTTCAAACTCGCTCAATCGACAAGCGTTCTAATTCTCGTTATTTAACTTATGACCTTGAGAAGATGTATCAAGAGATTCAACGGGAGATTGTGCTTACTGATGAAGAGTTGATTGGCGTTAAAAAACTTTCAACACTATTTGGAGTAATGATCGTAGACTTTGAACGCGATGTTACAATGTTTGAAGGACCTATTGACGCAATGTTCATGCAAAATTCGATTGGCTTGGCAACTGCAGGTCGTTCAACTCTTGAATTTGATGAGATACCTACAATTAGATATATGTTTGATAACGATACTACCGGTAAAAAGAAGATGATGGAAAAGATCCGAAGAGGCAAGCAAATATTTACATGGGAGAAATTCTTTAAAGACACTAAAATTGACAAGGACTGGGAAGATTACCTACAAAAATTGGACAAAGATGAAAGAGATAAATATCCTAAACATATAGGTGATTTAAACGATTTGGTGATCGCATCGTGGCTAACAAAAAATAAATGTTTAGCACAGATTCAAAAGTATTTTACTAACTCCAGACTAGATGCATATTACCTATGATAAAAAAAGATTTTTTACAAATGGTTGCTCAGGAATTCGAAGATTTTGAAAATGAGAAAAACAAAAGAAAGAATATTAAGATGATGCTTGATTTTAGCACATCAGCATATTCTCACAACACAAAAGAATTTAAAATGACTAAGCCAAGATTAAAGGCAAAGTTAAAAAGTTCAGTATTCATTAAGGACAATAATAAAGGAAATTCACTTTTTTAAAAGCATAATATATGACAGACGTCAAAGACAAGATAACTCAGCTCGACGAATATTTAATTAAGCAGAGAGAAGATTGGACCCAAAAAATAAAAGGTCTAACTGAGGAACTTAAGTTAGGTAACAATCTTGAGAGTGTAAGCGCATTCACTCTTAGTTATCGACAAATATTGGTTGAACACTTAGCAACCATGGGTAATAGAATCAAAACCCAAAAATCAGTAGTAGATAAAAAATATAAAGATAAATGGATTGAGTATTATAGTTACGACTATAAACTCACCGATAAAATGCGTGAAAAATTCGTCGAAGCAGACATTGCCGACGACACGAATATCCTTGAGTTGCTGATAACTCAGAAAAACTTTTTTGAGGGTTCAATTAAGACACTCGATAATATGGGCTTTGCAATTAAGAATCGCCTCGATATTAGTCGTTTATAAAAAGATCGCATGAGATTTGATTTTAACATTAACGGATGATAATCAATTTTTAAGAATTGATGAAGCAACCGAAATTGAGTTAGAGCAGATTAGAATCTCTCTGACCAAAAGAATAGAAAGCTGGAGGTTTCACCCTCTAGTTAAACGCGGAGTTTGGGATGGATACGTATCATATATTAAAGATGATAAATGGATTCCTGCCGGACTTTGGCGTCATGTTATGACAATATGTAAAGAATACCGATACGAACTTAAAATCGAGGGTATTAAGAGGCTTATTGACTCCAATATTAATGCAGAACAGTTTGAGGTTTGGGCTACTGACTTCTTTAAGGGCTCACAGTTTACACCTCGTGACTATCAAATAGAAACTGCATATAACATTTTAAAATTTAGAAAGTGTCTAGCAGAGCTTGCAACTTCAGCAGGTAAGACACTGATTAGCTTCTTGACCGTCGCCTACATGCTTGAAAAGGGGCATGCTCAACGGATTCTTTTCATTGTACCAAATGTTTCATTGGTTGTTCAGGCCCATGAAGATTTCCATGAATATAATTATAAAAATAGAATTGACCTAAGAATCCAACAAATATTTGCAGGACAAGAGGTTAAAAAGAACAAAAATATAATTATTGGGACCTATCAATCATTAATTAAGAAGGACGCTGCCTATTTTGCAGAGTTCGACGCTGTTATTGTAGATGAAACGCACAAAGCAAAAGGTGCCAGTATTAAGGAGATTCTTAGCAAGTGTGTTAATGCAAAATATAGGTTTGGACTTTCGGGTACAATACCAAAAGATGGTACACTTGACAAATTAACCCTAATGAGCCAGACTGGCCCAGTTATTAGTGAAGTTAAGGCAAGTTTCTTACAAGAGCAGGGGCATATTGCACAATGTGTTGTTAAGGTTATTGAAATGAACTATGCAACTCCAAAACAGCGAACAGCTTTCATGGAATTGGCCCAAAACAGATATGAAAATAAAGATGTGTTCTCATTAGAACAAAACTTTGTAATCACTAGCGATGCGCGACTTAATTTTATTTCAAATGTAATTGCAAGAGTTCCCAGGAACTCATTGGTGCTTTTCCATCGAATAGAACATGGACAAAGACTATATGAAAAGTTGAGACAAGAGAGCAACAAAAGGGTATTTTATGTCGATGGTGGAACTGCTTCAGAGATCCGAGAGGAATATAAAAAGAAGATGGAGGCTGGAGAGGAAATTGTAATTGTTGCAAGTTTCGGAACCTTCTCTACAGGTATATCAATCAAGAAAATTCACAACATATTTTTTACCGAATCTTTTAAATCAGAGGTAATTATTAGACAATCAATTGGACGTGGACTTCGACAACACGCATCAAAAGACAAAGTATTGATTGTTGATTTTGTAGATGATATTAGAACACTCGAATGGGATAACTATTTATACAAGCATGGAAAGGTACGCCAATCTATTTATAAACAAGAGAAATTTGAATACACTGTAAAGAAAGTGGATTTTGATGGGGATATATAAACATAATAACGTAATAAAAAAACATATTAAAAAATGGCACAAGTAAATAAAATTTCTTCATTTAAGAGTTTTACTGAAGTTAAGAATCAGGAGGCTACGATGAAATTAAGAGAAACTAACAATGCAAAAAGACAGGAAACTGTTGGTAAAATTGGAGCAATCCTTGACGAAATGGGGTTAACATCTCTATCTGAGTTAGATGAAGAGAAAAAACAAGCACTAATTAACAAAATGTTTGGAAACGTTTCAGAAGATGAAGCAGACGATATTGAAGATGAACTTAATAAATTAGGAGAACCTAAAAAACTAGAAGAGAGAAATGCATTCTTAGGCGCAAGAGCAAAAGCTATTGAGGAAGAGAAAAATGAATTTGAGTTTAACGGTAAAACATATAAAGTAACAGTAAACGAAGGTAATGCCTTTGGAGATGCTGTAAGAAAAGCAAAAGAAGACGGTAAAAAAGAATTTGAATTCGACGGTAAAACTTATAAAGTTGAGGAAGGTAATGCCTTTGGAGATGCTGTAAGAAAAGCAAAAGAGGCTGGAGAGAAAGAATTTGAATTTGATGGTAAAACTTACAAAGTTGAAGAGTCTATCGATGAGGCTAAAAGAACCAAATTCACTGGTAAAACTGCTCATGATTTATACACTCAAACTGGTGGAAAACCATTCGAAGTGTTCGTTAAAAACGACTGGTACTCAGTTAACCCAGAAGAATTAAAAGATGACAAAGATACTTATTTTACTGGTTATACTAGAGATGGTTCTGATTATGAATTCGATCTTAAAGATATCGACTTTATACAAGAATCTTTAAATGAAGGTCGTGTTAAAGCAGCTACCCTACTTCAAGAATTAATTGATGGAAATACTTCTAGAGCAGAAGGTATTAAAATGTCAAAAGACCTTGCTGAACATTATTTATATTGGTTAAGAACTTCACCTTACGGTAAGAAAAATGCTGACCTACCTCTTTACATGTTAATCAAAGCAAGTTTTGTTTGGGGAATTGAAAGACAATTAGACCCTAAATTAAAAGTAGAACTTGAAGCACTAAAAGGTAGTATTAAAGAATCAGCAGATTTTATTACTGAGGCTCGTTCAATTAATAAAATCCAATATGACTGGTCTAAACTGACAACTACAATGGCTGCAACTGCACAAAATTGGAAAACTGCAGAAGGACCTGCTAAAGAAATGTTACTTGGAAAATTAAAAGAGATGACTGCTCAAAAGAAAGCTCTAGAAGCTGAATTGGATGCTGCTATTGCTGACAAAGACAAAGACATCGAATTGGTAGTTTCTGAAGCATTCTTTAGATTACCAAAAGACGTTATTGGTAACGAATTATACTTAGCAACTCAAAATTTATCTAACCTATATGGTAGAACTTTAGCTGGAAATGATATTGATGCCGGAGTTATTGATACTGTTATTAAAGCCCTAAACACTGTTAAAAAATCTATTAAGAAATTTAATAACAAAGAAGAGGTTTTAGGAACTGTTTACGAAGCTAAAGCAAAAGACTTAAAACCAAACCACAAATACACATCAGACTATGGTGAAGTTACATTCATCAAATTAAATCCTGATGGTAAAACTATGAAGTTGCATTCAAAAGAAACTGGAGAAATCAAAACCGACATTTCAAATGCATACAACATGGAATTAATTGAATCAGTTGTTAATGAAGGAGATATGACTAAACACTATGATGGTTTTATTCTATTAGACCAAAAAGGAAAAAAGACATATAAGTTTAAATACGTTAAAGGAACTAGTAATGTTAATGTTGAAAATGCAGCTATTGACAAGTTAGTAAAAGCAACTGGAGAACCAAGAGCAAATTTCATGGTTCATGGTTTTATTAAAAAAGGTGAATGGGATAAAAATAACATTAGTGTATTTGAATCTTTAAATGAAGGAAGCGCTAAACAATTTGATGTTGACTTTAACAATATGGTTAGAAACATTAAATCTGGTTATGGTTGGATCGATCCAGAATACGTAGCAGATACTTGGGAAAATTCAAGTGACTCTATCGATTTTGAATTAGTTAAAGGAGAAATCTACAAAAGATTAATTGCTGCTAAATTATTAGCCTACGCTGATGACGAAGATGAAGAAGCAGCAGGACAATATGTTAAATCATTAAAAGAACTTGGAATTAAAGAATCTTTTATTAATGAGGCAGAAAAATTTAAAAGCACTCAAGATTTTGAAGAGTTCTTAGAGGAAATTGATGGTATGCCAGAGCATAGAATCAAAAGAATCATGGGTAAAGATTACATCGATACTCCAGGAGGTTTCAGAGATGAAGCAGATGATTACGATAATGACATTGTAGAGTATACTCTTTCTAACATGGGTCGTAAAGATTTTGAAGCACTTAAAGCATGGTGGGAAAACAATGTTCAAGAATCTTTAAATGAGGCTGAAGTAAAATCTGACGATGAATTTAAAGAATATGCAATGACTGTTTTGAAAAAAGCATTTGGAGATGACTTTGATGAAGCAAAAGCAACTGAAGTTATTGATGGAATTCTTGGAAAATGTGGCGATGATTACGGAGCTGCAGTTGGAATGATAACAAGTTCTCTTGGAGAATCAGTAGTTACTGAAGGCATTTGGCCTAAGTCTAAATTAGCTAGTTCATTTCAGTTTAAATTAGCAGACGAACTTAAACAAAATTTTAAAGGAGTATTCTATAGTATAGGTAATGATTTATACCATAATGATGAAAAAGTATACTCAATCGATGGAGATAAAGATAGTATAGACTCTATAATTTCAAAACTTAAAAAAACTATTGATGAATCAGTAGTTACTGAAGGTTTTGATGCAAACTACTGGGAAGATTATCAAGAAGGAGCTCAAAAAACGAAAAACCCAACTGCTATGGTAATCATGCAAGACGTACAAGCTGCCGTTGAAGAGTGGAATGAGAATAATGAAGTTGGACCTGAAAATGAAGTAACACCGGCCGGAGAAAAGAAAGTCTTAAAATTAGCAAAAGAATTTGTTAAAGCAAAAGGTTGGATTTCATTCGATATTATCGATGCAATGATCGCTCAGGAATCTTAAAAATAATTCAAATAAATAATACCTGATGTTTTACCATGTCAGGTATTTTTATTATATTTACACTATGAAACACATTAACCTATTTGAAGACTTCTTAAATGAATCTGATTATGCAGAAGCAAGGGCTGACCTTTCACTAAAGGCATCTGATCTACTTGCAAAAAGAAAGGAACTTAGAAATAAAGTTAATGACCTTAACCAAAAAGTGGATGACCCAAAATCTGCAATTCAAGCCCAAATAGCAACCCTTAAAATGCAGGCTCTGGACCTTGATAATCAAAAAATTAGAATTAACGCAAATATACTTGATTTAAGTAAAAAATTAGAAAGTTTATAACTATGAAACACATCCAACTATTCGAACAATTTATTAACGAAGGAAAAAATGACTACGTTAAATATGTAAAAGACGCATCAAAGAAAATATTTGCACGTGGTGGTAACGGTCAAAATGTACTTGATTATCTAACAGAACTAGGAAAATATATTGATAGCACTATTGACCCAAAGGCAGACAAATGGTATGGTCCACAAACACCATCACTCTTCCAAGAACTAGTTAATAGTATGGGAATTGATGATATCGAACATAACAATGTTTCCGGTGTAAAAAGCAGCAAAAAACCAGAAGCTTTTAGAGGTGCTAGCGATTTAATCGCTGTTACCAATGATGCGATCAAACGCGCTAAAACTAATGGAGGAAATGACACTGGATGGGGTAAAGCCGCATTAGAACTTGCTGGACACCTTCAAGCTTATAAAGTAGGCGCTGGTAATCCAGGTCCTGGAGAAGACGGATTTTATACTGCTCCAACCTTAAGTACATTTACAAGATTGGTTGATGATATTGCAATGGAAAATATTAAAAAGAATAGAGTAGCTCAATAATTAAAATATGAAAACAAGAATCCTTAATTTTAATCAATTCATAACCGAAAGGTATGAAGTTAAATTAAATGAGCAATTGTTATTAGAGGGTGGAGCCGCTGGACACATGTCCCATCCATTCGATAATAATGACCTAACATTTGGAGACTTCAAGAATATGATTATTGGTGGACTTCAAGGTGAACTAAACTTTGAAGAGGAACCTACTGAAAAAACAGACGGTCAAAACGTTTTTGCAACTATTCAAAATGGTGAAGTTAAATTTGCCAGAAATAAAACTGAGTTGCAAAACCCTATGAGTCTTAAGGATTTCCAAAATAAATTTGAGGGACATGCTAGTAAACTAGTACAAGATACTTTCCAATTTGCAGCCGCTGATTTAGCAACCCTACTTGTAAAGTTACCTGCAAAAACGCAAGAGGAAGTGTTCCAGAATGGGCTGAACTTCATGAACATGGAGTTGATATATTCTGCTAACCCTAACGTAATTCACTATGACGTTGATGTAATTCAATTCCATGGCATTAAGAAGACTGATGGTGCTGGAAATATAGTTGGAGATGACAATAGTGCGGCAAAAAGTGTTAGTGGAGTACTTAAATCACTAAACGCTGATGTTGGAAGTACATTTACAATAATTCCCCCACAAGTTATTAAACTACAAAAAGATATAAATTTTGAAGAGAATCAAACTAAATTCTTAGGAAAGCTTGATGCTCTTAAAAATCGTTATAATTTAACCGATGCCGATGCAGTTGCACGATACCATGAAATGTGGTGGAGAGAGCAAATTGATGCAACATTCGGTGATTTACCACAAAATATTAAAGAAGGACTATTATTAAGATGGGCCTATGATGATAAAAAAACCTTAAATCTTCGTTCATTAGACAAAGAGTTAACTAAAGAACAATCTGAAGCTGTTAAGAAATTTGACAAAGAGGATGTTAAAAAGAAATTCAAAGAAAACATTCGACCATTTGAAGACCTTTTCTTAGAATTGGGAAGTGTTATCTTAAAGAATGCTAGTAATTTTGTTGCTGCTTCTCCAGATAAAGAAATGCAAAGATTGCATACTGAAATCAGAACTGAAGCTGACAAAATTAAACTTAATGGAGACCTTACTCAAATTGACAAAGTCGCAAAAGAACTTGACCGATTAGAGAGAATTGGAGGAATCCAGTCTATTATACCGACTGAAGGTATTGTATTCTCATACAAAGGACACATGTACAAATTAACAGGAACATTCGCTGCTATTAATCAGTTGATGGGAATTATAAAATATGGAAGATAAAATGAAACATATAAAACTGTTTGAACAATTTATTAATGAATCAACAATTAATAACTTTAAACCTGAAGTATTAAAGAAATCTAATTCATTAGATGAAACATTCTTTAAGAAATTAATGCCACTTACCGCCAAAACTACCGATACTGCAATGGAATGGATCTGGGATTTTGAAGGAGAAACTATGTTTGTTCATTTCCAATATTTTGAAGTTAAACCACTTGGCAATATTATCGATACTCCAAAATACAGAATACATAATGCACAGTATTGGTTGAATGATACCCAATTAGCGCTACAAGGTAAAAGAGGTGAAGAGGTTAATGTAACCAAATTATCATTTACTGATATAACAGACCCTAAAAAAGAGAAATCTTTAGGTTCGATTTGGGTTGATACTAAAGTTTATTTAGACGAGCAAAGAAGAGTATTTGAAGTAACAAAAAGTTCATCATAATTAAAAAACAAAGAGATGGCATTACAAAAATTAAGAGAGTATTTTAACGAAACCAATAGAGAAACTTTTATTGATATGTTAAAAAATAGAGTGTTAGTAACTGAGAAAGTTGCAGCACCTACATTTCTTGTTAAAAGAAATCTTGATGGGTTTGAATATTTTAAATCTTCAAATTCAGAAAAATTAAATCTAGTTGACAGAACTATTATCTCCTTATATGAGATTGCAATCAACTATATGCAGAGTTTACCAAGCTCTACTAAAAACCAAATGCCACTTGATTGGAGATTTGGATTTGAATATCTACCGGAAGTTAATGTATCTAAAATTAAATACGGAAAGACTCCAAAGAATAATTTAATCTTAACGCACATCCAGCAAATGGGAGAAGGCGATAAAGTTAAGAAAACAATAAATGACCCAGTTATTCTAAATAAATGGGCAAAAATTCTTGATGTACAACAACCAAGCGTAATTTTTGATGGCTATTTATCTCAATTACAAAGAGATGAACTTCTTGAATTACTTGGAATGAGCGATAGAGAATTTAGTGAATCATTTGACTATTTACAAGAAACAAAAGACAAGGTTAGTTTTACCAGTAAAGTAGTTAAACTTTTTAATCCAAATGCCTTTGAAACCGCCTTAAATGCTGATATTGAAGACGAATTTGACGGATTAGTTGTTAATTTTATCGACGAAAAATCAATAAAGTCTTTTAAATTAGAGGATTTTATCAGAAAAGGGGTTGTTGATAACTCTTCGAGCCACATGTATCAAATTGCAGTTACTGACTTCTTAGAATTTGCAACTCAATTTAATATCGACGAAATCCAATTAGAAGACGAGAGAGCAGATTATCGATATCTAGAAATAATGTCAATAATGTTTAATGAATATGTTGACAAAAATTCCTCAAAATATATTGGAGTTAATTTTGAAAGCGCTGAATTTTCATCAGCACAATCTTTTAAATTAAACTCAAAATATATTACTAATGAAAAGACACTAAAATTTGTTTCAAATGACATTTTAGCAGAACTACTTAAAATGATTTTAGGTTCTTTTAGAAAGAAAAGAACTAAAACTAGCGATTTAATAGATGATGACACTATGGCACGTCTAAATGAAATTATCGAAAAAATCAACAAGAAAATATTTGTTGAAAGTACTGATGAGAATGCAATATATGATTACCAAAATTTTATGTTGCGCGATAAAATTAAATCTTCAGTTAACTTAAATGAGGCGCTTAAGCTGACTCATGTTGAACAAGGAAAACAACCAGTAAATATGTTTGTTGGACGATTCCAACCGTTTACATTAGGACATGCTAAAGTTTTAGAGACTATTCATAAAGAAAATGGCTACCCAGTAGTTGTATTCCTTGTTAAAGCAAAAACCCAAAAGAAGGGCGATGAATTTAGCAGACCATACGACGAAAAGACGCAAATTGAAATGTTCAAAAACGTTCAAAAGCAATATACATTCCTTAAAGAGATATTTGTAATTCCAACTGGAGGTATTGATATTATGTTTAATGAAATGAGACCTAAATATGAACCAGTACTTTGGGGAACAGGAAGTGATAGAATGACAAGTTATGGTTATCAAGTTAATAATGATGCGTATAGAGACCAATTAAACTGTAGAGCTGATTTTGGACTTTTTGAAATTCCTAGAAACGACGATGATATTTCGGCTACTGCGGTTAGAAATGCCCTATTAGCAGGAGATGAGAAACAATTTCAGAATTTAACACCAAAGGCAGTTCATGGAATGTATGGTGAACTTAAATCTAAAATTGAAGATTCAATGGGAGTAGTTGCTGAAGGATTTACCAATGAAATTATGACATTCGAACAATTTATTAACAAAGATATATAAAACATAAATAAATATAGAAATCCTATGAATTTTAATGAATTCCTAAATGAAGGTAGTACTTCAACTTATGGTGGACCTGCTGGACTTACCAAAGATGAGACGTTTAAAATTGCTCAAAAATTTGCAGATGCTGCCGCTAGTGTTGACCCTGAAAAAGGAAAATGGGGTGTAAACAAAAGAACCTTAGAAGAGGATGGGTTTGACCTAGACTACAATGATGTGGAATTTGACGGTGGTTCATATAACATTTACAAAAATGGTAATGTTGTAAATATGGCTCTTCGTGAAAATCCAGTTTTAGGTAAAATAGGAGACGATATTAAAACTATTGCAAAAGGTTTTAAAAAGATGATGGCAAATGAATCTGCTACAAACGAGGCTAATCTAGTTCTAGGGTTATCAACTAACAATTATCCTGCTGGAACAATTGCAAGATATCGTATAGAATCCTCTGTAATTAACCTAAGAAAAGTTGCTGATTTATCAAAAGACTCATGGAAAAAATATTCAAGAGCATTTGCTGATGATGAAATTGGTTTTGAAAAATCAAGCGATAGAAAAGAGGCATTAGATGCTATTCAAAAATCATTCGATAATGGTAAAAATGACATTAGAGAATTTGGTTTAAATGAATCAGTAGTTAATGAAACTGGATTTAAAAAATCTGACATTAAAAAAACTATCGACTTTATTAATAAAGAAATTGGAATAGATCCAGGATATGCTCTAATTGGAGATGAAGACGATATTGAAGAATTTGACAAACTTTGGGATCGTGGTGATTATGAAGATGCATTTGACTTTTTAACAGTTGCAACAAACATGGAAATTTCAACATTTGCCGATGTTAAAGATGCTCTTAAAGAATCAGTAGTTAACGAAAGAAATATCACTATCAAAAGACAATACACTGATAAAAGTCCTGCAGTTACTGTAGGTAAAGCTGCTAAAATTCGTAACAGAATGCTAGAGGCTATTAAAGATGGTAAAGTTTCACAAGAAGATTTTAATAATATTCTTAAAGAAATGACTACAGATTCTAAAAGATGGTTGAGAAGAAATGCTCAGTGTTTTAATGTATCTGAGGATGGAATTACCCTATCAAAAACAGGTTCTAGAATCCTTAAAAATATTATGGTTTCTGAAGCCACTACAAAGGCCCCAAAGATTTGGGTTCCTGGAGGATTTGATAAAGAAATTTCAAAATACCCAAATAGTAAAATTACCAGAAAAATTGTATTAGATGCGGCACTTAAATGGGATGTTAATCCAGAAGATGCTATCAAGTATGTTGAATTTGGTTGGGTTGTTGACTTAGACGAAAATAAAAATAACAACGATATGAACACAAAATTTATTTACGAGTCTTTCGCAGATTTCGTTGCAAACAAATTAAATGAAAATACATTAAACGAGGCATTTAAAAGTACTAAACTTTCTAACTTGTTCTCAGTAGGAAGCGCGGGTACTAAAGACCTTGCAGGAGCATTCTATAATTTCTCAAAACTAGCACTTGACCAAATCGAGGATTATGACATTATTGAAATGGACCCTCAAACTGCACGTAAAGAAAAAAGAGCAAATGCAATTTACTTCTATATAGTAACTAATCAAAAAGTAAATCCATATATTGAAGGTAGTAATCCAAGCACTTACAATAATGGAATTATCCAATCAAATACTCTATTAGCAATGACCAATGGACAAAATGAATGGTACTCAACATCATATAATAATTATACAAAAGGAGAAACGATAAAAGTTGCAAAATCAAGAGAAGATGCAGCAGGTTTCGATAAAAGAGACAGTAAAAGATATGATGGTTCGGGAATTACATCTCTTACTAAAGTAGCTGAATTGGCTGATACTGCGTATGTTATTGACTTAGACGTTCTTAAAGCAAGATATTCTACATCATCATTAACATTTAAAAGAGCTGAAGATAAACGTGGAGCTACTGCTTTCCAAAGCGACAAAGACTTTAAAGCGGCAAACAAAGCACGTTATAATGAAATCTTAGCACAAAAAGCAGTTGCAATGCCAATCGATGAAGTAGTATTAGGAGCTATTGATACTCTTGCTACTCAAATTAAAGATGCTCTATCTGCGGGACAAAAGGGAAGATATGGAGAACTTATTATCGGACTAGACCCTAAAAATAGAGAAATCAAAATGAGTGATGCTTCTAATTTAATGAGAAATATCCTTGATGAGTACAATAGATATGTTGGATATGTTGTTGATGCTGAAAAAGAAGTTGCAACTGGATATAGTGGAAAATTCTACGAAGGTAGACTAAAAGAAAGTGCTAAAACAATAACAGATTACGTTAAGAAAGTAGACGCTAAAAATTACGCTTGGTAAAATGAAACACATTAAACTATTTGAGCAGTTTGTTGCTGAAGGAAAATCAGATGCTTTTCCGGAATACAACAATGGATATGCTCCTGGAGATTATAAATACATGAAAGAAATGAAATCTCTTCTTTCTAAAATTAAGGGAATTTCTGAGTATGACGATATGGACTCAACTACCCATGTTTATATAAAATCTGCTCCTGGAAATAGTGGTGTTGATTTAACTAAAGACATTCAAAAGGTTCTTAAAGGATTTGATGGTAATCTAGATTTAGATAATATTACTAGTAACATCGGTAAACCTGGAGAAACTAGTCCTAATGACCAGCAAAAAGGAATTGTTACCTATAAAATTGCTAAAAAAATTGATTGGTGGACACTTAAAAGAGCAGCAGGAAAAGAAAAACCTAGCACTGAAACCGTTTTAACTGACGATATTATTTCTGGAATTTTAGATAGAATGGCCCAAGTTTCAACGACTCAACATGAATTAGCAGACGTTCAATGGACTTCTTTAGAAGATTTACTTAGAGCAGCAGAAGACCACATGACTGCGACTAATTATAAGAAATTTTATAAAGAAATCAAGGCAAAATATCCTAAAATGAAATAAGATGAAACATATTAAACTATACGAACAATTTGTAAATGAAGCAGCCGCGGTAAAAGTTACCCTGACTCCTGATTTATTCGATGATAAAAACTCTACTTGGGGTATGTACCAAGATTTAAAAGATACAGGGTGTTCTACATGGAAAATCAACTGTAATTTATTAGCAGATTCTGATGATGATATTATCATAGGAGAACGTAATGTTGTTATGTTTTCAGTTAGTGTATGGGATGATGGTGAAGCAGTTGCTAAAATCGGAACTACAAACTCTCTTAAAAGAGAACCTTCTGGAACTTTTGGTAAGAATTTCACATTTAATGTTGAAGATTTTAAAGCCAATTCAAAGAAACTTTCTACCGAAATTGCAGATTTCTTAGTAGACAAAGAACACTTTAATTGGATTAATAAGAGCATCACATCAAATAGAACACCTCTTAAAATAACTCCTAAAGGAGATTTTAGTCAGGTAATCGAAAAACTAATAGAAGCAGCGATTAAATAATAAGATAAACGACATGAAAAAATTAAAACAATACGAGGAATTTATCAATGAATCATTACTTATTGAAGAGTATAAATTATATGAAAAAAAGTATACACCTCAAGAGAGAAAAGAATTAGAAAAAAATGGAGAAGCAATGCCAGGCGGTAGGTTTCCTATTAAAGATTTAACTGATTTAAGAAATGCAATTCACTATTTAGGAAAGAACGTTGCAAAAGACGGTGCAGATGTTGCTAAGTTTATTGCAAAAAGAATGAAAGAATTAGATGGATTAAAATATACTGACATGTTTTCATCAGCCCTAAAAAATTCAAAGTTAGGCGATGAAAAACAATATTTAGCATAACCAAAACTTTAACATAAATTTAACACTCCAGATTTTACAGTCTGGAGTTTTTTGATTATATTTACATATCTAATTTTAACAAAGAAATATTATGTACAAATTTAATCGATTTCCTTTATGTTCACTAGTTTATTTTGAAGCTGCCAAAATCCTAGGTTATGACGACAATGAAGCAGCCTCACTTGCACAAGGTAGAGCCGCATTTTTCGCAGCCGCTAAAATGGGTTTTAAAAATAAAAATAGTGTGGTTGATAACCCTAATATCGACCTTGTAGAATCTATTCCTTTTGCCGGATTTCCCGCGTTTATCTTACCTGCCGGAGCTATAGAAGGTGTTGATGGTATTGTATGTTGTACCCGAGATGGAGACAAAATCCATGAATCTTCAAGCCACTTTAAAAGTGAAAATAGAATTATCAATAACGTAGGTTCTTTAGGATTGGCTAAACTTAAGCAACACATTAATGATGAGTTACTTGCATTAGGTGACAAAATAAACGCAAATGACAAGGTTTATAAAGTTTACGTTAAGATGAGAGACACTGCTAGACACGAAAATTTTTACGAAGATGTTCTTTTATCCGCCTAAGCCCGGTACAATATTCTTTAAATCAATTCCATTAGAAAATTATCTAGTGCAATGGAAGTGGAGAGGATGGAGAATATGTATCAACCAAAACGGAGAATGTTTCACTAGAACAAAAAAGAAGATTGACATTACCACCCATTTCCCTAAACAATCATATGACTATCAACTAGATGGAGAGATTATTAGTAAATCAGAGGAGATAGAATATCAAGTTAAGGGTGCTATTAAAAGCGGAGATTATGAAATCAAGATTTTTGATATTTTTATTCCATCCAAACCGGATTTAAAACTAATTGAAAGGTTAGAGATATTAAAAAATGATTTTGGAATTGATGTCAAGCATGAAACCGTAAAAACATTTGATGATGTTAATAATTCACTATCCAATGCGTTATCTCTAGGAAGAGAAGGTATTGTACTAAAATTAAAAGATAGTGTTTGGAGAGCCGGAGAAACTATATCAAATATTGAACGAGATTGGATTAAAGTAAAAGCAAAAATATGAAAAAAAAGACAGCCAAAAATAATTTTGAAAAGACGGGTTTAGTTGATGCCGAAATTGTTGCTCATCAATTAATCCATGAAATAGAACACATGTGCAATTCTATAGAAATTAGTGGTTCTATTCGTAGAGGTGCGGAAGAGGTTGGAGATATCGACATTGTTGTAATACCTAAAGATATCGATAATTTTCTAGTAGAGATTAAGGGTATTATAGATTATGATTATGGAGGCACTAAAAAGGTATTTGGTATCTATAAAGAACGACCAATTAATATATTCTTAACCAATAGCGATTCTTTCGGTGCATGCCTTTACCAAACTACGGGTCCTGTTTTTTATAATATCCGTAAAAGAACCAAGGTAAAAGCAATGGGATATAAACTCAATGAGTACGGTTTATTTTGTAACACAACCGGAAACAAAGTTGCCGGAGACTCTGAGAATTCAATATTTGATTTCTTTGGTTGGTCAAGAAAAGATCCCAAATTAAGAGTGTGATATATAATAAAAACAAATTAAAATCATGCCAAGTACAAGTAAAGCACAACAAAAATTAATGGGTATGGCATACGCTCTTAAAAAAGGAGATATGGACCCAAAGGATGCAAGCAAAGAAGTTAAAGACCTTGCTGATTCGATGACACTTCAACAATTAAAAGATTTTGCAAGTACAGAACATAAAGGACTTCCTGACCATGTTAAAGAGGGAGAAGACCATGAAGTTGGAATGGCAATGAGTCAACTTAATGCAATTTCAAAAGCAGTTGGAGAATTACTTCAAAAAATTGGAAGAGAGGAAAAGGACTTACCAGGTTGGCTACAAGACCATATTTCCCAATCTTATAATTATATCAAACAGGCAAATGATGGTTACTATGAGTTAGAGGAAATGGTTTCTCCTGATAGTATTGGAGGAATGGGAGCTACCGCTCTACCCTCACCGACAACAGTAGGTTCTGGAGATGTTCCGAAAGGAGCAGGAGATGCAAAAGAAGAGGAGGAAGAGGAAAAGAAAAGACGCAAAGAATTCTTAAAGAAGTTTAAATCTTTCGAAGATTTTATTAAGGATTAATTAAAAATTGAAACAATATTCCAAACCTCAGTATAAATACTGAGGTTTTTTTAATTTAACAATGATGCAATATTTTTTTAAACCAGACAATTATGCTAGGTGGTCAGAACTGGCTACCGAAAAGATTAGTGTGACAATCGATTCGTGTACTACCCAGAGGCACATAGAATCTGCCAAAAGAATGATTGATACATTTATAATGATTACTGCTCTAGAGGATAATATTGAAACAGAGGAGCTAGAATGGATTGTAAATCTATATTGGTTAAAAATCTTTTTAAAAAAACAAACTCTTTTTGAAACAAAATCAAAACAATAAGTATAAATTAAGAACTTAAAAATAAATTAAAATGGAATTCTTAGAAGCATTAAGACAAGAGGACATGGTAACTGAAAATGGAATGGCAACTAATTCGACATCGTTGAATGCATGTGTTGACCTTTTCTTTAACATTGGAGCTATGAGAGGACAAGACAAACAACGTTTGATTGCTACTTTCTCTAAAGCATTTAATGAAGACCCTAAGCGTGCTATGAAACTCCTTTTTTGGGCTAGAGATGTTAGAGGTGGAGCTGGAGAACGTCAAGTTTTCAAGGACATTTTAGTTTATTTGGCAGAAAACCATGATTTGGTACTTAAACCAAACTTACACTTAATTTCAGAGTATGGTCGTTGGGATGACTTACTAGCCCTAGCAGGAACATATCTTGAAAAGGAAGCATTCACCCTAATTTCTGATGCAATCATCAACGAAAATGGTTTATGTGCTAAATGGATGCCACGTAAAGGAGCAGTAGCTGAAAAGTTACGTAAATTTACTGGAATGTCCCCAAAGCAGTACAGAAAATCTCTTGTAGGTTTAACTAATGTTGTTGAAACTAAAATGTGTGCTAAAGACTGGAATTCTATCGATTTCGGTAAATTACCATCTGTCGCTTCAGCAAGATACCAAAAAGCATTTGGTAAAAACGCATACGAAAGTTATTCAGCCTATATTGCTTCTCTTGTAAAAGGTGAGGCTAAAATTAATGCAGGTGCAGTTTACCCATACGATGTGACTAAGTCTCTAAATTATGGAAACTCAAGCGTAGCAAACGAACAATGGAAAGCTCTTCCAAACTATATGGAAGGCGCAAACGATATGATTTTACCAGTGGTTGATGTCTCAGGTTCTATGTCTTGCCCAGCAGGCGGTAGTAAATCTGTAACATGTATGGATGTTGCAATCTCATTAGGTCTTTATATTTCTGAAAGAAATGAAGGTCCTTTCAAAGATGCATTCATTACTTTCTCAAGTAAACCACAGTTACAAGTATTAAGTGGCTCATTGAGTGATCGCTACACACAGATGTCAAACTCTGATTGGGGAATGTCAACGGATCTTGAGGCGACCTTCAAATTGATTTTAAATCAGGCCACTAAGCATAAACTATCGCAAGATAAAATGCCAAATAAAATCCTAATCCTATCGGATATGGAATTTAATGCAGCAGTTTATACTGGAGGTTATAGTACTAGATTTAAAGGTGGAACTTGGAATCCAACTGCTCAGCAAATGATTGAGCAAATGTATGCTGACGCAGGTTACAAAGTACCTCAAATTGTTTACTGGAATATTCAATCCCGAAATGGAGGAGTACCAGTTGCATTTGATACTCAAGGAACTGCACTGGTTTCAGGATTCTCTCCAGCAATTATGACAAGTTTACTTGGAGGAGACATAGAATCTCCACAACAAATAATGGATAAAACAATTTTGAGTGAGAGATACGCTCCAATTGTATAAGATATATAAAGAAAATTGGTTCCTTACAGCAATCCATAAAAAGCAATTATAAACTACGCAAATATTGGAACCAGGCGGATCGGTACAGCAAAAAGTACACACACAGCTATGATAGCCAACGTATTACAGAGATAGTATCAAGTATAACAGGCAAATGGAAGTCTAACCAGGATAAAAAATAGACAAACGTCATACCACCCCAATAGGTGATAAGTAGGATGGGTCGAAGTTTAGTAGACGCTCGCGAAAATCAAAGCCGAAGACGTTAAACAGGGTTATTCCGCCGGGAAGAAAATCACGAAAAACGATCCCGTAATAATTTAATCCTGACAAAATTGTTAATAACTTTTTTAGTCAGGATTTTTTTATGTCGATTTTTTGTATTATATTTACATATCTAATTAAAGTGCATAAAAAACAAAACCAATATATAACATATAATACTTAAACGAAACTTATGAATATTTTAGACGAAGCAAGCGGAATTGTTAATAACCGCTCAGAAGAAGCAGACAGACAGTATGGTCCTTTCTCAGAAGGTATGGACAGAGCTGCAATGATTTTTAGAGGTATGACCGGAATCGAAGTTACCGGAGAACACATGTTTAAAGCACTAGTTGCACTTAAATTCAGTAGAGAATCGTACAATCACAAGCGTGATAATTTATTAGATGCAGTTGCATATATCCAAGGATTAGACAACTACATTAACGAAAAGCAAAACAATGGTTAATATTTACACAGTTTTAGATTCATTAAAGGGTAAGAAGATTGCAATTGATGATGTTGTAACTACTTATAGTTCAAAGAAGGCCAGCCATAAAAGTGCATGGGCTTTCTTATTAGCTAATCAATTAAGGTCCCTAGGACTGGATGCTGAAGTACTTACCAAGTCAGAAGATATTCACCAATATGATGTTTGGTTAGTAGCACTTCCAATGGAATTCCAAGGTTCTTATAACCTATTTGGTGGAGCCACTGACGAACCAGCAGAAAGGATTAAAAGATTTTTAGATTTTGGTGGAACAATATATTGTTTGAATCGAGAAATGCCAGATGTTGGAGCATTCGCGCAAAGTCGAATGAAATCATGTTCACCCTTATGGGCATCTCTTAATGTTGAAGCACTTACAAAGAAGAGTAAAGAAACCGAAACAATTGAATTGAAATTGGCTTCCGGAACTTTTGTCTTAGGTGATTCCCATTCAGTTTCAGTATACCAACCGGGCGCAAATATTAGCCGAAATGATGGTAAAACCCTATTTGGAGTTATGAAAGAGGGAATGACATCTTATATTCCTGAAGGAACTGACCATCTAATTACATACTTTGGAAACATTGATGTTCGTCATCACTTATGCCGACAAGAAAAACCAGTCGACGCGGTTAAAGCCCTTGTAAAAAATTACTTTGAGCACTTACAATCACTAGGAATTCAAAAGAATACCGTTGTAAAATTATTGCCTATCGAATTTGAAGGTCGCAGAATTCCAAAAACTGGGTACTATAAAGGTACTCCATTTATCGGAACTCAACGAGAACGCACTCAATTGATGGAAATATTTAACGAAGAGGTTGACAAACTCTCGGCTATATATAATATGAACGTAATCGAATGGCCGATTCATTGGTACTCAGCAGACCCACAATATTTTGCCGATACTTACATGGAGAAACCAGGTTCCGTTCACCTATCTAGAGAGTTTTACCAATATGATTTCGAGACGTCCGAAAAAAATGTTGTGCTAAAGAAAACTATTAACACTCTTTTTTAAAACAAAATAATATGAAAAACATTTTTTTAGATTGTGGAACCCATCTATGTGAAGGGTTACTAGAATTTCAGGCTAAAGGAGTTATTGATGATACATTTGAGATTCATACCTTTGAGGCAAATCCTGAATGTAAAATAGAAGAACGTGTAAAGAAAATACCCTTAAATATTACTCCACATAATGTGGCAGTATGGATTGAGGACGGATTCGTATTGTTTAACCAAGAAAATCATAAAAAGAGTAATTGCGGTTCCCCGACTGATGGACAATCCGATATAGATGGATGGGCATCTTCGATTAATGGAATAGGATTTTACTGGCCAGGATATGAGACCCATGTCCAAGTTCCAAGTATTGATTTTAGCAAGTTTGTTTCTGAGCTACCCAAAGATTCAAACATAATATGTAAAATGGATATTGAAGGTTCTGAATTCTCAGTCCTAAGAAAGATGATAGAAGAGGGTACAATTAGTAACATAAAGGAAATCTATATTGAGTTCCATGAAAGAGCTATGCCATCTGAATCTGTTGAATCCCGTCAAAAAATAGTTAATGACATTACAAACCTAGGTGTAGTAGTACATGAATGGTTTTAATTTGAAACTTTTTAAATAAAACTAGTATAAAAATTATAAATTAAATTTTAAGAAAAATGAACAAAATTAAAGTAGGAATTATCGGAACAGGAAATTGCGCTAAATCATTAGTTGAAGGTGTACAATATTACACTGAAAATCCAAATGATATTACCGGAATGATGAAGTCCGATATTGGAGGTTACAAAGCAGAAAACATCGAGTTTGTATGTGGATTCGAAATTGATGAACGTAAAGTTAATCAAACATTAGGATACGCTCTTAAACAAAGACCAAACTCTGCATGGGATATTGTTGACGTAATTCATTCTGAGGCTCCAGTTTATGAGGCTCCAGTTATTGATGGTTATGCAGCCCTTATGGATAACTATCCAGAACAAAATCGTTTCTTAGTTGACGAAAAACTAAGAAATTCTACGGACATGAATCGTACTGATTGGACTCCAAAAAAATCACGTGAATGGAAAGACTCAATCATTGCTAAATTAAAAGAGCATGGTGTTGAAGTACTTATTAACTACTTACCAGTAGGTTCACAAAAAACAACTGAATTCTGGGCTGAAATTTGCCTTGAAACAGGAATCTCTTTAGTAAACTGTATTCCAGTTTTTATCGCATCTGACCCAGCTTGGGAGCAAAGATTTATCGATGCTGGAATTCCAATTATCGGAGATGATATGCGTTCTCAATTTGGAGCAAGTATCCTTTCTCAAATGTTACAAGAACTTGCCTTTGAAAGAGGACATCATGTAAAAGCGCACATCCAAAGAAATGTTGGAGGTAACACAGATTTCTTAAACATGGAAGACAAATCTCGTCTAGCATCTAAAAAGATTTCTAAAGAAAACGTAATTCGTGCCCAAAACGAAATTAGAGGAATCTCAACTGAAGATTCATTCTTACACGCTGGTCCTTCTGAGTATATTGCATTTTATGGCGATAACAAAGTTGCTAACTTCCGTTTAGAACTTACAGGATTCGGTGGAGCACCAGTTCTTTTTGATGCTCAATTAAGTGTACAAGACTCTCCAAACTCAGCTGGAGTAGTAATCGATGCAGTTCGTTATTTAAGAGTTGCAAGAGAATTAGGAGTTGTAGGAGCATTAAGAGGTCCTTCAGCGTTTACTCAAAAAACCCCACCAGATCAAATGATGTTTGCTGATGCTGTTTATGAGTGTACTGAATTGGCTGCAAGACGCTTAACAGATTCTACAAGAAAACAGTTAGTTGCTAAAAAAGCCTAACAATCCAATTAACCCAAAGGGGAGAGAATAACTCTCCCTTTTTTTATCAAAACTTTACGCATGTTAAACATATTTAAAACCAAAAAACCAGTCGATATCTATGGATACGATTTTGATGGAGTAATTTCAATTGGAATAACTCCAAGAGCAACCACAGATTTTGTTATTACCGGAAGATGTATTGACGAACAAGACGAAATCCGTGCAATCCTTAAAGAGAGAGGAATTAAATGCAAAGTGTATTTTAATCCAATGACTCTTGAAGAACGTGGAAACCATACAGTTGCAGCTAGAAGGCATTCTGGAAATCACAAAGCAAAAACCCTTAATCGTTTAAAAGATGAAGGTGTTATTGTTTCACGTTTTTTTGAAGATGACCCAATCCAATACCAAATTATCCAGGAAAACTGTCCTGATGTTGAATTGGTTAACATTGTATCAAAATTAGTACAGAAATAAGATGAGTAGGGTTAAACTTCCTGAGTTTCCAATTTCTAAGTTAGAAAAAACTCGTCTTAAAAAGAAATACGTAAAAATATTGGGTGCAACCGAAGGTGTTGACGATAGTATGATTGGCGAAAGTATTGCTAATTACTTAATTCCTGAAATTGATTATAGGGGAATGGTTTGCCTTGACCTTGGAGCCAACATTGGAGCTTTTACTCAAATTGCGCTGGATGCCGGAGCAAGTAAAGTTTGTACTGTTGAATGCGATGCCAGAAACTTTGCAAAACTCGAGTCAACTTATAAAAATGATGATTACGTTGATTTGGTTTATGCTGCCGTTTCCGGATTGCCTAATAAAACCTTAAAAATATTTAAGTCTGCTAGTCAAAACGCACATTGCTCAACATCAATTGAGAGCAAAATGAAGTTCAGCGAATATGATGAGGTCGAAAACATACACCTAAAAAAGTTACTAAAGAAATACAACCCAGATATTATCAAGATTGATATTGAATCTGCCGAGTATACCCTAATCGATACTTTATTAGATTATGAACCTAAATATTTATTTATTGAATTACACGCAGGAAAACATAGGGCTGAAATGTATCAAGTACTGGAAAGATTAGAGTCGATTTATCCGCATTCAAGAGTGGTTCCATTGATTATATTTACCGACAATTTGATAGCGCACGACTGCTTCTTTAAAAAATAAAATATAAAATGACTTCAAATAAACAACTGCTTGAGATGGATTCTCAAGCACTGTTGGATTTAATACCAACAGAAAAAAGACAATTGATCCGAGATTTTGTTCATGAAATGAATCGAAGAGAATATGAGGTTCGTTTTGCAAAAACATGTACCTTTGATACTTTTAGACACAGAGAGGGTACTGGAGAGAACATCTTTGGCCATGGATTTATAGTAGAGGGACGTTCAGTTCCATACTTCCACCCAAACCGTTCATTCCACGATGAGATTATTTGGTTAAATGAAAATGTGTTCTACAATCCAGAATGTACTTTTGAAGACCGATTAATTAATGCAGCAATTGTAAAGTTCTATGGTCCGTCGAATACAATTAGTCTATTAACACACGACACTGGATTTCCATTCGTTAAATATGACCGATTGGTTAACGACGAGAAGTACGTTCTGCAGTGTATGGTTAATATGGAGAATGCAAGAAGGCGTGGTGAAAAGATTTATGGTACTACAGAATTACGAACAAGTCTACAGACCGAATCGAGAAATCATGCAAGGGTTCTTAAAACTCCTTATGATGTATTAATTGGTGCCGAACCGGATCCAACCAGACAGAGTCGAACAAGTGATATGTTTTTTTGGTTTACCCTACTAGGTCCACGTTTTGCAGAATTCTATGCCAAAAAACCGACGATGGAAGAGTCGTTTAACTTTTTAACATCACATCGAGGAATTGGAAACTATTATGGTTACCATTTTAGTACCAACCTTGCCCGAATGCCAGAAATCGGAACGCCAGACCTATTGCGACCAGGCAGCCTATCTGGAAATCTTAACGAAGACGATGACTTTGTTGCACCTGGAGTTGGAGCGATGACCACAATCAACTGGTTCTATGAACACTTAGGTTTTTCAATCTCGTCAGAAGTAGGAGCCAAGGTTATCAGACAAATCAGGGACACTCAACATGAATTCTTTGATTTTACTGGAGAAAATCTTGACTATTTAGAAACAATCACTGAGACCGGAAGATTTACAACGTTTGGTACAGAAATTAGTTGTTGTCAGTTTGGTGTATTTTTACGATTGAGAGATAGTAAAAAGATGGCCCTAAACCGAGCAAATGCTCCAATTTCTAAAGAACAAATTGGTGAATCATGCGAAGTAGATGAACCAACATTTAAAAGTTCATGTTTATTTTAAACAAGTTCAAAATTACCTATAAAACTATTATATAAAAAACTTATGGCAAATATAGACAATCAATGTAAAGACCTGGAAGTTAAAGACTTCTATTCAGATTCGACCACCCACCTGGCGGATATTATGGAAAACCAAAAGAAAATGCAGGAGCAGACTTATGGCTTTAATTTTGAAAATATGTCAATTAGAGAAATTATGAACTTCTGGCATGTTAATACACATGCAGTAGTTGATGAAATTCACGAGATGACAGATGCCCTTGGAGGTATTAAAGATGGTAGTGGAAATGCAGTTTGGAAATACTGGAAAAAAGACTTTTCAAAGTATGAAACTATGAAAATTAGCGATCTATCTGAAGAGGACAAAAAAGAACTTTATATGGAATGGGTAGACATACTACACTTCTTTATAAATTATGCGTCTTCAATCGGATTAGATGCAAAAACAGCTTACAATTATTACTTCGCGAAAGCAGAAGAAAATGTCGCAAGACAACAACGAGGGTATTAAATAAAAGATGTAAATGTTTTCATTTACCTTTGATATATAATATATGAAAGCATTTATATATCAATGGACTAATAATCTAAACGGAAAGAAATACATCGGATCACACATTGGAGAGCCTGAAGACGGTTATGCCGGTTCAGGCTCTTATTTTAAGAAAGCATTTAATAAATATAAAGATTTTTTTACTAGAGAAATTTTAGAAACTATAGATGGAGAAAATGTCTATGATAGAATTAAAATACTCGAAGAATCATATTTACAAAAAGTAGATGCTGCTAATAATTCCAATTATTATAATATCACAAATTCATATTATGGCGGTAATGTATATCAAGGGTTATCAATAGATGATAAAAAGAAAATGATAGAAGGTCGGACCAATGCCGCAAAAAATGATAGATTAAAAAATCCTCAAAAATATGAAGACATTGCTAAAAAGAAAAGTGCAATTCAAAGAGAAAAAGGTAAAGACGTTTATCAATTTACAAAAGATGGACAATTTATTGCAAAATATTCATGTTTAGAAGAAGCACATAAAATAACTAATATATCAAAAGGAAATTTACATTGCGCGCTTAATGCTAGCAGAAATTTTGCAAGTGGATTTAGATGGTCTTATAAAAATATACCAAATGATTTAATTCCACCTAAAAAACGTAATCATAAAAGTACTGGAAAGCAAAAGAATCCATCTAAACATATCAATATTATATATGTTCAAATAATTCAATGTGATTTAAAAGGAAATGAAATTCACACATGGAATAATAAAAATGAAATTCAAGAACATTTAGGTATTAGTGCACAAATGATTAATCATGCGATAAATGGTAGAGGTAAAAATAATACCGGAGAATATAAAGGATTTATATGGAAAAAAGGTAAACAAATTAAAACGACAAAATATAATTAACATGAACTTAAAAAACAATTATTAATGATTTTAGACATCGAACAGCGTGAAAAAGATGTTATCATTTCATACTACAATGACAAAGGAGAAGTAGCATTCAAACAATACCCAGTGGATAAATTCCAAAATTGGTATGTTTGTGATGACAAAGACAAAGCGGCCAGTCCAGAGTATAAAAACTGGGATGGCCGTCCTGTTAAACTAGGATATGGAAAACAATTCAATAAGTTTTCCATTCTTTATTTTTTAGATAATCTTTCAGAGAAAGACAAAAAAGATTTAACAGCATATAATATGCCAAAAACTTATTTTGTCGATATTGAAACTGAAATTGTTGACGGCTTTCCAAAAGCCGAAGAGGCCAAAAGTAGAATTCTTTCATTCTCAATAATTACTCCAGACCGTAAAGCAATCGTTTTAGGTTTAGAGGATATGGCATCGGATAAAATCCAAAAGATTCAAGACGATACCAATGAGTACTTTAAAGATTTTGATATGGACTGGGAATTTAAGTACCATAAGTTTAAATCAGAGTATGACATGGTGTACACATTCTTAATGAAATTCTTACCAAAGTTTCCAATGATGACTGGATGGAATTTTATTAACTATGACTGGCAATATATTGTTAATCGATGCAAAAGACTTCAAATCGACATCAAAGAAATTGGTATGACAAATTCAATCGATCATACTGATGGCCGACCTCTTCATATCGGAATTCTTGACTACATGCAATTGTATGACAAATATGACCGAACTGTAAAAGTTAAAGAATCCAACTCTTTGGATTATGTTTCTAGTCAAGTCTTGAACGTGAACAAAATCAAGTTCACTGGCTCACTACAGGACTTATACCGAGATAACTTTGTCAAGTACATATATTACAATGTGGTCGATTCAGTGCTTGTATACTACATTGACCAGAAGTTGAAGTCGATGGAGGTACTATTAACCTTGGCAAACATTACAAATATGCCATTGTATAAAGCAAGTTCTCCAGTGGCAGTTACTGAGGCGATTATGGCCAGAAAACTTGCCGAGCAAGGAATGCGAATTGGAAGCGAAGAGAAAAATGATAGTCAAAAAGATGGACAATATGCTGGAGCATTTGTAAAAGAACCAATCCTTGGATTCTATGAAGGTGTAAGTGCATTTGACTTTGCGTCACTATATCCTTCGATCATGAGACAGTTCAATATATCTCCAGATGCATACATCGAAAAGATTTATAAAAGTGAAATTGAAGAACGTAGAAAAAATAAAGAGGTTATTGTTTGTGATAATGGTGTAGTATATAAGACCGAAGATTCAATCTTAAGAAAAATATTAAGTGACCTATATGCGCAGCGTAAAGATTATAAAAAAACTTCTTATGAATATTTCACAAAAGCTGACCGGTTGAAAAAACTGCTCCAATAAAACTTATATATAAATTTCTAAAATAAATTATCACCAATGAGCAATATCTTCGAAAAACGAGTAAATATTTTACCCTACGAATACCCTTCTCTATTAGCATATAAAGACGCGATCCGACATTCATATTGGATTCACACAGAATTTAACTTCACAACAGATATTGATGACTTTATGACTAAAGTATCTGACGCAGAACGTGAAGTAATTAAAAGAGCGATGCTTGCGATTGCACAAATCGAAGTAAACGTTAAAACTTTTTGGGCAGACCTTTACAAAAGAATGCCGATCACTGAAATTGGAGATGTTGGTATGACATTTGCAGAGTCGGAAGTTAGACACAAAGATGCTTACGCACAATTATTAAGAATCCTTGGATTAGAAGACGAATTCCAACATGTAGTAGAGATTCCAGCAATTAAAGATAGAATTGCATACTTGACAAAGTATTTGGATGGTACAAGAAGTAAGGACAATAAAATGTATACGAAATCCGTATTGTTATTTTCATTGTTTATTGAGCATGTTAGTTTATTTAGTCAATTCTTTATTATGATGTCTTTCAACAAGGAGAAAAACTTATTTAAAGGTATTTCGAATGTAGTTGAAGCAACGAGTAAAGAGGAGGAAATCCATGGAAACTTCGGATCTGAATTGATTAACATTATTAAGAAAGAAAACCCAGACTGGTTTGATGAGGAATTCGAACAACTTATAGATTCTGCTTGTAAAAAAGCGTACCTAGCAGAGGTTAAAATTCTTGATTGGATTTTTGAAAAGGGTGAACTTGATTTCCTATCAAAAGAAACTATCAAACAATTTATTCAAAATCGTTTTAATAATTCTCTACAACGAATTGGAATGAAACCCGTATTTGAAGTTGATTTTACAGAAATTGAAAAATCTTTATGGTTTGACGTTGAGATTCTTTCAACTAAAGAAGGTGATTTCTTCTACAAAAAATCGATTGACTACAACAAAAAGTCTAAGGCAATCACCGAAGACGACTTATTTTAAATTTTAAAAACAAAGAATTCAGAATGGAATATGAAAAGAATTACTGGCTTAACGAAGACAGTAGAACATTTTTATCTAGAGGTTATATCACAGAATCTCCAGAGCAGCGAATTAAAGATGTAGCAAACACCGCAGAAAAACAATTAAAAATTGAAGGGTTTGCAAAGAAATTTGAGGACTATATGGGTAGAGGATTCTATAGTTTATCAACTCCAGTTTGGATTAATTATGGAAAAGACAAGGGACTTCCGGTTAGTTGTTATGGAAGTAACGTAGATGATACTTTAGATAGTATTTTAAATGGAAGCAGAGAAGTTGGAATGATGTCAAAATACGGAGGAGGAACTTCTGCATTTTTAGGAAACATCAGGGCAAGAGGAACTAAAATTTCGACAGGTGGAACTGCAGATGGTCCCGTACACTATGCCAGATTATACGATACAACAGTTGATGTATGTAAACAATCAGAGGCCAGAAGAGGAGCATGCGCAGTTTGGTTACCAGTTGAACATAATGACATTTTAGAATTTTTAGATATTGGAACCGAAGGGAATCCAATTCAAAACCTACAATATGGAGTTACTGTTACTGACGCTTGGATTGCTGAAATGAAAGCAGGAGATGCAGACAAACGTAAAATTTGGGCTAAGATAATTCAAAGACGTAATGAGTTTGGTTTTCCTTACATTATGTTTAAAGACAATACCAATAACAATTCACCATATAAAGAATTGGGACTTGAAATCACAGCAAGTAACCTTTGTAGTGAAATTCAATTACCTACAGATTCATTCAATTCATTTGTTTGTTGTTTAGGTTCTATCAATTTATTACATTGGGACGAAATTAAGGAAACCGATGCAATCGAAGTTTACACTCAGTTTTTAAACGCAGTTATGGACGAATTCGTTAACAAATCTTATAACATGCCTGGAATGAAAAGAGCATGGAGATTTGCAAATGACCATAGAGCACTAGGTCTTGGAGTATTGGGTTATCATTCACTATTTCAGGCTAAATTAATTAGTTTTGATTCACTTCAAGCAAAACAATTAAACTATGAAATCTTTTCAACAATAAAAGAACGTAGTGAAGCGGCTTCAAGATGGTTACATGATGAGAAAGGTTACCGTTCAATCCGACCAGGATACGCTAACACTACCCTAGTAGCGATTGCTCCAACGAAAAGTAGTTCATTTATTTTAGGACAGGTAAGTATGGGAATTGAGCCAATCAAATCTAATTATTTTATCAAAGACTTGGCCAAATCAAAAACAATTTACAAAAATCCTTTCTTAATTGAAGAACTTGAGAAGTATGGTTTAAATACCCCAGATGTTTGGGAAGGAATCTTAAAGAGAGACGGAAGTGTACAACATTTAGACTTTCCAACCAAAGAGGTTTTCAAATCTTTTGTTGAAATCAGTCCAAAAGAAATTGTGCTACAAGCGGCTCAAAGACAACATTTTATTGACCAATCACAGTCACTAAATTTAATGATACATCCATCAGTTTCGGCTAAGGACATAAATACATTATACCTTTACGCCCATGAGGAAGGGGTTAAAACTCTATACTATCAATTTAGTCAAAGTTCAGCCCAGTCTTTTGCAAGAGACATTCTTGAATGTTCAAGCTGTGAGGCATAAGAAACCGGCAATCTGAAACATGATTGCATTTTAGGACCGGGACTAGTTCACGGAGGTGTTAAGCAGGGAATTCGCTACTCCCTGCTTTTTTATGTTTAAAATCTAGAGATATATAAATAAAATAAAAATCTTTTGCAAATGATTCCAATCAAGCTTTTCGAAGAATTCTTATACGAAGAAAATCTTAAAAACAAATATGCTAAGAAAGTGGCATGGATTATGAAGTCTCATGATATTCATGCAACTTCAGGCGATGTTAATGGTCGTGAAAAGAAATACAATATTGCCGCTAAAGGTAACCTATTCTTGAACTATGCAACCAAAGAGGACTTTGAAGATGATAGCGTTGTAGTACCTGGAGATGTGCCAATACTTAATTATGGCGGAGCAGTCGACCCAGAGGCGATCGGATTCTTAAAGAATAAAGGTATTAACAACGATAATCTATACAACAAGAGAGAATTACTTCCACTTTCAGGAGACAAGGTAAAATTTGCCAAAGCAGCCGCAAAATTTGATTGGCTTCCAAAGACATGTTTTTCAAAAGAGGACGCAATTAAAGGAGACGTCGGTTTTCCAGTAATTGCAAAAATAAAAGATGGACATAGCGGAGTTGGAATTCAAAAATTCGACACTGCCAAAGAACTTGAAGCGAGCAAAGATAAATTCGATATCTTTTGTCAATTTATAGATTTTGCTAGAGAATACAGAGTAATGTTCTGTAGAGACAAGATTTTTGTTATTAATGAAAGAGTTCCGAGAATTGAAGATGACCGTTCGATTAAAACAAAAACTGCCGATGAGAAAATCAGTTTTACTTATGTTTATCAAGACCAAAACAAGGTCGACCCTAAATTCATCGAAAATGTGTTATCAATTTGTAAAGACGTTAAAACATTTTTAGACCTAGACTTATGGGCCCTAGATATTGTAGTAGACAAAAAAGGTAAAATGTGGATTATGGAAACATCATCTGCAACCGGACTTGGAAGCGTTAAAATGTGCGAAGTTTATAAGGCAATGTATGAAGATTTTTATGGAGAACCCTTAGATGACGAATTCTTAGAGGACATTTACCTAAAATATGTAGTTCCTGGGCATCAGAATTACTACCCAAAATTTAAAAAAGAAATTGACTCTTCTCAGTGGCCAATGGACTATAAAATATTAACGGATCCCAAAGCAAAAGATGGGTATAGATATTTTTTTAATTTAGATTAATAACATGAAAACAGGAATTTTTAAAACATCGCTAAAGGAAAACGAAAAACGTATTCCAATCCATCCGGCTCATATTGAAAGACTATCTGGAGATATACTTAAAGAACTCGTATTTGAAGAGGGATATGGAACTGATTATGGTTATTCAGACATTCAACTTGCACAAATGGGTTGTAAGTTTGCCAGTCGCGAGAATCTTTTTAAAGAGTGTAGTATAATCATATTGCCAAAACCCGTTGCCGAAGACTTAAAACAAATGCAAGATGGTGCAACCCTATGCGGTTGGACCCACGCAGTTCAACAGAGAGATATTACTGATATTGCAATTGAAAAGGGTTTAACACTTCTTGCATGGGAAGAGATGAACAATGTTAGTAAAAATTCTAAAATGCATACATTCTATCGTAACAATGAATTAGCAGGTTATGCTGGAGTTATTCATTATTTACAATTGGCCGGTCTTGATGGACACTATGGTGAACGTAAGAAAGTTGTTATTTTTGGATATGGTTCTGTAAGTAAAGGAGCAATATATGCCCTACAGGGAAGAGGTTTTAATAACATTACAGTTTATACTCAGCGACCTACTCACCTAGTTGCCGATAAAAATCCTGATGTTTGGTACAAAAACTTTAATGATGACGATATTTGGGAAGACATTTACTCCGCTCATATTATATTTAATGGAGTCCTACAGGACGTAAATAATCCTCTAATGTTTATTAAAGATTTAGACCAATTAGACCAATTACGTAGAAATTGCGCAATCATCGATATTAGTTGTGACAAGGGAATGGGATTCTTTTTTGCCGAACCTACAACATTTGAAAATCCAATTATCAAATTAAGAAGAGGTATTCAATACTATTCGGTCGATCATACTCCAACATACTTATGGAATGCGGCTTCTAGAGAAATTTCTGCCGCACTGGTTCCATACTTAAGTACTATAATAGAACCCCAAAAATGGGAGGATAATCCAGTTATCAGCGGTTGTATAGATATTAAATCTGGTGTTATTATTAATCAAAACATAAACAGATTTCAAAAAAGGATATATAAATAAAATAAAAAAAATTATGAAACATATCCAATTATTTGAAGACTTCTTAAATGAGGCTTCTGATGCAAAACCAGCAATTTTAGTTAAATTATACAATGAATTGGCTAAAGCTAAAAATAAAAAATCATTGACTTGGGGATTTGATGGAATGGAAGAATTTCCTCACGTTATTCAATATGACGGTGGATTAGAATCAGAGGCACATAGACACGAAGGTGAGATGGAGACATACTCATTCTATTTGAATGACGATGGTAAAACTATCCTTGGAATCTATGATTTGAATGGTTATGCTGAAGAGTTAAAAACTCCAAAGGATGCTATTACATGGTGCAGAGCTAATGAATAGTAAAAATATTATTTAATAAGGTGGAACCTGATCCGAATTGCCTGCCTTTTTTTATTGGTATGATTGGTTTATTTTTTATAGTCATGATATTTGACGAATTTAAAAAACATTAAACAAGAACCCCTCCTCAGGATAGAATCGGAGGACCTACTCATAAGAGTTTAACCTGTCAGTAATGACAGGTTTTTTTATGTGAAACAAAACCCCCTTTTTGTCTATAATACTTAAATAATATAAACAATAAATATGAAAATTAAAATTGACAAAGTAGACCAAAACAATTTCATCGGTTTTGTGAATAGACTTAAGGTTATCGATACCTTCATCTACTTTAAAATCAAGGATGAAGTGGTACAGGCATCCGCCTATCTTCCACAAAGAGATGCTGTTAAACATCACAGAGTTCCTGTGTCACAAGTATTCCAATTGGAAGATGGTGCTATTAACACATCAAAAGAATTAAAAATTGCATTCTTTGATGCGGGTCGTTTAACTGACGCATTTAAACAATTTGAATTTGGAAATATCCAAGCTGAAATTGAATTTGTAGAAAATGACGAGGATTTTGTAGCAACTGAATTCCGTATTTTCAACAACGAATTAGAGATTAAACTTGCGTGTTCCGAGCCTTCATTAGGTTATAAAGACCTTACAGATGCTCAAATTGCCGGAATCTTTAATATCGACGCAGCAAACTATGTATTTGACATGGACTATACTGCAACTTCAAAAGTTCGTTCTCTTTTTGGATTGGACAAAGAAGAAACTTTCACTATTGCAACTAACACTGAAGGTGTAAGAATGAAAGGTAAAACTTACAACTACCTCGTTACAGACTCATTCCAAGGTAACAATCCTGGCAATGTAACTCTTTTCAAAAAATATTTAAACCTTTTAGACAAAGAAGATTATTCAGCAAATGTTATGGATAACCGAGTAGTATTGCGCTCAAAAGATTCAGAAACATTACTAACTATCGCTACTTGCCAAACTGCTGAATAATTTATGACAATCGACGAATTAATACTAAAACCAGAGAGTGAGTTATCACAGGATGAAATTAAAATCTTGGTTGAGCATTATTCTATGTTGTCAGCAAAGTTCGGTGCCTATGAGCAAGCAGTAAAAGTAATGCTTAACTCTATTTATGGTGCCTTTGGAAACAAATGGTTTCACTTTTTTAATATAGACATCGCAGAATCTATCACCTTACAGGGACAGTCTGCGATTCTATATTCTGAAAAGATTCTAAACAAATATTTTCAAGAGTTTTGGAATAAAGACCGAGCAGTTCATGAGTTTTTTAACATTCAAGTTAAGAACAAATTGGTTCGACCATCAGTAGTTTATATTGATACAGATTCATGTTACGTACAGTTTGAAGAGATGTATGAATCTATTGAATGGCTTGGAGACAAGCTAACAATTGACCAATTCATTATGAAATTGTACAACTTCAGACTTAAAGATTATATTTTTAAGTGCATGGAGAAATATGCGGAAGCAACCAATACTGAAAACTTCCTCCAGTTTGAATTGGAAACTATTGCATACTCTGGAATTTGGTTGGCTAAGAAAAAATACTTGCAGAATCTCGCATGGGACGATAAAATTGGAATTGATGACAGACACCCATCTCTTAAGAAGGTAAAAACTATCGGATTTGATACAATTCAAAGTTCAACTCCAGCTCTCGCAAGAAAGCAGTTGACGGAGATTCTTAAACTGATTCTTTCAGAAAAACCTACCGCTTCTTTATTGAAGAGACTTGTAGATTATTTGAAACAATGTAAAAAAGAATTTCAATTAGCAAGTGTTGATGAGATATGTTTTAATAAAAGAACAAACAATCTTGAAAAATATATCGTAGATGATACGGTAGAATTTCAATATGGTTTAAAATGTCCGCCAAACGTAAAAGCCGCAGGTTTCTATAATTTCTTAATGAATCAAAATCCAAAGTTTAAGAACAAATATAAGATGATTGGTAACGGTGAAAAACTGAAACTATATCACTGTAAACATGCAACTTGCGAGATATTTGCATACCAACCTGGAGCTCACCCTTATGAAATTGCACCGACAGTTGACTATGAAATGCAATTTGAAAAGAGTGTTATAGACCCATTGAACCGTGTTTTAACCGCAGTTGGACTGCACACATTAAATAGAAACTTAATTTATTCAACCTCATTATTTTAATTATGGATATCGATATCGAAGACTTAACGCCAGACCAAAAAGAATACGTCAATCATTATAAAAGAATCAATAGTAGACTTGAGGTTCTTATGACGCAAATGGCAATAATACAAAATGAGACTAAAGTTCTAATAGAGGAACTTGAAGACCTCAGAAAAAAAGAAACAAAACAATACAAAAATGGCAAAAAATAAATTTACATTTGACGACTTAAATGCAGAACTTGCGGGATTAAATCCATTAGGTTCTGTTATGGACAAATCAGACTTTTCTGAAGTTACTGAATGGATTCATACTGGAAATTACCACTTAAACGCATGCCTATCTGGTAGTTTATTTGGTGGATGGCCAAACAACCGATCTTGCTCAATCGCTGGACCTTCAGGAACTGGTAAAACTTTCTTGACACTGAATTCAGTTCGAGAGGCAATTAACATGGGTTACTATGTAATCTATTATGATTCAGAAGCCGCAGTCGACAAAGACCAAATGCTAAAATTTGGTATTGATGTAACTAAAGTTAACTACCAGCCTGTAAATACAGTGCAAGAGTTTAGAACTTCAGTAACTTCAATTACTCAAAAAATGCAAGAGGTTAAAAGAAAGGGCGGAGATATTCAAAAGATTATGATTATCTTGGATAGTGCTGGTAACCTTGCAACTGCAAAAGAAATCGAGGATGCTGCAACTGGAAGTGAAAAAGCTGATATGACACGTTCTAAAATTTTAAAGTCAATCTTTAGAATTATTATGACTCCATTAGCTGACTTAAAGATTCCTTTCCTATTCACAAATCACACATACCAAACCCAAGATTTTATCTCACGACAAGTTGCCGGAGGTGGTACTGGACCTGAGTATGCCGCTTCAATAGTTCTTATGTTAAATAAGGCGCAATTGAAAGATGGAGCTGAAAAGGTTGGTATCATTGTAAGCGCTAAGCCTGATAAGAATCGTTTTGCTAAACCTCATCCAATTAAATTCCATTTAGATTTTACTAAAGGTATGAACCCTTATGTTGGATTAGAACAATATGCAACATGGGATATTTGTGGAATCACTAGAGGTTCTATCGAGAAGGGTGTTAAAATTCCTAAAGCAACTGCAAGAGGATGGATTTGTAAACACTTAGATGAAACTGTTTCAAACGCAGAATTCTTTACTGAAAAGGTTTTCACCCAAGAAGTATTGGAGAAAATCAATGAGTACATTAAACCACTTTTTAACTACAACACGTCAGCAGAAACTCTTGATAACGAAATCGGAGAGTTACTAAATGATGACTTACACATGGAATAATATGGAAGTAAATCTTAATCGACTAGATGAAGACAAACTACCCATAAAATATATTTTAGGCATCCATGAACAACTAGAAAGTTTTCCGGATGCCTTTGATATTATCCATGTATATGTTGTCGAAACTATGAAAAAACCAGACCGACCAAGAATCAATTTTACAAAACATTCATTGATGACATATCATGCATGCGGTAATATTGAAAATGCGGAGAAGGGCCTACAACAAGCAATTGGACTTGGTTTAATTGAACAAACCCACTTCGAAGAGGGAAAAGAAGCATATAAAATATTAATGAACCCGTTCCAATAAGAAACTTTACCCCAAACAGGCTTATAATCTAAAAAAATATATGAAATTCGGACAAGAACAAGAAAAAATATTCTTTAAGTTATCTTTGGCAAAACCAAAGTACTTAGAAAAAATAAAAAAAGGCTTTTATACTTCAGATGAAATAGATACGATGCATTTTCTTGCAACAAAGTTCTATGAGAAATTCCATGAGACTCCAAAAGCGGATCAAATGAAAATTCTTTCACAAAGTCCTAAATTTAAAGGAAAAGTTGATGAAAGAATTATTGAATTAGTTTACGACACGGATCTTACTCAATATGATGAGGAGTGGCTAGTTTCTACTGCTGAGGCTTGGATTAAATGGAGAACATTCGATACGACCTTAATCGACACAATTGAGTACATTAAAACGACTGAAGTAACTCCAGAAAATGCAGATTCTATAATCTCAAAAGTTAAAAGTTTAATCAATGACCGAAATTCAATTGTATTTAACTCGGACATTGGATTAGATTTCTTTAATCCAGAAGACCACCACCAAAAGAATGGTTCCAAAGTATCGACTGGATATAACTTTTTAGATAGATTACTTTCCGGAGGTTATGACAAAGATGGTTCATTGGTAGTTTATGTTGGAGAACAAAATATTGGTAAGTCTATTTTCTTAGCAAATGATGCTTCAAATTTTGTTAAAATGGGTGTTAACACTGCATTTGTTTCAGCAGAGATGGCAGCTCATAAAGTTCTTAAAAGAATTGGAGCAAACCTACTTACAATACCAATGAATGAATATGATGCCAAAGCCGAAAATAAAGACTTAATGAAAAGAAAGCTTGAAAATGTAGGTGATGGTTTAACTCCACCAGGACAATTATTTGTTAAACAATTTCCAACATCACAAGCAACCGTACCAGATATTGAAGCCTATTTAAAACAAATCGAAGAGGAACGTAAAATAAAACTAGGAGCTATTGTTATTGACTACATTAATATCTTAGCAAACCATAGAAATCTAAACTCTGAAAATACATATCTTAAAATCAAACAAATTGCCGAAGATTTACGTGCAATGGGAGTAAGAAATGGTTGGTTGATAGTTACTGCAACACAGATTAATCGAAACAACTATAATTCAAGTGATATTGGAATGGGAGACGTTGCAGAATCCGCAGGTCTTTCACATACTGCAGATTTAATGCTTGGAATTATTCAAGATGATATTATGCGAGCATCATTTGAATACTGGCTTAAAGTCTTAAAAATTAGAGATGGTGAAGGTAAGGGCGTTAAATGCCGACTAGATATTAATTATCAATATATGAGACTTACCGAAACTGACGATGTTACAAATTCAAACATACACAACTTATAAAAATGAGAACACAAAGAGATAAAATATTCGACAATACATTTGCTGAGAGTGAATTTGAATTAGACAGTTCATTTTCTTTCGATATTGCACCAAGCTACTTAGACAACCGTGACGAAGAGGATAAAATTGAAACGCAAATAATTATTACTAAAATCCACGAGTTAATTGAATCTTCTCGATTCAAACACTTTAATAACATCAATGAATTTAATGAGACTGTTAAATTAAAAAAGAATGAAATTAACGAAATCTATGAATTTATTTCAGATGAGCTCCGACCAAACCATTCAATCATTGAAGTATTTTCGGAATTGTGTGATTACTTTAATGTAAATCCAACAAAATTCTACCAGTCACTAGGAAACAAATTTAAAGAGGAGCTAATCGAGGTATTAGACAAGAAGACAAACGTACTAAAGAAAAAGCATATAAATAGATTATTCTAAATATGATTCAACAAGCAAATTTAAACAAGCCAGTTAAAAGAATTTGGATTCTAGGTGATATGCACTTGGGAGTCCGATCGAGTTCTTTGGAATGGTTAGAAATGCAAAAAGATTTTTATGACAACCAATTTATTCCGACCCTATTAGAAAATTATGAAGAGGGAGATATTTTGGTTCAAGTTGGAGATGCTTTCGATAATAGACAAAGTGTAAACATTAGAGTACTACATTATGCAATTGACCTTTTTGAAAGGTTAGGAAATATCCTACCGACCCACGTAATCTGTGGAAACCACGATATCTGGGCAAAAAAGAGTAATGATGTAAGTTCTATTGATGCACTTAAATGGATTCCAAATGTAAGTATTTACAAAGAACCTCAAACATTCCATTGGGGTGGACGGGAAGTCTTATTGATGCCATGGAGGCGAGATACTGAACATGAGATCGAAACTTTAGATGCTTACCCAAATGCTGAAATTGTATTTTGCCATTCAGAAGTTCGAGGTATTAAATTAAATAAGAAGGTTGATAATCACCACGGAACAGATTCAACATCATACGACCGATTTACTGCAGTTTATTCAGGACATATTCATTATAGACAGAGGCGAGGCCAATTAAGAATGGTTGGAACTCCATACGAACTTACCCGTTCTGATATGGATAACACTAAAGGATTTGACTTGGTTAATTTAGAAGACATGCAGGAAACTTTCTTTGAGAATACAATATCACCAAAGTTTGTTAAATTCAATCTAACTAATCTTTATAATACACCTCTTGGAGAATTTAAAGATGCTATTAGAAACAATTTTGTAGACCTTTATGTTCCATCGAATATTGCAACCACATCGGCTCTTTCGCGACTGATTAATAAAGTACAAACAATAAGTAGAAAAATTGACCCCAATATCTACGAACAAGACACATTCTTAGACGAGGATTCATACGACATGGACCAGATCGAGGACCTATACAAAAATTATAATATCCTACATCTTTGTAATATCTATGTTGATAATACTGTACATGCCGAAGATGTTAAAACGCAAATCAAAGATCGTTTAAAGAAACTTCACGATTTTTATGCGTATAATAATCAAATGGATTAAATATGAAAATACAAAGTATTGAACTTAAAAACTTTGCATCTTACGGTAATCAAGTTCAAACTATAAGATTTGAAGATGATAAATCTGAACTATTTTTAACACTAGGAAAAAATGGTGAAGGCAAAACAACTATTGCTAACGCGATAGTTTTTGCGCTTTACGGTAAAGTCGAAGGTGTTAAAATGTCCGACCTTCCAAATCGAATTAATAAAGAACTTTGGGTCCGAATAACACTACAATGTAAAAGTATTACTGTTGTTATAGAACGAGGACTTGCTCCTGGAATTTTTAAAGTACTCCTAAATGGAATTGAATTTGACAAGGCAGGAAAACGTTCAGTACAAGAATATCTTGAAGAGGAAATCTATGGAATTCCATATCATGTATTCAAAAACATCATTATTCTTTCTGTTAATGACTTTAAGTCTTTTTTAACGATGAGTAATAGTGACAAGCGCCAAATTATCGACAAAATGTTTGGATTCTCTATCTTAAATGATATGCAAAATGCTCTTAAAGAGGAGAGACGAAACCTCAAAAGTGATATTGATGGATTTGCTAGAGAATTGGTACAAATAAATGAAAACATAAAACAGGTTCAAATTAAATTGGACCAATTAATGGCCGAAAGCCAAGAAAAGGACAAAAAGAAAATTCAGCATCTTAAAGACTCTCTTGTTAAATATGATGAGAGTAAAAAGAAGTTAGAAGAGGCTCAAGGTAAAATTACTGCAAGTATCAAAGGTTTAAATTTAGACCTACAAACAAAACAATCTACTGAAACTGAACTTAAGTTTAAAATAACCGAACTTAAAAAGAAATTAGAATTGTATGAGAATAATGCATGCCCAACCTGTGAACATGAACTTACTGGAGAATTTCATAACTCTAGAAAAGACGAACTTGAATCCGAACTAAAGGATATTCCAAGTCGACTTCTAGAAGTTTCAAAAGAAGTTTCAAACATAAAGGATTCTATTAGCGATCTTAGAGACAAGGACAGCGCTGTTCGTGACAAAGTATCTTCACTAAATACAAACATTGCAAACTTTAAAAGGGAACTTTTATCAATTTCGGCAGCAATTAAAGGTTCTACTGATTTCTCCCACATGGAGCAAATTATTGCTGACTTTGAAACACAAGAATTGGAGAAAGGAAATCTAAAAGATACTAAAACAATCGACTATAATTTTTTAGAAATGGTTGAAGAGGTTCTTGGAGAGGATGGAGTTAAAAATCTTGCTATCAAGACTATATTGCCAGGATTGAATGCAAACATTGCAGCTATGACCCAGACAATGCACCTTCACTTCCACCTCAGGTTTGATGAGAAATTCAATTGTATTATCAATCACTTAGGGGAGGAGATTAATCCAATGACCCTTTCAACAGGTGAACGTAAGAAGGCAGACTTTATAATTATTATTGCAATTATTAAAATCTTAAAGTTAAGATTCCCACAATTAAATCTGCTTTTCTTAGATGAGTTGTTAAGTTCGGTTGATCAGGACGGGATCCATAATATTCTAAAAATCTTGAGTGGAGTAATTAAAGAGAGTAAAATAAATTGTTTTGTGATTAACCATACACCGTTACCTCATGAGATATTTGATAAAAAGATTCAAATTTTCAGAGAAAATGGATTCTCTAAGTTTGATATTGAACTAATAGAATAAGATATATACTTAATGGCAAACTATAACCAAAAATTTAACTCTGACGATAGTGTAATTAGACACATCATTATTGGATTTTTAGCCGATTTGAATGCTAAATTGTATTTTCATCGACAGTTATCTAATTCTGAAAGAATTGTCGTAGATGTTCCATTCTACTACTCAATAACTGGAGATGACCAGTTTCTGAGAGACCAGTTCCTTTTTTCAACGGCATCTGGACCTTTTTGTATGCCCGATAAGGCGCATGCTGACGCAAATTACGATATTGTACCAAGAGGAATTGTAAGCCTTTCAGGCCTTACTATTGATTCTGCTAAATTGGTTAATAAAAGAACCATGGGTAATTATACAAAAATGAACCCTGAAGGAATCGTAGAAGCCTATGTTGCAGAATTTGACATGATTCCGATAACTATGAGTTTTGATATTGAAATACTAACATCATCAACATTAGATTCTTTTAAAATAGTCGAAGCAATTATTAAAAGAATGTACAAATCAAATTACTTTAATGTTGAAGTTGGCCATTTAGAAGAGGGTAACTATAGAATTGCATCATATTACGCGCTTCCAGAAGATTACAGTATGGAAAGACCTATAGGATTTACATACGAAGACAAAGACAAATATAAAATAAGTGTTCCAATCGAAGTTAACTCATTCCTTCCAGCATTTAACTGGGGTAATGAACAAAGTTTTGGTATTAACAAACGATCTACCGAACAATTTGCAGGAAACCGAATGTTTACAATTGATACAAATGTGATTAATAAAACATCCAATGAGGAAAGCAATAGGGTTATCGATGAAACCGATTTTGATAATAGGTAAATAATTAATGATATATAAATAAAATAAAATAAAACAATATGACAACTAATATTCTTGCACCATTTGTTAAATTAGACGAATCTTTTCAGTTTTATGTAAGCGGAAGATTATTCGAAATGAGTGAAACAGAAATTAAGGAAGTTGAAGGTACTAACAATTCAACCCTAATTAATGCAATTAATGCATTTGAATCTTTTCAATTTACAGAAGATTCAGTAAGATGGTTCCATGGACCAAGCAAATTTATTTACAATTTAACTGAAGGAGTTTTCCAACATAACAATTCAGAAATTATTGGAAATTCATTCTCAAATCACGTAATGGCTGCCGGTCATATTAGATATGCTGAAAAACCAATTGCTGAATTATTTGAATCTCTTCCAACCCTATTAGAGAACTTTGTAACTCTTGATTTTGCTGCAACTTTTGAAGGAAATGAAGTAACTGTAAATCTTTTTAAATTAAACGAAGAAGTTTACGTTGCACGTTACAACAAAGCAAACAAAATTGCAAAATTCTTTAAAGCAAAAAATGCTAATGAAGCAGTTGAATATGTTACTAAAGAAACTGGAGAATCTGCACTTTCTTTCTTAAAAGAAATGGTTGAAGGACAATCTGCTGAACTTGCACTTAAAGAGCAAAAACTTGCAACTTACGAATCAATGATTTCTTTCTTAAAAGACCAAAAAGGTTTATTGTCAACCGCTGATAGAAGCGATGCTGCTATTAAAGAGGCTGAGTCCCTAATCAATGGAGAAATCAAAGTATGGGAGGACAAGATTGCTCAATTAGATGAAGCCGTTAAATTTATTGATTATAAATTTAATTCTCACAAAGTTCATAATCCATCTTGTGATATTATAGAAGGACATTTAGACAAAGATACTTATATATGTTATGGAATCTATGTTAAAGATAGTGGTTCTAAAAAGGTCGGACAAGAATTCATGGAGTACTATACAGGTGAAAACTATAAGTCAGGTTCTTTAAAAAGATCCAACTCTAGATATTATGAACCTGATACAATTCCAGCAAAATATTTAGCCGCTTGGAACGAGTTAAAGTCTAAATATGAAAATGAATACAAATAAGATAGTATAAATATATTAAATTTTAAAGGGGTCGCCAAGCGTCCCCTTTGGTGTCTAGACTGGAATTGAAACAGAATCAATAATCCATTATATAAACCTAAACTAAATAAATTAAAATGGCTAAAACTAAAAACTATTTAAACAATAAGGACCTTCATGATGCAATGAGTGAATCCAAGGAATTGGATAAATTAACTCCAACTGCAGAAAAAATGTTAATCCTATTGGCTGAAAGGGCTATCAATAGAATGTCGTATGTTAATAAAGACGATAGAGATGACTGCCTCCAGTTTGCAATGTTAGACCTCTTAAAATACTGGAGAGGATTTAACCCAGTCTATCCAAATGCATTTGCCTACTTTACAGAAATTGCCAAAAGAGGATATGCAAAAGGTTGGAATAAAATTCACCCACAAAAATACAAAGGTACTATCTCTATGAGTAGAACATCAGGTGATGATGATAGTGGCGGGATCTATTCTATTTAATGTCAATAAAGAATTTAAAACCAACCAAAAAATCCGGATTTAATCAAGGATATTTTAATCCCAAGAACCCTGAAAAATACATAGGTCCATCACCTATTATTTACAGGAGCTCTTGGGAATATAAGTTTATGATTTGGTGTGACATCAATGACAAAGTTCTTTGTTGGTCTAGTGAACCTGTTGAAATTAAATATTGGTCTAGACAGGGAAACAAACAGAGAACATATCACCCAGACTTTTACTTTAAAATCTTAAAACAGGACGGCTCAAGTGAAGAGTTTCTTGCTGAAATCAAGCCAAAAAATCAAATACAAAAGCCAACACCTCCGGCAAAGCCAACTAAAAAAAGTCTTGCGTCCTACAAATTTCTTACGGAACAATACATAAAAAATCTGGATAAATATAATGCTGCTAAAGAATATGCAGCAAGTCGTTGTTGGCGATTTATTGTCCTAACTGAAGATACAATTAAAAATGGGTTACATTAAGCAGAGAATAACTGAACTTAGCAAAGAATATGGTGGTAAAGTAAAGGCTTCCATTGCATGTATGGATTGGTATGAAGCTGGAATCCGTTCTAAAAGTCAAAATGAGGCTAAATTGACCCGAACCCGCTTTCAACCTGGAAAGATTTATGTTTTTAAATACGATCCAAAATATAAGAAAGAGCTACCATGGTTTGACCAAAATCCGGTAGTACTTGCGATAGAACAAGTTAATAATAATGACTTAGGAATTAATTTAAACCTGTTACCTGTTCCATTCAAGGAAAAGTTACTTGATGAATTATTTACTAAAATGAAAATCAAGGTAGATAAACAGGAAACTGATATAATTTCGGAAATCACTGGAGTTGAAGCACCTAGTAATATTAATGCACTTAAAGAAAAACCTCTCCGAATAACTTATGAGGGGATAAAATTATACCTTGAAAAGTATGGATATGAGTTTGCTCTGCGACAATATATACCTTCAAGAAAAAAGGACCAAGCAGTTGTTAGTTATTCAAAATGGCCGGAAATAGCACTATGTGATTTCTTCCACTTTAAGAATACTAATGTAATGAAGGTCAGATTGATGTTTAAAGACTATTTAAAAAAGAATATATAACTTAAATTAATATAATAATATAATGGCAGGATTTGTACAAAGAAATGGTCCATTGACTAAGCGACCGTTTAACCTAAGTAGTACCCTTAAGAAGTTATCTTCTTTTGGTATGTACTACGACGATTTGGTTCTTAGACAATCTCAAGCAATTGGGCCAGTAGAAGATGAAATTGGTTACGGCCAAATGAACCCAACTGGGCTTGATAGTGATGACATGTATGGCGCGTTTGCAGCCCTTTCGATGGCTGATACTACAATGCGTAAAAATATTCCATTCTTTGACCAAGCATATCGTGGTAAAAGAGACGAATTACGATCATTTGCGCAGCATGATGAGATTGAAGACATATTAGATATACTTTGTGATGAATCGATAGTATATGACAGTAAAAACTTCATAGCAAATCCAGAGATTATTGGAATGGAAGTTTCTGAAGATGTTCAAAAATATCTTAATAAAGCATATAGAGACCTTTACCAATATTTTGGATTTAACCTAGACCAATCAGCATGGTACTTCTTTAGAAAATGGTTAATTGATGGTTATCTTGCATTTGAGATTATTTATAATCCTGAAATGACTGAAGTTATTGGATTTAAAGAAATTGACCCAATCACATTAGTACCAGGTTATAACCATGAAGATGGTAAAAAAGTTTGGATTCAGTTTAAAGACGATCCAGTTAAACAAAGAAAATTGTATGATGCACAAATTGTGTACATATCATATTCTTCGATTACTACCGCATCAAGGGTTTCTTACCTTGAAAGACTTGTAAGAGCATTCAACTTAATGAGAATTATGGAGCATACCAGAGTTATTTGGGCTGTTACAAATTCATCTTATAGAATGAAATTTATTATACCAGTCGGTGGTAAATCTAAAACAAGAGCAAAACAATCGCTTGCTCAGTTAATGAATAACTATAAAGAAGTTGTTGATTTTGATTGGGATAGTGCATCCCTTACAACTAACGGTAAACCAATGTTACAATTTAACAAAGAATATTGGTTACCTAGTAAAGACGGAGAGCAACCTGAGATTGAAACCCTTGGTGGTGATGGTCCAGAACTTAGTGACACAGAATCATTAAAATATTTCTCAGATAAACTTAAAGCAGTTTCAAAAATTCCTTACAATAGATTCATGTATGAAGATGGTGGAGGAGATTTCAATCTAGCAGCCGATGGTATGATTAGAGATGAGATTAAATTTGCTAAGTTCATTAATCGTTTACGTAGTTCATTCCAAGAGATATTGATTAAACCATTATGGCTTCAAATGTGTCTTAAATTTCCAGAATTTAAAGAGGACGCAGGATTTAGAACTCAAATTGCATTGAGATTTAACGAAGATAATATGTTCGCTGAATTAAAGACAATGGAAATTATGCAAAAGAGACTTGAGTTTATTGGTTCAATGAAAGACTCGTTATCTACAACAAATCCAGTAACTATGGAAGAAACTCCATACTTTGACCTTGAATTCTTGGTTGATAGATACCTTAAACTTTCTCCAGATGATAAAGCAGCTAATGATGCTTATAAAGCCCGAAATGATGCTAAAAAAGCAGCCGAACCGGAAGAGGAAAATCCAATGATGGGAATGTAATTAAATAAAAATATAGATACAATGAAAATAATTAAAACATTTGAACAATTCACTAGTTCACTTCAAGAAGATGCAATCGACGCAGGAGAGGATTCAAAAGTAGTAGTTGATGATGTCTCACTTGATTCAGGAAAAACTATTAAATCTACTGAAATTTTAGGGGCTATTATGTCTTCAAAAAGTGAGAAAGATTTTAAAGAATATTTCTACAAACAATATGGGAATACTGCATTTACCGAAGAGGATATGTTTACTCTAGTTAAATTCTTTAATGATTACCAAGAGGAAGTAGCTAATAAAGAAAAGGATGCCGAAAAAGACAAAGGAGACGGTGGAGAAGAAGATCCGTTAGCAGACATTTAATTTTTAAAAATCTTCAAAAATTAACTGGATATATAATAGAAATATAATAAAATAATAATTATGACTAATAACTTACTGATCTTAGAAAGATCGTCAACGGAATTAGAGTTTAAACAAGAAGGTGGGACTTATGTTCTAGAGGGTATCTTTGGAGAAATCGATAAGAAAAATCGTAATAACCGAATCTATACTGAATCTGAATACTTACCTCAAATTGAAGCTCTTCAAGCAAAAATTAAATCATCTAAACTTTTAGGTGAATTAGACCATCCGCAAACATTTGATGTTTCATTAAAAAATGTTTCCCACATTATTGAAGAACTTACGTATGACAATAATACAAAACAGGTTAAAGGACGTATCAGATTATTAGATACTGATGCTGGAAGACAGGCAAAAGCTCTTGTAGATGCTGGTGTTCCTCTTCAAATTTCAAGTAGAGCAGCTGGAGCAGTTGAATCTAATGGAACTGTAAAAATCAAACAATTATTTACTTATGATTTAGTAGCAGACCCTGGGTTTGAGAACGCTGAATTAAAAAGAGTTAATGAAGCCTATGGCTTTGTTAATGAAGGAAACGACTTATTTATTTACGAGATAAATAAAGAAAACGAAAAACAACCAATCGAAAATATAAACGAAACAAAAATGGCAGAGTCTAAATTTATTACGGTTGAGGATTTTAATAAATACTCTAAATATCTTTCTGAAGAAATCAAATCTATTAAAGAAGGTATGAATTCTTTAACAGAAGCAGAGTCTACTAGTTCTCAATTAGGAACCCTAAAAGAATACACTGATTATTTAGCTAAGAAATTAGAGGAATCAATCGCATATTCTGAACACATTGCTGAAAAAGCAGACCAAGGTATACAATATGCAGAAAATCTTGCAGAAAAAGTTGACCAAGGTATTCAATATTCTGAGCATATCGCTGAAAGCGTTGATGCTATCAAAAATTACACTAACTATTTAGCTGAATCTTACAATGAAGGTTCAACTTCTTACGAGAACTTAATTAAATATACTGAATATTTAAGAGAGAACTTAGAGAAAGTAACTGAATATGCTGAGTACGTTGCAGAAACTGTAAATAGTAATCTATTATTAGAAGACGAAGCAGGAATCCCAGCTGAAGACTTAAAAGATGATTCTAAAAATGTTTCTCCAGAAGTAGTTGATGCTGATGGTAATGTAATTACTGGAAAACCAGAAGATGTTGAAGGTGAATTAAAACTTAAAGGTAAAGGAGCCGCTGGAGTTGAAGTTACTGAAGCAAAAGATGGATCTGAAGCAGGTTTACCAGCTGAAGACCTTAAAGACGGTACTAAAGATGTTTCTCCTAAAGTAGTTGATGCTGACGGTAACGTAATCACTGGAACTCCAGAAGATGTAGAAAAGAATTTAGAACTTGCTGGTAAAGGTGATGCCGCTGGTAAACAAGTTGATGCAATGGAGGCTTACAAAAATTCAATCACTTCTAAATTAGAAGCATTAGTTGAAAGTGTAAATGCTAAAAAATCAGATAACCCAACATTCTTTAAATTTATCTCTGAAGAGAAGGTAAATGAATTTAATGCCCTATCTACTGAAGATAAAACTAAAGTTGTAAGTGCAGTTGAAGGTAGAGGTTACCTAACAGAAGGACAAATATTAGCTCTATGGAATACTTCATTAAATGGAACTATAGAAACTCATGATGCACCTGCAGTTATTAAATTAATGCCAACTGAATACCATGATACTTGGGCTAAATGTTCTGAAGGTAAGAAAAACCAAATCTTAGCACAGTCTAAATATCACAAAGTTGAAACAGCTTACCAAGTTGCAAACTTCTGGCAAACTAGAGACCTTAGAGAGGTTGCTCCAGTAATGGAAAAAATCACTATGGTAAATGAATCAGCAGTTGAACCAACACAAACATTAGGTTATGATGCTACTGAATTAGGTGCAGAAATTGCAAAAAGATTCGCTAGATAATCATGAAATATATCCAACTATTTGAAGGTTTTCTTAATGAAAATAATCAAAAGAAAATAGAGAAAGCCGCTGATAAATGGTGGAATTCTTTAATGGAAGAACCAGAACATAAGCATAATAAAGGATGGGATGCTGAAGACATGGATATGTTTATTGACCACCTTATGGAATTAGGTCTGGTTGATGAAGATCGTGATGACCTAGAGGAAGTACGTTCAGATATGGAACAATATGTTGAAAATACTTTAGGATTCGAATTTGATTACGACAACTAATCAACATTATTTTTGGTTTTTTTAAAAATTTCAAAAAAACCATAGATATATAATACTATTAAAACAATTCGATGCTCAGTTAAGAAGCAAAAAACTGAAATTATGTCGAAAACTCGTAATATACGAAAAATATAAAACCATTAAAAAAAATAAATTTACAAATGGCAAATTTAATTAATGAAGCAGAAATCAGAGCAACGTGGGCTCCGATTATCGAATCTGCGACTGGTATCAACGATGCAAGCAAATTAGCTTGGATGTCAGAATACTGTCACAACCACAAATTATACGAAGATGCTTCTCAAATGACTTTAGGTACTGCTGGTAATATCTTTGGTATGGGTGCTACAACTTTACCTGGAAATACTTTCTCAGGTGGTATGTCTACTACAAAAGGTTCTGGTGATAAAGCTCCTTCTTTACTTCCTTTAGCAATGCAAGTTGCTGCTCAAACTATCGGTCTTGACTTAGTACCAGTAGTTCCTATGGCTGGTCCAATGGGATTATTATCTTACTTAGACTTTGTTTACGAAGGTGGTAAATTAGCTGGAACTACTGCTCCAACTTATGTTAAAGCTAACCCAGTTGCAGGTGTTGTAGATATTGCTGCTGCTACAGGTGGTTCTCCAGCTGTTCCAACATCTACATCTTATACTTACATTGGAAAATCTCGTATCGACGGTTATTCAATCTTTAAAGTAAATGGTAACCCAGTTGCTGCTAACGTTGCTGCCGATTTACTATTAGCTGTAAATGCTGTATTATCTCCTGATACTACTGCTACTATCTTAGATGTACAATTAGTTAAAGCTTTAGAGGATCACGTTAAAGGATTCGCTGCTTCTACTGCTTCTGGTACTCCATTCTCAAGAGAAGCTGGAGAACAAACTCCAGATAAAATCATGGGTCTATCTTTATTCTCTAAATCAGTTACAGCTGAAACTTTCCAAGTTGCTGCTGCTGTTACAAGAGAGCAAGTTCAAGATTTAAAACAATTCGGAGTTGACGCTGTTGCTCAAGTTGAAGCTGTTTTAACTAATGAATTAACTCAAGGTATTAACCAATACATCTTAGGAAGAATCAGAACTTTAGGTGCTCTTAACGTTACTAGAGCATTCAGTGCTAACGCATTCGATATAAGCTTACCTACTGCTGCATCTTTAAATGGTGGAGAAACTTTACCTTCTGTTCACAGAAGAATCCTTTCTCAAATCTTAGCCGCTGCTAACTTAATTGCTAACCGTGGTAGAAGAGGTGCTGGTAACTTTGCAGTATGTGGACCACAAACTGCTACAGTTTTACAATCAATTGCTGGTTTTGTTGCAAACCCAATGGCAAATACTTTCGCACAAGCTGCTGGAGCTATCTACCCATTAGGATCTGTTGCTGGAATCAACATATATACTGACCCTACAATGGACTGGTACGATTATTCAATCGCAGTTGGTAGAAAAGGAGACGGAAATGGACCTGGTATTGTATTCATGCCTTACTTAATGGCTGAATCAGTTCAAGCTATTGCTGAAGGAACTATGGCTCCTAAAGTAGCTGTTAAATCTAGATTTGCTCTAGTTGATGCAGGATTCCACCCTGAAACTCAATATGTTGAGTTTAACGTAACTGTTAATGGTAGCGCTACTGCTAACTTATTAACTTTAGCTTAATATTTTAAATTAGAATCTACATTCTAATTATACTTAAAGGGAACTGAGAAATCAGTTCCCTTTTTTTGTGATATATAATCTATCAAACAAAATACATTAAAATTATGAACAAATTTGAAAATTGGTATACAAGTATACTTGAAGAGGTTGCAACAGCACCTACCAACACCCTAGTTGGAGATGTTGATACGATTATAAGTTCACTAGGTACCCTTGTTAAAGAATTAACTGAGGAACTTAATGGACCTGAATTTAATGAACTAAACGAGGCTGATGCAGAAGGTCCAAGTAAAGTTTGGCAATGGATTTGGTGGATGCCAAAGGCCCGAAAAGCACAACAAAAGGTCAATAAGATTAAATTAAACATCACTGATATGGAAGGTGCTTCAGCAGATGCGCCAGATGCAGAACAAAAAGCAAAAATTACTGCTAAAGCAAAACAAGCTAAAGAACAAGCATCAGAACTTCAAAAGATGGTTGATGATAAATATGGAGCAAAAGGAGAACTTGTTAAAAGAGTCCTTGGTACAGAAAAAATCGCTGGACAAATTGCATCTATTAAAAGAGCAACTGGATTAGAAGATAACCCAGAAAGAATTGCATCTTATAAAGAAAAAATGGCAGAGCTTCAGGCAAAGTATAAAGAAGATCAGGCTGCAATCAAAGAACTTGAACCTTCTGAAGATGATATTGCTGCTGAAAAAACCCGTAAAAAAGAAGAGGCAGAAGCACAAGCTAAATTAAATAAAGACGCAGAAGCTGCTAAGAAAGGTAAATCTGAAAAAGATGACACTGAAGCAACGGATGATAAAACTCCACCTGCAACGGATGATAAAACTCCACCTGCAACGGATGATAAAACTCCAGCTGAAACTCCAGAAGAAAAGGAAGCTAGAGAAAAGAAAGAGAAAGAAGCAGCTGAAACTCCAGAAGAAAAGGAAGCTAGAGAAAAGAAAGAGAAAGAAGCAGTTGAAACTCCAGAAGAAAAAGAAGCTAGAGAAAAGAAAGAGAAAGAAGACGCTGATGCTCAAAAAATAGAAGCATTAAATACTGCAATTTCAGGACTAGAAACAAAATTAAAGGATGCAGAAGCAGCTGAACCTAAAGATGAAGAAGCTATCAAGACATTAAAATCTGAAATTGAAACTAAAAAAGGAGAACTAGATGCATTAAAACCATCTGAATCTTTAGTTAATAGAGCAAATGCCGCTGGTTTAAATGAATTAGCAACTGAAATAGGTTCTAAATTTAGTTGGCAGGTTGCTGAGGGAACTGTATTGCACCAAAAATATGATGCAATTATTAAAAAGGCAGAATACTCAAATACATTAAATGAGTCAAGATACCAAAATCTAAGTGTTAAAGATAAATTCTCTAAATTACTATAATTTCGAATTTTTTCTGGCAATATTTAAAAACTCCTTTTGTTGATTCAATAGGAGTTTTTTTACGTGTTCTTGAAAGGCAACTGAAGATTTCAGGATTCTACCGTCCACTGTTTTACCACCAAGAGTATCGTGATAATCAGGATGAACAAAGTTCTCTGCATTAAAGTTATTAATATTAGACCTGATAGGTTCACCAGAAAGCGCGCAAGTCCAATCAATTGTATCATAACTATTTGCAAGTTCCTCACTTTTCATAAGTTCTCCAGTCGACCAATCATAATAGTACCTGTCCCTTTTTGAATCGTTCTTATATTTACACAATTCAAAAATAATATGTAGGAACTGGTCAGATTGCGCTCTTTCTTTCATTAATGGATTCTCTAGAAGTAATCGACGCTGTTGTCGCGAGAGTCCATCATAACAAACACCATATCTATTCCTTGGATATGGTCCTCCAGTTCGACGAATCTTTGGGTATTTGTTATTAAAAGCCATACAATATTTATCTGAAACTTATAGGTACTGTCTTATATAATACTTATAAACTTAAACCTAAAAAATGATTCAAGCACTTTTTACAGAAAAATATCGTCCAAAGAATTTAGAAGATTTAATCCTTCCAGAACGTGTAATGTCGAAATTTGAAAATGGATTAACACAGAATATGTTATTAGCAGGTAGCCCAGGAACTGGTAAAACTTCAACTGCAAAGGCAATTGTTAACCAATTTGGATTACCATATCTTTATATCAATGCATCTACAGATACTTCAGTTGATGTAATCAGAACCCGAATCACTGACTTCTGTTCAACGATGTCAATCCTAGATGACCAAGGAAAATTTAAAGTGGTAATATTAGATGAGGTTGATGGTGTATCTGACCAATTCTTTAAAGCACTTCGTGCAACGATGGAGCAGTTTGCAAGTAACTCAAGATTTATTGCAACTTGTAATTACGTTAATAAAATTCCAGACCCAATCCTTTCCCGTTTTGAAGTTATTAATTTTGACTTTGATAAATCAGAAGAGAATGAATTGACTAAGAAATATATTAGACGTGTTTATGAAATCTGTGGAAAAGAGGGAATGACAATTGAAAAACCAGCCCTTGTAGAATTTGTTAAAAGAAACTTTCCAGACCTTCGAAGCACTCTTAATAAATTGCAAGGTTACAAAACACAAGGTACTCAAAATATTACACTCGATGACGTTAAGAAATTTAACTCAGTGTACAAGGATATGTTTGACCTGATTTTTAATCAAATGGACCCTGTAACAAACTACAAGTATATTGTAGGTGAATATTCAAATAGAGTTGATGATGTCTTACAGACACTTGGCCAAGAATTTATCGAATACATACAAACAGAAAAACCACAAAACGCTCGACACATTCCGCAAATTGCAATTTGTGTTGCAGAACACCAAGCACAAAGAACCTTGGTAATCGACCCGGTTATTACGTTACTTTCATGTACGTATAAAATACAAGAAATTGTAAGAAATTAAAAAATAAATTGATAAAAGTTTTTCCGTGTCAAAACTTTTTATTATATTTACAAATAAATTATAGAACTATGAAACTAGGAAAACATACACTTATTATCGATGGAAATTATTTTGTACATAGCAGACTTTTTGTACTTCCACGTCCTAAAAAAGAACAATTACTAGGAGACAGAGATGGCCAAGAGCAATTCATGCGTAAATTATGTATTGACTTTGCATCTGAAGTCAGAAAAATGACCCCTTTTGTCGATCAAATCGTAGTTGCAGTCGATTCAAAATCATGGCGTAAAGACCTATTTCCAACCGCAGAATATAAAGGTACTAGAGTTGCTGATAATTCAGTTAATTGGGAAAATGTATTTAATGTTTATACAGAGTTCCAAGATATTCTTGCAAAGCAGGGTGTTATTATACATAAAGTTCCTGGTGCCGAAGCAGACGATATTCTTTTTGGTTGGTCAACGCAATTAAACAATGAAGGTAAAAATTGTATTGTTTGGACTGGTGACCGTGACCTTATTCAATTGGTTAATTATAATGAAGCCACTGATGCATACACCCTATGGTACTACAATTCTAAACGTAAATTACTAGCATTTGAAGGTTTTGAAACCCTTATTAATAAACCTAATGAGGTAGAAATTTCTAATGATGACTTGTTATTTAACATGGGTTCTACTGATGTATTAAATAGCCAACTAAAAGGTGATTTCATCAACTGGATTGCTAAAAATGGTGTAGAAATAGAAGAGATTAATTGTGATGATTTTATCTTCTCAAAAATCTTACAAGGTGACAAGAGCGATAACATTCAATCTGTAGTTTCATGGACTAAAAGAACTAGCACAGGTTCTATCCGAAACTATTCAATCACTGAAAAGCAGGCAATTCAAATCCTAGAAAAATATCGTGAAATTGAAGGTAACTTCCACATTGACCATTTCTTTTCAGAAGCACAGGTTAAAACTATAGTTGACATGATTCATGAAGTTGTTGGTAAATCTACAATTGATGAAATCCGTTTGCGATTTAACCAAAATCTTGACTTAATGTTATTGCACTATAACACAATACCTGGTGGCATACAAAAAGCAATATATAATGAAATTGAGAAAGATTTTACAGTTGAAACACGATTGACCGGATTAACTCAGATGGAAAAGATATTAGAAGGAACCCAGTGGAATTCTAAAGCGGCTTCCGGAAGTGGAGCTCCTAAGAGTTTTGACCCATTTGCAACTCTTCAACTTGACAAAGTTTCTCAACAACCTGAAACTAAAAAAATAAACACATTATTTTAAATGAGCAACGAGGATATTTTAACTGAATTACTAATTGAAGCCCATGAAGAGGGTATTTTCGAAAAGGTTCTAGCTGAGGTAAACAAACTCAAGGAAACCCATATAATAACAAACAACGATAGACTTGAACTTTTTGAAAAAGCAATAAAACATGTTAGACGAAACAAAACTATTTGATTTCATAAAAATCCTATTCACAAAACCTGCTGAATACAAAAAAATAAGTAACCATAATAAGAAGCGACATCATTTCATGATTAATCGCTTCTTTTCGATTCAATACCCTGCAAATGCCCAATTATTTAATAAGAACGGGATTAATCCACTTGCAGTAATTGACAGTTGGTCCCTTGTGGCTGCCAGGTTTAAGAGTGTTCCTGGATGGATTTACACTAAGACCAAAAAGTCCGAAAAAGAAGCAACTTCTAAAAGCAAATATATACCATCAGAAGAGGCCATCTCATTCTTTATGGAAAAGAATGAAATTGGCAAGAGAGAATTTAAAGAACTTGAAAAATTTGCTAAAGAAGAACTTTACGCCTCACTTCAGAGGATAGAGAATTCGATGCAGGTATATTAAACCGACTATGCAACAATTTGAATTTAGTTCGATGCCAACGGCGATCGACGTTACCCTGTACAAATATAATTATATTGACAATAAATTATGGGCACAAATCCAAAACGACCTTGATTTTATCGAGCTTGGAAATGACTCAATAATGGTATCGTCATCTCAATTAAAAGTTATACTTGATAGATATTACCAGAACTCAATTAATAAAATTAAATCAGTTGGTTCCGATTTCTTGCATAAAGAAATTAATACGGTCTATTTTCTTTTCCAAATCCTATTAGAGATGGAAAATCTGCAGTACATTAAGTTTACACTTAGTAAAGATAAAAAGTACTCCAGAATTGTAGAAACTAATGGGGTAAAAATGATTCAATTTAGTTTTAAACTTCTAACTGCAACTTTTAGACTTTTTGACCTATATGAAGATGACGAACTTCCATTGGTTAACCAAATTCTAGAAGAGCTCGATGTTCTAGAGCCTGGAGTGCCATACACCAGACTTAATGCAAAAGAACTTTATGATACAATACTTTTTTATCTTGAGGAAAAGGACCCAGAAGATATCGAAGCTGGAATAGTTACCGACATCTTGGATATACTTGAGGCTAAAATTGAGAAAGAGGACCCATTAATCTTATTGATTACCGACTACTAATATTTTTTGAATATATAAAGAAAAACGTTTAACTATGAATTTCTTTAGTAATTTTGGTAAAAGAGAAGCATTAATCTATATTATTGTAGCACTTTGGGTAGGAATGGGACTTTTTGGAGCCTTTAAAGAGGCTAGTTTCACCGACCTTTCAATATATTTCGGATCCCTAACAGCATACGCTGCAACCTATATATGGGCTGAATCTAAAAGACCAAGCGACAAATCCGCAATCCTTAAAAAGGGACCAAATTCACGAAAAGAGGTAATGATATATGTTATTGTTATTCTCTGGGCCATCGCAGGATGTGGAGCCATTTGGTTTAAGGCAAACCTGGGAGAACTTGCACTTTATTTTGTATCATTAACTGGATTTGTAGCATCTTGGATTGCCGGAGAAGTTTATAATCCACAAGATGAGGTAAATAAAAATAGAGAGCAATAATGGTAACCAATTATACTGCAAATGAATATGGAGATTTTTTCGTAGCATCTATTCAGCAACCCTATCTTAATGTAACTAATGTTATCGACTGGGATATTGTTGTAGGTCTTAAAAAACCTAAAATGACCGGAAATGTTACAGGTTCTTCCGGATCCGTAAATGTTTACGGATATGCAACTCAATTTAACACAGCATTTGAAGTTGGAGATTCTATAATTATAGGAAACATTGTTTACGAAATTGATAATATTGTTAATGATTTTGAACTTTCTGTTACTGAACCAATTCAATTCAGTTTTACCAACGCACAATATTATACAACTCCGGATGGGGTAAACTTTTTTGATTATGAATTTAGATGGTCTCAAACGGGTGGAGTTTTTTCTGAGTTTGCAGAACTTAATCATGGAACCAATCCTGAAGATATTCAAGGTATAACATTTGACCCTACAAAACCACTCTATATTGATGTTAAAGCCGAAGTTGCTGGACTTGCAACTGGAAATAGTTTAACATTTCTTTCAATAGAATTTACTCTTGAAACAGATGCCGGAATTATCGAATCTTGTCCTAACTTCTGTACTGATTGTACCGACCCTTTTGCAATGAACGGATGTGCAAATATCCAAGTGACATGTAATCCGACAAATCAATTTAATCCATACAATCTTACAAAATCAGTTAAAATTTACAAGCAACTTGTAAACATTGTTAATGGAATCTTTGGACATGATGTTACATACTTTAGAACTGAACCAGATGCAAGAACAACCGATGTTATTCTTATGGAATATTCATTACATAATGTTGTCGACAAGCAAACAATAAAAATACTGGTTCCAGACAATGAATTCCCGACCGAAGCACATACTTATGATATATTTGGAATTGAATTAGCAGATTTTGAAATTCATATAACTGCTGAGGAATTTGAAACACATTTTGGTGCCGGAAATTATCCAAGAAACAAGGACTACATGTTTATTCCAATCATTAATAAAATGTATGAGATAAGTTCTATTGCCCTAGCCGATGAATTTAATAGAAGTCACTCATATTGGAAAGTTAAACTTGTTAAATATCAAGATCGTGGAGATGTTCTTAAAGGGCAATTCGACGATGATACTGATGTGTTAATAACTGGAATTGAAGAGGTATTTGGAGAGAGAATCCAAGACGAATATAAAAAGAATCTTAAGCCAGAAATCTTCCAAACAGTTGTTGATAAACGAGAAGACGGAATCCGCACCTTTGTTGATAGAAAACTACGAATTGCTGATTATGCCCTAAAAAATAGATGGACTGTTGTAAGCAAAAACCATTACAATTTTTTAAATATGGTAACTGGAGCTTCTGCTGTAGTTTACGAAGCACAATCAGAACTTAATGCTGGAAATGGTATGGCATTTACTTCATGGTTTGCACCTCGATTTGCAGCAAATTCAACTGGAAATTATAGATTGATTGGAGATACTAATAGTACCTTTGAAATAACAATAAGTAACACAGAGTTACTAGTTATAACCCCACAGGGAACTCAACCATTTACACATGGGATAACATTTGACCCTGCAGAATGGTATGGTTATGTTGTTAATATCAACAATGAATTCCTTCAATTGTCTGTGTCAATCTATAGTCTTGATATAACAAACAATAGCATGCTTCCTCAAAATGCTTCAAATAATTTAACTAATAACTTCACACAAACAATAACGTTAACTGATGAACTTGTTTGGTCGACCCCGGCAAAATTTGAATTAATTGCAAATGAAATGCTAATGACAAATATTAGAGTATTCGATAAACCTATTGAATTTGAGCAGCATTCAAATATTTTAAATCAATATGTTGTACGCGATAACCAGCATGCACTTATTGTTGATAATGCAATTCCAAGCATAGGATTCCAAAAATATGCCAATGCTCGTTAATTTCGATATATAATTTAATAAAACAAATCTATATGTCAGAAAATAAAAGCATAAAAGACCAAGCAGAGGATATCCGAAAAGAACTTGATGAATTGATTGGTGCTGGAAGCGGAGAAATATCTCAATCGATTGAAACTGATGTAGCACTTCCTGCAAGAAGAGAACAAAACCATGTTAGTTTTGCTCAACTTAAAGAGAGTTCTACAAAAAAGGCCAAGAAAACCATTACGGCCCTAATGAAGTTTTATTTGGATGAAGATATTATAGAGCGAGACGAATACATTCAAGCTAAAAAGAAGATGGACGAAATGACAATGAGTTCATTAGTCTATCAACTTCAAGCTGGAGAAAGGGCACTTACAACCCTACTTGATGCTATCGAAGATGGTGAAGTGGCTCCAAGAATGTTTGAAGTACTTGCAACACTACAAAAATCAATGCTTGATATTATCAAATCTCAAACAATGTACTTAATGGCAACCGAAGAGAGCGCCAAAAGAATTGCCAGAGATATTGAAATATACAGAAAGCGAGATAACATCAAAGAAATAGAAATTTCAGGTGGAGACCCAGGCTCTGGAAATGTTCAAAGAGGTACTAAAGACCTTATGAGAATGATCCGAGAGGGTATTGATGCTGCCGAAACGGACGTTGAAGATGTTGAAATAACAGAATAATATGGCAAACGAAGGATACGTTGGAGACAACAAATGGATCCCCTCAGGGGAATCTGAAAAGGATGCACAAAAACTAGTATGGTCAACCAAAATCATTAATGACCTTACAGTTGCATTGGATAAAGGTTATAGACCCCAGGTCAGCATGCCCTTCTATGAGGGTAAACAATTCTTAAGAAGAGGTAATATTGTATTTGAATATACTGAAGATGAACTTAAAGAAATTGCAAAGTGTGCAAATGATATTGTATACTTTGCAGAAAAATATGCGGTTGTAATGACCGATAATGGTATTCAACAGGTAAAACTGCGTGAATATCAAAAAGACCTCCTAAGGGACTTTCAACACAATCGATTTAATATTGTGTTGGCATCTAGACAGATGGGTAAAACCGTAACTGCCAGTATTTTTAATGCATGGTACCTTACATTTAACTATGACAAAACCACCCTACTACTTGCAAATAAATCTGAATCAACAAAAGAGATTATTGACAAGGCAAAAGTTGTAATTGAAAACCTTCCATTCTTTATGAAGCCAGGAATTATCAAATACGACGTAATGAACGTAAGGGCTGATAATGGTTGTAGACTGGTTGGTCAGTCAACTACTGCAAAGTCAGGTATTGGTTTTACTATTCACAATTTATATCTTGATGAGTTTGCTCACGTTCACCCAACGATTGTAAATTCATTCTATGAAAACGTTTACCCTACACTTTCCGCTTCGAAGATTTCGAGAATCAATATTACATCTACGCCAAATGGATTTAATAAGTTCTATGAAATTTATGCCGATGCTGAAAAGGGACTTAATGAATATAAAGCAACCCGAATAGATTGGTGGCAACATCCTGACAGGGACGATGCATGGTTTAAAAGAGAACTTGGAAACCTTGGTTCAGAGGATGCTTTTAATAGACAATATGGTAATGAGTTTACTAGCTCATCCAGTTTATTACTGAGCCCTGGTACAATGAAAAATATCCGAAAGAATGCCAAGAAATTTGTTTGGCATGATATTGAAGAGTTTGAAAATGCCCACATCGATACGGAAGGGTACCTTTCATTCGACCCTAATTTTGATATTGAAGAGGCAGGAAATGAAGAGAAATACTACATGTTTTCAGTTGATATTGCCGAAGGTAACGGAGGGGACTACTCGGTTATAAATATGTTTGAGGTCGAACCACTCCCCGATAAAGATATTGAAAACTATATTAATCCTGGAGCTATGTATGATTTCTTTAGACTTAATCAAGTTGGAGTATTCAGGAGTAATGAGCATCCAATCGAGGATTTTGCAAAAATCCTATACATATTGGCCCTAGAGGTATTTAATCCTGAAAACGTTAAATTGATTATTGAATTTAATACCTATGGAAGTATCTTATTACAGTACCTCTCAACAGTTTTCCCAGGTCGAAATGAATTTGAAGACGAGATGGTCCTAAGATTTAAACATCGACATGACGCAAAAGCACCAAAGCCAGGAATCCGACTAAAATCTGACAATAAATCAGTTTTTTGCCAAAACTTTAAAAAGTTCATTGAGATAAATCGTGTTAAAATAAATGATGTGCAGACAGTTCAAGAGGCCAGTCTTTTTGGAATTGTTAAAAATGGAAGTTATGGAGCCCAAATGGGAAATGACGATACAATTATGACATGTATTACCGCAACCGAATTTTTTACAACGGTAGATTACGCCGATTATATTGAAGAGTTACTAGATATTATAGAGCCTGAAAAGCACGATCTTATGGAGAAGATTTTATACAAAAATAATGAAACTAGTGGAGACCTTCAATATGACATCTATGATTTATTGGGATAAAATCCAGTTTAATTTAGATATATAATAAAAGAAAAAAAATATACTTAAAATTATGGCACTAAGTCCGCAATTATTAAATTTTAAGAGCTCAGGAGTTTATAGACTTGAGTTTGATAAATCTCAAACGGCAAATATTAACGTTGAGACTCTTAGATTAATGGTAGGTCACTCTAAAAAAGGTCCTTATAACACACCAGTTTTAATTGATTCAGTTGAAACTCTTACAAATGTGTTTGGAAACATTGATAAAAGTTTAGAAAAAAAGGGAATGTTTTTCCACAGATCTTGTATTGAAGCACTTTCAAGAGGTCCTATATTAGCCCTAAACCTTGAACACTTTACTATGGGAGATGTAGCATCTTACCAAAGTCCTGTAACATGTGGAGGCGCTGGAGCAGTAGGTATTACAGCAGATAGCGGTACTTATTCTTACCCATCGTTCTTTGATAACGATAAATTCATGGTTCCTTCAGACGCTGCTACATTAGCAACTATAGTTCCTGATGACGATCACGTCTTAAACTTTGTTAATATTAAACAAGATTCAATTACAATCATCGTAAGACAGGCTCAAGACGTTAAAGAATTTGACCTAACTGCAAGAGAATGGTATGGTGTTGGAAATGTTCCAGAATACTTAAATGAATTTGACAAAATGTCAGACTTTATGATTGATGTATTCGTATTTAAAGGAGAATTCGATGCTGCTGCAATGGTAAATGACCCAATCTACTCTGCCTACTTTACAGCAGACGGTTTGAAAAAAGAAAAACTTGCACAATTTGCAAACTTAAGACAAGTTAGTTTAATTGCACAATATACAGGTTCTATCTTACCAGGATTTAAAGACCTTGAAGGTAGAAACTTATACATAGAATCAGTTGTTAATGCAGAAGCTAGAAGAACTGGTTTATTCTGTGCAGTTGAAGAAAACATGGTTATGGATGAGCAAGGAACCAAAGTTGATTTACTAGGACACGTTTATAATGGTGCAAATAGTTATGAATTATTATCGCACTACGTTCCTGTTGGAGATAGAGACACTGCTTACGATGTAACAGTTGACAATGGTGTATTAGGAACTAATGCATTATTAAATGAATCACATTTTACAGTAACTTATGCAACAGGTGATGAGCCTGCCCCATTCCCAATTACAGTTGGACAATATGTTGATGCTGATGCAGCTAATAGACTTGCAAGAGTTAATAGAGTTGCAAAATCAATAGTCGGTGGAAATACTATTTTCACAGTTTATACTGATGTAACTCCTGATTACCAAGATAGAATTATTAAATCATATGAAGATGCTTCTCTAGTTTACAAAACTTTTGTATTGGCTAAAGCAAATATAACTGGAAAAGAAATAAGCGACTATTTATCAGTTCTTTCTGGTGGTAATGGAATCTATGATGCCCTAATCGACAAAGACATTATTGATTTTAGATATGTTGTAGATACTTTTACATCTTTTGATGAGAACGGATTAAACAACAAGAGCAATCTTTCTCAATTAGCAAAAGACAGACAAAATGCTGCCGCAATATTAAATGCTCCAACAATTGAAGATTTTAAAAAATCTACTGACCCATCATTTACTGATGAGAATCTAGCATTTGATACTGTTTATATTGCAGCAGGTGGTAATCAAGATAAAAACCCAACTAAAATTTATGCTCTTCCAAGTATAAATCAAGGTGCAAACTATGCGTTCTACTACGGACCTGGTTTAATTGTAAGCGACAACGGAAAGGACATTATTGTTCCTCCAGCTGCTTATGTTTGTAACAACTACATCGACAAGTACACGAACGCCCTTCCATGGTCAATCGTTGCTGGTCCAAGAAGAGGAGTTGTTGCTGGTACAAACGTTAAAGGAGTTGAATATGCATTTGATAAAAAAGATAGAGATATTCTAGAGCCATTCGGTTACAATCCAATTGTATTCCAAAGAGGAACTGGTTTAACTATCTTAGGTAATAAAACTGCTCAACAATCTATTAAATCTGCACTTTCTTCTGCTCACGTAAGAGAGGTACTTATTTACATTCAAGATGGTATGGCTGATATTCTTAAAGATTACGTATTTGAATTTAATACTGCTCAAACAAGACTTGAAATCAAAACTTTAGCAGATTCATTCTTACAAAGTGTTAAACAAGATAATGGTGTTTATGAGTTTAAAAACGTAATGGACTCTACGAATAACACTAACGAGGTTATTGATAACAATATGGGTATAATTGATACTTATGTAGAACCAGTTAAAGGTTTAGAGATTGTAGTTCATAGAACAACAGTTTTAAATACTGGAGAAATTCAATCTGGTAACCTATAATCGTGATATATAAAAAAATAAAAATTAATTAACATGGGATTACCACACTATAGTCAAGACCAAACGTCTAGAAAAGGTAGAAATTTTGAACCAATCCAGCCTAACCTGTTTGAAGTTACTGTACTTCCTCCAGCAGGTGTTGCAGATGCTCCACTACTTTTACAACACGTTAATTCTATCGGAGGATTAGAATTATACAAAGAAATTGCTGCAGTAGAACAAAAATACAAATGGGTTACTAGATCGTTCGCTGGTATGCCTGATGGAACTGCAGTTGATGTTACCATTAACTTCTCATTAAACTTAAATGAAGCAAATCAGGCTTATTTATACAAATCAATGAGACAATGGTATAACTTAAGATATGACCCGAACACAGGTACAATGGGACTTAAAAAAGATTACGTAGGTACTATTGTTATCGTACAGTTTAACAGAGCTGGAGATATTTATAGAACAGTAACTTTAGAAGATTGCCAAATTACTTCAGGTTTAGGTTTTACAAACGAATTAAGTTACGAAACAAAAGACGCTGCTGCTTTAGAAGTAACATTTAGATGTGATGCTTGGAAAGAAGTTTTAGCATAATTATTTAAAAGAGTATAGGGAATAATTGATTTGTTCCCTATATTTTTTTGAAACAAAAACATAATATAATGATAATATAATATATTGATGGATAAACTAACCAAGAAGTTACAGGTCCTATTATCAGAAGACGAGGTTGCTCTCATTAATCGTATAATACTTAGTGAGGCTATCGAAACTGGACAGCGACCAATTTCAATTTCCGCATTTATTAGAGATGTTATAAGAGCCGAAATAGACAAAAGATCAGAAACAATAACTAAATTTAATAAAATTGACATTAAAAAACTTAAAAACAAATAATTTATGAGTACAGAAAACGATTCAAATCTAGAAGAACAATATAAAAATATAGTTCAATCTGTAGAAAATCAAGAGGTTCATGAACCGGAAGTACAACAAGTACAAGAAGCACCCTTAAACCTAGGAAAGGTTAACATGGAAAGATTTACTGGAGAAAAAGCAGAAGATGCTGATTTCCACTTAGGTTATCATACAATTCCATTACTTTCGTTACCTTCAGGAGGTATGTTTTACCCAGAAGGAACTCAACTTTCGATACGTTCTGCTAAGGTTGCAGAAATTAGACATTTTTCAACAATTGATGAAACTAACGTTTTAGACATTGACGATAAATTAAATTCAATAGTTGATTCATGTACAAGAATTACATGTACAGCAAAACGATTATCATACAAAGACCTTTTAGAAGAGGACCGTTTCTTTGTTATTCTCTCTATTAGAGACCTGACCTTTCCAGAGCCAGAATCAAACTTAAAAATTGAGCACACTAGCAAGAAAGGTGAAAGACATGAAATTGAAATTAAAAAAGACTATTTTCAATACTTTAAAATTCCAGCAGAACTTGACAAGTACTATGATTCAGAAGCAAAGGCTTTCTTAGTTGAAACCAAATCTTTTGGAACTCTTGAAATGAAACCACCTGCTATCGGTGTTATGCAAAAAATTACTGCATACATTAAAGAGAAACAACAAAAAGGACTTAAAGTTGACCAATCAGTACTTCAAATCATTCCTTATTTACACAAGGATTGGAGAACATTCAATGATAAAACAATTTTTGAATTTGAAATTGAATTAAACGGATGGACAAATAAAAAATACAATCTAGTTTATACATTGGCTGAAAAGATGAAAGTCGGGATTCAACCAAATATGCTAGTACAATTAGGGGACGAGGAGGAAGAGGTTCCCATCAGTTTTCGTGACGGAATCAAATCTCTTTTCATTGTTCAAGATATCGCTGGAGAACTTCTTTAAAACGAAGTTTCACATATATCTTAAACTTCATATGCAACCATCGGAGCTTGAAGGTATGGAATACTATGAATTCCATTATCTTGTTAAAGACTTGATAGACCATATGAAAGAGGAGAATAAACAAAACCAAGGTCAAAATGATGCAACGTCTGGTATGATGAGTAATATTAAAATGCCAAACATGAAAATGCCAAACATCAGTATGCCAAAAATATAAACAAAGGGTCCCTAATCGGACCCTTTTTTATTTGGATATATAACAAAGATAAGGCTTATCTTAAAAAAATTAACAAATGTGACTCAAAGCAATAAACAACTTTCACTACTAACAAGCCCGTTACAGAGAATCGCAGACGCTACTGAAGCAACTACAGTTATTCTTAATAAAATAGCTGAAGTTATTTTAAGTGGGGCAAGTAGTAAATCCGGAGAAGCCACTTCAGATGAGCTTAAAAAGCAAACAACAATACTTACAGATATTCGAAGCATCTTACGGGAGCAAAATAAAGTATTAGCAAAAGGAGCCGGAGCCAAGGGTGGACCTGGAGGTGGAATGTTTTCACCAATGTCTGCTAAAGATGTTGGATTAACTGCTCTGATGATAGTTGGAGTTGCTGGCGCAATTGTTGGAGCTGCTGCGATATTCACATTAGTTCCAGTTATTACAATAGGACAGTTGCTTACAGTACTTGCAGTTGCAGGTATTTTTGCACTTATTGCACCGACATTTGTTAAAATTGCCGAAGTACTTAGTGGAAGTAAAGACCTTGCAGGAAATGCCAAAGGAGGAGATGTGAGTAGTCCAAAATCACTATTTGCACTTGCCGGAGCAACTACACTCGCAATGGTAGGCATCGCAATATCTATAGTCTTAAGTGGTGCAATATTTACCCTAATGCCAGTTATTACCGGAGGTCAATTCTTAACAGCGTTGGCGATTGCAGTTATAATGATTCCAGCTGCTTTTGCATATTCAATGATTCTTAAAGCAACCAAAGGACTTAAGAAAGAACAATTAATATTTGCCGCAGTTGCAATACCATTAATGGCGCTTGGTATTGTTGGAGCTGCTTATGCATTTATGTTATTACCTAAAGGAGATAATTTAGTGGCTCCAGATCCTATATGGACACTTAAGGCTGCACTTGCCATTGGATTATTTGCAGTTGGATTCTTTTTTATTATGAAAGCAATTAAAGGTGCACAAACTAAAGACATTGTTTTTGGTTCGCTTGCAATTCCATTAATCGCTGTTGCAATTGTTTTAATTGCATATATTTTTATGGCCCTTCCTAAGGGTGATAATTTAATGGCTCCAGACCCTATATGGACTCTTAAATCGGCTCTTGCCATTGGACTATTTGCAGTTGGTTTCTATTTTATTATGAGAGCAATTCAAGGAGCTTCACTTAGAGATATTTTATTTGGAGCAATCGCTATTCCAGTTATGGCAATTGGTATTGTCTTAACCGCATGGATTTTTATGGCATTGCCAAAAGATTCAGTTGCACCGGATCCGATGTGGGTTCTTAAAGCAGGTTTTGCAATGCTTATTTTTGCAATTCCTTTTTATATAATTTCAAGAGCAATTCAAGGAATGACTCTTAAAGAAATGTTATTTATGGCGCTTGCAATTCCAATTATTGCATTTGGAGTTCTTGCAACCGCATGGATTTTCCAAGGACTTGCTGGAATTCAATTTGTAGCACCTGAACCGATGTGGACTCTTAAAGCCGCACTTGCTATTGTCCTATTTGGAGCAATGATATATCTTTCAAGTAAAACTATTGGAAAACTAAGTATAGGTGACATGCTTAAATCCTTACTAGGTGTTGTAGTTGCGTCGTTTGCAGTAATCGCAGTTGCCTGGTTATTTTCAATATTACCTAGTACATTTACTGCACCTCCATTAGAATGGACCCTAGCCGCCGCAGTTGCAATTGGAGCGTTTGGAACTGTTATTGCAGCCGTTGGTATAGCAGTTCAGGCATTGACGCCTGCAACACTTCTTATGGGAGCCTTAGGTATTATTGTTATTGCAATTGTAATCGTGGCAGTTGGTTGGATTCTTTCCCTATTAGAAGGCGCAATGCCAGCACTTAAAACAGTTGCTGGAGGATTTGTCGATATTATAATGATGCCAATCAATGCAATTATAACCGCATTTTCTCGATTTAAAAATGAAATTGGAATTGAAAACATGATTCCCCTTGCAGTTGGTGTAGCCGCTCTTGGTGGAGCATGGTTGATATTTTCTGCCGCAGTAGCCGGTGGAGATGTTGCAGGACTTCTTGGTTCGGCAGCTGGAGCAGTTGGAGCAATCTTTGATGGTATTGCCTCTCTTTTTGGAGGAGATACTCCATCACCGCTGGATATATTAAAAGAACTTGCAATACTTGGACCTCAAATTCAAACACTAGCAGTCCCACTTACTGCAGTTGGTACCGCATTTGCAATGATTAACAAATCAGCAGCTGGAGTTTCCAAAGCATTCGAAAGCGTTACAACTTTTGTTGAAGATACTGATTCTGGCGATTTAGCGGCCGATGCAAAATCATTAACAAGTATTGCAAACTCCTATACTAAGATTTCGAATGCTAGCCGAACCCTAAACGTAAAGGCAATTGAAACTACTACAAATATGTTTAAGGCCCTTACGGATCTTGCCAAGAATAATGGAGAATCTGCAATGGGAATCTTAGCAGATAAATTACTTGTAGCGGTTAAAGAACTTACGGCAGCCGCCGGAAATCTTGAAGCCAGTGTTGCAAAACAAGGAGACGCTACAAGTGGAATCGGAGACGCAGTTTCTGGAGCAATAGATTCAGTTAAAGAAACTGTTACTGGAGTTAAAAAAGAAGTAGGTAAAATGACTGCCGATGCAAAAGGAGCTATGGACCTGACACCACTTATTGATGCAATAACAAAATTAGAAGAACGTTTCGATACATTTATTACTGTTAAAATAAAACAGTAAACAAATCCAACATTTTTTATATAATATTTAAGTTCTTTGAAAGGGGTTAAATAAAAACTATAAATTATGATAGAACAAATTTTAGCATTTGTTTTAGGTGCCGGCACAGGTTTCCTTATTTGGGGAGTTGTGTTAGCGTTTATGACAGCAAGAAAATTAAAAGGGGTACAAGAAGAGTTACCAAACATTTATGCATGTATAGACAACCTTAGTGAGGAATTACATCGCAGAATTGACCAAGAAATTAGTAGAACCGACGAATTATACAGGGATTCTATTAAGCACACTGATTCTAGAGTCGATAAATTAGAATCAAAATTCGAATCAAAATTTGACAATTTAGGTGATATTCCATTACAATTATCTGAATTACGTCAAAGAATAAATAACACTATTGAATTAGTAAATGACATAACGGGACTTACCGTTAAGAAAAAATAAACCAAATCCCCTTTCAAATAACTTTTAAACCTTTAAAAACTTTAAATATGAAATACCTTTATTTTAGTGCACCATGGTGTGGACCTTGTAAACAATTAGCACCAAAAATGGAATTGGTTGCTGAAACGGTTGCTGTTGAAAAAATCCTTGTGGATTCAGACGCAGAAACAACTCAAAAGTATGGAATCCGAAATATTCCAACTGTAGTATTAATTGATGATAATGGAGTTGAGCTTGAAAGAATTGTAGGAGCTCATCCAGTTGAATTCTATCTTGAAAAATTTGAAAATCATGTTAAGTAGAGAATCAATTGTTCAGAGATTATTAGATGAGAAACTTATAACAGTTGAAGAGGCAGTTGTCTTATTAAAAACTGAAGTTACTAAATGGTTGCCAAACCCAAGTAGTCCAGGTATTACAACACCATGGATTGGACCAGGACAGCCATATCAACCTTACACTGCGCCGAGTACACCAATTAATCCAATGTACCCTCATTGTGATTGGACTGTGCGACCAGAAACTATGCCATATTATGGAAGTTGGCCATCACATACAGGAACTACAAATCCTAATAACTTTGCATGCACAACAAACGAAAATTGGGCTGCTAAATAAAAAAGCCAGGGTTATTTACCCTGGCCTTTGTATGGTTTTTTGTATTTTTGAGCTCCTTTATTCTTAGTGCTTTTAGTTTTTGCATGAACCCCTTTTCTTTTCTTTTTTGGAGTTGCAGTAAAAGCACCTCCGGTAGTTGGTTTTGCCATGATGTATGGATATTTTTAGTTTAGATTATTTATCTAAACTTTCCTAAAAAAATCATTGAAAACATTTTACCGTGTCAGGTTTTTTGTTTATATTTACACTATAATTAAAATATATAGAATATGAAGAAAATTAAACTATATGAACAATACTTAGAGGAGAGAAGTGGAGAACTTTTCAATCCTAAGAAAAATAAACCAGTTGTGGTTAAACCGACTAAAGACCCAGAACTGGAAAAGGAATTCTTTAATCTTATTAGTACAGCCTATGCTGAGATTGGAGGACACATAAAGGTTCAATCACCAGAAGATGTATTTAAAGACCCTGATTGGAACTATTGGGAAGGAATAGATATTCACGGTACCAATGATTTTGATGTTATCATGTTTGGTGAAAAAACCCGTTTTGGACTTAAATTCTCAGGAGTTGGCCATGATGGAACTCAAGACGCCAAAAGAGATTACATGGATAGAAGAGGAAAAGAATTAAAACAACTTGGATATTACATAGAAGTTTCTGGTAAAATTGCCGAAATCTTAATCAATAAGTACCAAGTTCCTATTGTAACTGACCAGGCTGAAGTAGAGAAGGTATTGGGTAAGAAAGTTGATTGGATTGGAAACTTAAATGGTGCAACCGGAGAGGGATGGTACAGCCGAACTATAGGTGGAGGAGCTCATGAAAAGATAATGTTAGGTAGACCAAAAGTATAATATGAAAGCACTATTTTTACATGGTCTTGAAAGTAAAGCCAAAAGTCAAAAGTCAGAGTTCTTAGCAAAGTTTGATGCCGAATGTCCCGCAATGGACTACAAAAATCCTGGAATGTTTAATGAAATCTTAGTAAAAGTACAAAATGACAGGCCAGATGTTTTAATTGGAAGTTCGATGGGAGGATGGTTTGCATATTGTCTTTCAACAATCACTGGAATTCCAACTATTCTTTTTAACCCAGCAGTTCATAGTCGTTCAATGGAGCCGAATGTTCAAATAGGAAGTTTAAAAGCAAATCATACCGTTATTCTTGGAAAGAAAGATGAACTAATTAACCCTGAAGAGACACTTGAATGGATTAAAAAGAATCCAGGAAATTTTAATGTTCACTTTGAGAACAATGGACACCAAACTCCAATAAACATATTTAAGAAATATGTCCTGAATTCTGGTTATCTTAATGAGATGCAGAGAATTAAAATGTTTGAGGAATTCAAAAACCTAGATTAAAAACTTTAACATAATTTTAACACTCCAGATTTTACCGTCTGGAGTTTTTTGTTTATATTTACACTATAATTAAAGAAACAAACTATGAGCTCACTAATACAAATTAAAATAGGAGAAAAGGTACTATATGAAGATGGTCGAATCGGAAAGCTGGTTGACATGAAGTTAGTGCCTAATGGTTCAACTAAGACCGAATTGGTAGTTATCCTATTCGTCGAAATGGATGGCCGAAATGGAAAGACGGTTATGAGTGCAACATCAAATCGATTTAAACCTGCACCTGAGGAAACTTACGATGAATTTTACCCATCAGTTCATGTAATCCGTATGTCGGACGAAATATGCATTAAAGAATATAAGGAAGGTTATAGATAATGGACAAAAAGAAAAAATTAACAAAGATAAACTTCACATTAGAGGAATGGTTTGATGCCTTAAAGGTGCCGACTCCTCATCGTAATAAAAAGAAGTATTATAAGAAAACAAAGCACAAAGGTAAATCTGAGGATTGCTAAAACTTTAACATAATTTTAACATACCAGATTTTACCGATTCAAAAAATTGTATTATATTTACATATCTAATTAAAACAAAGAAATATGACAACATTTAAGTTTAATACATTATCAGAAGCAATGGGTCAATTGGGCCACTTAGGTTGTACTGACTACGAATTCACTAATACAAAATCACAAATCACAGTAACTGGTCTTAGTGACAAAAAGAAAATCGCAAAAGCAATAATTAAAAAATAATTTAAAACTTAATAAAAATGGCAGCACAAAAATTCCAATACGGAGAAATGGCATACGTAAATGCAAAACACACTCAATACGACGCAAAAAACTACGGAGTATTTGAAGGAATGGAAGTAAAAACTATGGGTAATGCTTACAATGGCTACTACAATGTTCATTTACCAAACGGACAATCAATTTCAATGGCATCATCTGCTCTAGATAAAGTTGCAGCTAGAACTAAAAAAGAGCAATTTGAAGAGCAGATCGAAAAGGCTCAAGCAAAGATTGCGGCTACTCAGGAATTCATCAATGAAACCCGAATGAAAATTCAATTTATGGCCGAGATTAAAACTGAGGAATTCGACGAAAACGAATTTAAGGCATATCAAACCTTGACCCTAATTGAAAACACTGAAATGTCTAAATTAGACAAAGCCAGAGCAATCGCAGCGTTAATCACTAAAAAATAAGACATGGAAAAACTAGCAAACTTAAAATGGTACTTTGCACTTCCAATATGGTATGCAATAACAACAACATCAACATTTGTAATATGGTTTGGACTTTCTCAAGCAATGGGAGGACCCGAAGATGTATTCACAAATCCGGTAACATCACTTAAGTTTGCTAGTTTAATGGCAATTCCATTTACTTTGATGGCCATGCTCATGACTAGCATGTCTAATAAATCTCAAAAGTTTTGGGACTATTCAAAAGAGGTACAGGCCTTAATTGACAAAGCCGAAACGCAAGAGGAATTGGGTTCAATTTACAAAAATGAATTTCAAACTCTTAGAGATTTAGCACAGGGTGGAGCACATTTACCTGAATTAACAAAACAATACACAATATTACAAACTAAGTACAAATACGTAAAGTAATGAAAGTAATCTACATGGAACACACTTTAAACCTAATGGCTACCACTGATTTAGCAGCGGTTAAAGCAATCGTAGCCTCTGGTAAGGTAAAACAAACAGAAGTTGGAACTTATTTAGTAATTGAAACAAAATCAGAAGAACAAATATAATTATTATGGAAAGATTTACTACAGGAATCGGATTAATTTTTGCTGGGATAGCATTGTTAGTCGTGGCTGCAATCATATTTGCATGGCCAGTACAATTATTATGGAATGGATGTTTAATTGGTGCAGTTGATGGAGTTCACCCAATCACATTTTGGCAAGCTCTTGGATTGAATTTCTTATTTTCAATCCTATTCAAAGGTACCTCAACATCAAGTAAAAAATAATGTTACATAGTATTATTTTATACTTATTATTTGGTGCATCCTATTCATTTGGGATGCATCAACTTAATAGATTGTTAGATGAAAACAACCCATCTGTAAATTTAAAATCATACAATGGATTTGAACTTTTCTTATTAGTCCTATTTTGGCCATTCTTTCTCTTAGTGTTCATTGTATCTTTTTTAAAATCTTAATATGCCAGAATTAGCAGAACTTAAACTTACCGCAGCATATATTAATACCGTATCGGAGGGTCTCTTTTTTAACAGGATTGAAAAGAATCCGGTGCATAAAGGCGTTGAAGTAGAACCAGAATGCACAACTTTTAAAATTAGAGCAAAGAGTCGAGGAAAAGAATTGATGGTGTATTTAACCTCTCCAATAGGTTTTCAAACCCTCAGAATGAACATGGGTATGGCCGGACATTTTCAATTGACACCAACCGGAAAAGAGTCAAAGCACGCGCATCTTAAGTTTTATTCAGAATGTGGGCAGACCCTAAGTTTTGTAGATGTAAGAAGATTTGGAAAGTGGAAAGTGGAAAGTGATTGGTCAGCGGATAGAGGACCAGACCCTACACAGGACCTTGAGGGATTTGTTAGAAACATAATGGACAATATTGACAAAAAGGAATTCGATAAACCTGTCCATTTGGTAATGATGAACCAAAAGTACTTCAATGGCATTGGAAACTATTTAAGGGCTGAAATACTTTATAGAGTTCCAAGGGCAAATCCATTCCTTCCGGCTCGAGATGTTCTGCAACAATACCCTGAAATATTAGCACTTTGTCGCGACGTGCCAATGCTTGCTTATACTATGGGAGGTGGAAGTATTAAAGATTGGAAAAACCCTTTTGGAGAGGATTCCGTTCCGGAACATTTCTTTCAATGTTACTCAAATCCAACTATGTCAAATATAGTTGATTCTAATGGCCGAAGATTTTGGTACGACCCAAAATGGGATTTTGATGATAATACTTGGTGCCATTACAGTGGAATGCCAAGTCCTGAAGCGTACACTACAAAATAAATAATTATAATGACTGGAAAAATTGCAATTGTCGGAGCCGCGGCTACCGGAAAGGATTACTTAAGAAAACGAATGATGGACCGTGGAATGGTATATGGAGTTTCATGTACAACCCGTCTACCGAGAGAGGGAGAGGTTAATGGTAAAGATTACTACTATTTGACAACTGAGGAATTTGACTCTAAAATTGAAAGAGGAGAATTTGCAGAATGGCAAGAATTTAATGGTTGGAAATATGGTTTGACCAAAGATGAATTTGAGAGATGTAGCGTAATGATTCTGAACGCTGAGGCTGTTACAATGCTTGAACCTGCTTATAGAAATCGAGTGTTTGTTATATACTTAGACATCCCGGAAGAGATTCGTAGAGAGCGTCTGGGTGAACGTGATGATAAAAATGACTCAATAGACAGAAGAATCAATGCAGATAATGAACAATTTAGAAACTTTTTGGATTTTGATTGTAAAATAACTAACGAAAACTTTTAAGAATATATAAAACCTAAAACAATTACAAATGGCGAAAGCAAAACAAAAATCTACAGCAGAATTAAAAGACCTACGTGCTCAATTAGAAATTGAAGTTAACGAGGCTCAAAAAGACCTAGCAGAAAAGAAATATTCTGTAAATCTTGAAAACATCCAAAACATTAACGCTATCTTAAAGCAAATCGACAGAAATTATGAGTGGAGCATTAAAAATGCTGCCTTTGTAATTAACCTTTACGATGCCCTAGCAGACCAAAAGAAACAATTTCAAATTGCAGACAAGGGAGAATCTACAGTTGAACTTAACGGAGTTCAACTTAACCAATTGTACACTATTATCACGAACATTACCGGAACTGGTATTGAAGGTGCTAAAACATTTACAAGGTTATTAACAAACGTAGGTGCTCAAATCTCAGATGCCCTAAAAGAAATGGCTGAAGCGAACAAAGTAATCCAAGAGAAACATGTTCAATTAGCAGAATTAGACGTTGCAATCGACAAGGCAGAGCAGCCTGAAGTTGCTGTAGAAGAAATTACACAATAAATATGAAATTAGCAAGTAAATCTAAAAAACGTTTAGATTTGCTAGAGGCTATCCAAGACGGCATTACTACTCGTGATGTTTTTGAAACAATTGGCTATAAGAATCAAAGTGAGGCTAAAATAAT